CTTTCCAAACAGGGAAAAACCTTTCCAAACAGGGAAAAACCTTTCCAAACAGGGAAAAGCCTTTCCAAACAAGGAAAAACCTTTCCAAACAAGGAAGACCCTTTCCAAACAGGGAAAAGCCTTTCCAAACAAGGGAAAAGCCTTTCCAAACAAGGAAGACCCTTTCCAAACAAGGAAAACCCTTTCCAAACAAGGGAAAACCTTTCCAAACAAGAAAAAACACCAACAAACAAGGGGAACACCTTTCGAGCAAGGAAAACGCCTTTCAAGCAAGGGGTATCTTCCAATCAAATGTAAAAGTTTACAAGTGGTAGGAGTTTCCCGTCAAGGCAAGGCAGTTGTGAGTGATGGGAGGTATGGTGTTATTGGTAGTGGATATTGTTTATTAGTATGGGGTGATGCGGAGGAAACCAAGGGAAAACGGGGGCGGCGATGGCGTGGGGTCGGCCCCGCTGGTCGTCCGTTCCCTATTCTCCTTTGGCGTTAGTGTAATATTAAAAATCGGATAGTGATATGACGAAAGAAGAAGCAAGAAACGTATTTGGCGGTAGTATAGTAAATAATCTGCTGTCGCTAGGGGCTGAGCCTACAAACGTGGTAAGGCAAGACGGGTTGATAGAATGGAAAAGTGATGGATATATAGAGGTAGGAGGCGTACAGGTATGGGCTTACTATTACTTTGAGGATGGAGAGGATGTTGATAGATGTGATTGGGCGGATCATATGGAGATAGAGGTAGAGGAATGTTGGATTTAAAATCGGTTGATATGAGATTCATGTATTTAACGGAGCTTAGAGAAAAGGATATATACGTAGGCGACAAGAAGTGCGAAAGAGTAAAAATATATGTAGGCAGACCGTTGAGGGATACGCCTAAAACCTATAAACAAATAGGCGGATTTGTAGCAAAAGAACTATCCAACGCTTATAACAGCGGTTGTGTTTCCATCTATGAAGCAAAGGATAAAACGCTCAGATATTCGGTTTATCGAGACGGTTGTTTTTATCCTTATTATGGGAAATTAGAGGTGGTAGAATAACACCAATGGGAACGGACGGCGGTGTCACGGCGTGGTAGGTCACGGGTGTCGGCTGCCGTTTTTTTCTTTGGCGTGGTAATATAAAACACTAATAACATGGACGAGATTATGAAATTACAAGATGAAGCGCTGCTTTATCTACGGGATAATATTACGAGAGAAGAGGCGTATTATATCCTTACGAAAGAGAATGAAATGACGGAGGTTTTAATAGCTAAGAAGAAGGATGGAAGTAAACGTATCAAGATTCTTGATATGGAATATACTATCGAGAGGGACGATATGTTGCTGTTGTTCGATACTGATGGGATAATAGACGAATGTCTTTTAACATCCAGCCACATAGGGATAAACATGTATTTCCGTCGGCAAGATGTTCGGGATATACTATCCAAGAAATTGGAGGTCATGGAATACCGGTATATAAAGATCCAGGTCGATAATATACCGGTAGTAGAGAAACGTCGTGTTATTCTGGATCTAACCGGGCATAGGGTGGATCGTAATGACCGTGATAAGATAGATTTTATGTTTGTTTATTATATGGCAAGATTATGCGTGTAAGAAGAACTGTAAAAGAGAAGGATGTTGTAAAGATATTGGTATTTGGGTGTGATAGGAAGCTTATTAAATCATCAATGGATTCTGGGTTTAGAAGCATGTCGGCGGTATTATCTTACGCCAATTGCATGGCGGGGAATAAACCTGTGAATCATATTCGGGTATCGAATGAGAGTCGTGGATGGTGTGGCTCATATACCTTATATGGGAAGGAAATAGATTAGTCGGATAGCGAACAACAAAGGAGGTGCGTATGAATAATGTTATAACAAACGCCAATGGCGTGAAAGTAAAAGTAAGGGTGTATGATTTGGGTGATAAAACGGCTGATAGATATACTATCGTGTGTGTAAGCGGTAAGAGTAATGATCATAATAATGTCCCGTATTACCCGATATTTAGTTGTAGCTCGAGCCCGTTCCATCCTCAAGGAATAGCGATGTATGTAGGGGATTATTATCCGTGGAAGAGAAAGACATACGATTTCGGTAAAAGAGTTAAGGATCTAGCATCCTTACCAGAAGAGGTGATTAAGTACATAAAAATAATAACAACATGAACGAAATAGTTTACAACAATTACGATTTAGTGGCTTTTGAACAAGATGGAGAAGTGGTAGTGGCCGTAACATTTTACAGATATTACAAGAAGAAAGCTAAGGGCGAGGTTAATTATAGATGGAGAACCAGATGCCCGGAGTTGGTGGATAAGATTGTAAGACACCGTACCAAGGTGTTTACCGGCCAGCTTATTCAGTTAGCGAAGGCGTATGGGGAGAAAAGGGTTATTAAATATCAAAAGAAGGAGGAAGAGGTATGTCAAGATACGATAGAGACGCTATAGAAATATATATACTAGATCATATAGATACTGATAATTACAAAAAGCAGTTTAGATATGATAGGGAGTATCTGGCTTTTATGCTTAACGTGTTTAAGGATGAGTATAAAGAGCATATCAAAAGGGATGGGATTAAGAAAGCTTTCGAGGACTACATAATGAGCGTTCCGTCTATATTCAGGATTCATATAGCGGATTGCGATATCAGGTATTTATTACGTTCATAGGAAGTGGAGTTCGATGATGATGATGAGATATACATCTTGTACAAAAAGATCATAAGGGAGGTCTTCTTCAAGATGTGTAATGATATGAACATTAGATTTTAGTTTGTTAATATTGTGACCATGACCTTGGCGGGGTGGAAGGATATATCATAATCGTACGTGTGCGGATATGATCCGGGGTCAGTTCCCGGCACCTTGGCATAACTTAAATGTAAGTAGTATGGAAGATAATATTTTAAAAAGAGCGGCAGCGGAATTAAAAGAAGCCGGTTGCAGGGTTTTCGCATGGCATGATGATACTTATAATAGAGGTTGGAGTAAGGGTGATTATATAATGTTGTATTACGCCTTCCCTGATTCACCCAACATCGGGTATCTGAGTCATGGAGAATATGGAATGAGTGTAGCATATAGTAGAGCCTATATACCGAGCCGTGGAAGTGGATCGGGATGTGGTATCAAGGAGAAAGCTACGTTCGACCTTGCGACGGCACTGGACGTGCTAAACGAGCCATTACCTAGGTGGTGCAAGTCTTATGGGGTTTATCCAGAACAATATAAGGATATTGATAGATGGTACAATAGCGATAATTATAACAAAAAAATATTTAAGGAAATTTGATATGGAAGTAAAAGATTGGGAAAATTTGGTTTTGAATACAGAAGTAGGATCACATTGTTTTGTTACGCTGATTGATGATAAGGACATCAGTAGAGGTTATGCGCAAATCAGACGTGCGGAGCATTTCGGGTATAACATCTGTTTTACAAGGTTATACGGGAATAAGTTCTATTTCGAAAAGATAGAGGAAGGACGTACGCAACAATATATCAATAGGAGGAAATAAAATGGTAATAGAGTTTGATTTCGAGATATACAAAAACGGAGATTACGATAAGGTATATCTACGTAACGGAAAAGAGGCAAGAGTATTATGTGATAATGGGAAGGGTAATAGTCCTATGGTCGTGATGATTGAGGATGATAAAGCGGATGATTATATTATTCTTCGTTATAACGAAACTGGCAGGAGGAATATCAATGGTCAATCGGGTCTCGATCTTATGTTATCGGTAAAAGAACGGGAACCAGAATTATGGGTTGTCGTTATATCTTACATGGATAATAAAGATAAGAGACAAAAGATGGTCTTACCTAATTTTTTCTCAAGGAATATAAGAGGAAATATATATCTTCAAGGAAGCTCTAAATCGAATGTATCATATTATGTTGGTAGGTTAGAAGAAGATGGGTGCTTCGATGAGCTGTGCGAGAAGATAAGGGTAAAAAGAGATCGTATTTATAACATGGAAATAATATCACTATCAGATGACAAGGCGACAGTTTAATCAGTTGATAAATGATCTGGACGGTAAAAACCCGTTTATCGTGTTGCATAGGGATGCCGTTGCGCCTAAATACGTAGGCGTGGAGGTCTCGAAAGAAGGCGTGGTATACAACTACTCGGTTATAAGCATAAACGACGAGTATAAGCCTAAAAAGGCTCTTATTTCGAAGATATTGGGTATAGCTGATAATCTTAATAACGATAAAGACTTAAAAAAGGACTGATTGAATGTATTTATGGCATGCGGCATCATATACGATATAATGCCGTGAATAACGTTGTATGAAGGATATGTATGGCAATATGATAGATAACGTATTTGTGTCTTGACATCATAATATTATGCCATTATATCCTCTTTTTGTATAAAAAGATAACAAATAATATAAATATCTTGAATATGGATGAGATTAGTATAGGTGATAAAATCATGTTTCATGTTACTGGAAATCATAATATGGGATATACCAAAGGGAAGAAGTATGTCGGGACGGTATTAAGCCGGGATAGTCGATCACGCCTTCATGTGAGGGCGGAAGGCATGCCTAGAGCTTGTATTGATGAGCGGGATGTGGATAAGATTATTGATACGGGTGATGATTTTGATATGGATGAGGCGATCCCAAATCCTGTGACAAGGGAGTTGTATAAGTTGATGAGCAGGTATATTTATACGTTCGGAAAGTCTCATGAAAATATAAACGGATATATCGTGTATGAGTGTATAATGATGGGTAGGGATTTAAGACACAATGTTATGTGCCTGTTACATGGTCGTGGATTTGAGATACGGCATATTGATAGTTATTCTTGGTGGATGACCGATGAGAGGTTAATGTCCGAGGTAACATACACGGAGGGGGATATTCATATAATTGTTCATGAGTGTATGGAAGATTATGTGGATAATGTGAGATTTGGAGAGGAATTTTATAAAAACAAGGAAGTATGATAAAATACTTACTCGTAACGATGATGATAATGTTGACACCGCCAAAAGGGAGCGGTGGCTTGCCCCACGCCCCAAGGTCTGCCGTGGTAGAGGCAAGGGTATGGGATAAGCTGGCGGCCGCCCTGTCTTTCGTGGAGTCAAGGGATGACGATCGAGCGTATAACGCCTCATCCGGGGCTTTAGGGAGGTGGCAAATGAAAAGGATATATGTTGATGAGGTTAATAGGATATTACGCCTTAAACGGAAGAAAAAGCGGTATAGATACGATGATAGGACAAATCCTGTCAAGGCTAGGGAAATGTTCGAGATATATCAATCTCATCATAATCCTAAAAAGGATATAGATCGGGCTATAAAGTTGCATAGGGGATTGCATTCTCCTATGTATGTTAAAGAGGTTAAACGTAAATTAAGGGAATAATATGAATCGTGAGGTATTAATAAGTATCATTAATAGAGGTAGAATAAGGTTTATCCCAGTAAGAAGATGTTCCTTATGCGATGAATATGTAGGATATAAATTCGTTAGGATGTGTGATGGAAGTATGATACTGGTATTTTCTAGTGGATGTAGGTGTTGTGGCATAAATAATGGGACGCTATCAGAAAGGACTTGGGATGAGGTGCTTGATCTTGTCAAAACGGTACAAAATAAGCCTATGAATGAGAGAACGGAGGAAGATGAATTTATATTAAATAGTTTAATATAAGGAGGTATTGTATATGAAATGGGTGATAATAAAAGGCGTAAGGTATCCTATGTCCGTGGTGTCGGCATTCGCCGCATATTACGGGAACAATCCGTTTCTGAAGATACGGATAAGGAGCAAATATCACATAATTTCTTTTGATAATTTCGATTGTTTGAATATCCAGATAAGGTATTTGACTAACAACTATCCTGACTTCGTGCAGATAGGAAATTGGTATATATCCAAGAAGCAGGTGATGTCGTGGGGGCCCAAGGGGCAGGCCGTGGACGGATCGGGCTGGGTTATATCCTTCCACCTATCTTTCGGCTTGGAGAGCGGAACTCAAATTAAGTTCGATAGGGAAGAGGAGTACCAAAGGGCTTTAGATAGCTTAAATGAGAGGTTTAATGTAATATTATGATATGGTAAAAACAAGGATATTGATGGGATTGGCGGCTATGATGGCGAACATAATGTCGCAAGACAAGATATTTGCAGGGGACAAACAACGGTCCGGGATGGCATTCAATCCGGATTATAAACCAGCGGGAGATCGGAAGGAGTTGAGGAAGTTCCGGATCAAAGGAGAGGAGGTGGAGGCGTACTCAAAGAAAGACGCTATCAAAAGGTTGAAACATAAACATAAAAAGTAATATTATGAAAAGTGATAATGATATGAAAAGGAAGTTAGTTATTAATAGCGCAAAAGATGCTGAAATAATATCAGTAAGGTTAAGTCCAGATAAAACACCCATTGCTTATGAAAATAAAGTTAGATGTTTAATGTTGTCAGGATTAAGCCGGGAAGAAGCGGAGAAAGTAGCGTTAGAGCCAATGTATCTTGAGCTATATTATGAGATAGGCGCAGGGCTGATGGTCGTTGACCCAGCGGAGGTGGAGTCAGGGACAATCCGGAGTCCTTATACAGGGGAGTTGTATCATGAAAATTCTTATACTTAGAGGAGTATTGAGATTGATGGTGATCAAGGCAAATGATGTTGTTTAATTTAAAAAAAATAAATTGTTATGAAAATAAAAGAGCATTTATCAGTTTATCTAGAGAGTGGATATCTTTTTGACGATATGTCAGGGAAATTAAAGTGGTTTGAGATTGATAAGATCTTGATCAGTTTTACATATGGAGTAGTTAGATATGTAGGAACATGGGGAGGATGTAGGACTGAGAAGACATTAGATGGGAAATTATTTTATTCGTCCGAAGAATGTTTTAAAAAGGGTAAGAGCATCCCTAAGACAAGATTATCAATATATGATGTTTTTGAGTCATTATATGGGTTCGTTCTAATAGGTGATGTGTGGAAATACGAAAACGGAAGAGCTATCAAGTGTAAGTTGGAATGTTTTGATGTTGAAATAGATAATAAAGGAAAAATTTATTGTAAGGAAACATATTACAGAACATGTGAAGATGTGTATAAATTCAATGACTTAACTGTAGTTGACAAGAATGGAGACATAAGATTAGTGAAATCATCAAAAAGTAGATTAATGCTTAGTGATGATCAATTAGATGTCGTGGAGAGAATGAAAGGCATCATTGACGACATGGTTAGGTTAAAGATGATTATGTATATTGATCAAGACTATAATCTTTGTTTTCTGCCTGGAGATAAAATAGAAGATTTGACAATGGATGAAACAGATGGATTTGTGGATACCACCGGTATAGTGACATCTATAAAATCTAAGGATGTGGTGGAGTTTTATGTAGAAAACCCATTCGTAAAGATAAAGGATGAGTAATATCTGAATCTGGGTTGTGGTGGTTCGTGAGAATAGCCACAATCATATCTCTAAACGTGAACATAAGGAGGTACGTATGTCATTCGATTGACGTTAGGGATCTAGTTATATTAAAAGAGGAGGAATTATGAAAGAGATTGTATTAAAACTGTATGAGTTTGATGAGCTGTCAAAAGACTCACAAGAAAGGATCATAGAGCGTGAGCGTTGGAATGTAATGGAGCAATGTATGGATGCTTATGACATAGACTATAAAAAGTCAATGGAAGCCTTTGAAGATCTGACAGATACTAAGGTTTATGGTTGGGAAGTTGGATACGAGAGATATGATTTTAGTTATGAGTTTAAATACAAAGATCCTATTTATGAACATCCTACAGATTATCATCGTGATATATTCCCTGATAATCTATGCGGCAAATTACTGTTCAGATATATCAACAACAATATTATGCCATATATTATCAAGGGCAAGTATTTCTCCACGTCAGGTAAATATATTGATGGGAAATACAAATACAGGCACAAGTATAGTAGGGTGATGTTTGACTATGGAGATAATTGCCCATTGACAGGGATGTGTTATGATTATTATCTCCTGAAACCTATAATTGATTATTACAATGTATGGTGTACTTATCCGGAGGATTTTTCTTTAGAGGATCTGATGAGGCAATGTTATGATAACTTCTTCAAGTCATGGCATGAGGAGTATGAGTATTGGGCTGATAATGAAGATGCGATACGTGAGGAGCTTCATCATAATCAGTACGAAAATCAACTTTATTATGAGAATGGGGATGTGTATGTTGGACAATTAAATGAAATAGCATGAAAACACAAGAAGAATATGCCCGTGAGATTGACGAGATTGTTCGTCGTGATGTAGAGAGTTGCCAGATTGACTGGTTTAAGATTGATAAGGAAATATTCATGCTTCCGGAAAACAAGAACAAGACATTTATTCTCGGAACACGAAAGACAGGATGTGATTTGTTGATACTGGGAGGCACTAATTGTGATGAAAGTTATTTGGATGGGGTTTTTGGGTGTCTTGGTAATGAGAAATTCTATGTTTGCCAGCCAATATCTCTTTATGAGACAACACGAAATATCCAGGAAAGACCTGCCTTGTACGCTTTTAAAATAGCGACCGAGTATTTCAGGGCGCATGGAATGGTTCCCGTATTTGAAAATTCACATTGTAAATTGATGAGATTATGAATATAGAGATAATAAGATATAGGCTTCCAGTTTATTGGGCTTGCCCGTTAATCGATGATGATTACGCTGGATTAACGGATAAAGAATGTGAGGAAATCAAACACTTCTTGGAAGCAGCAGAAGGTTATCCGGTAGATGCAGATTGGGAAACACAAGGATTCTACAGTTATAATGACGCAGGAACACTCCCCGGAGAATGTGCGGATTTTATTTTTCACAAGTATAATGATTAAACTAAAATGATATGGAAACTGCAAACAAACTAATTTATAAGCAAACAAATTATTTTAAAGAAGACGGAGAGAAATATAGAATAATAGTCACTATATCTTTAGATGATGATTGTCATAACAATATATGTGACTGGGGCATAACGGCTGATATCAGACGAAAAAACAAATATGGACGATATGAGGAGTATATGGGAGGTTGCTGTCACGGTGAAATTGCGAAGTATGTTCCAGAATTGGCAAAATTCATACCATTACATTGCTGTAACCATTATGGTGCTCCTATGTATCCGGTGGAAAATGGTACGTATTACATAAAGAATAGCGATAAGTCTTCAGCTATTGAATATTTACGTATATCAGACAAGGAATATTCCAAATTATCTGAAGCGGTAGACGATAAGATGTATTTCAAGTATCTGCTTTTCAATCTTGGGATTGTGGATAGATGGAAAAGAGAATCAGACGAGCTTCTTGTTGAACTTGAAGACCTGTGTGGAAAGAAATGGGTTAATCCATATAAGCTGGAAGAAGAAAAGTTTACCCTAATACTAACAGACAAGGAACGATCTTTTATTGAAGAGCGCATTGAAGCTGGGTATTATTCCATAGAAAATATAGAAAAACGCCGGGAAGAGACTCATAACACAAAGATGATGAAAGAGCGTGCCAAGATTTGTGAACTATATGACAAACAAATTAGAAAGGCAGAAGTTGGGAAGAAGATAATACTCTGTGTGTTTGATCATGGATTATCTGTTGATAATGTAATATATTATAATCATACGAACACGTTAGTCTTTAACTGGTGTGATCATATAGAAAAAATCACTAAAGAAAAGTTTGATGATTTCGTAAATAACGTAGATCGTTCCCGACTTCCGGAAGGAATTAAATTTGAGTTAAAGTAATTTTTAGTCTACACATAATCACTATCAGAAAAATGAACAAGATTATAGAAGATTACAAAAAGATAGTTGCCGGCAACAAAGCCGGCAAAAACATCTGCTTTATGTCAAGAGGAGAATACGCTGATCCGAAAATAGCGTACAAAGGTATCCTCATGAATTACTGGGATGTGTATGATTGTATGGATGAGGTAGAAGAACCGACAGATGATGATTGGTTAAACGCAGTAAGTAATTTGTTTGACTCATATACATATGATGTTGAGAATACGGATGTTGATAAATTCAAGATGTCGGATGTAATGAACGTATATCGTATTATTAATCTGTAGTTGTATAACAAAAAAATATTGATATGAACAATTCTATGGTCGCTCACTTATGGGCAAATGAAAAAAAAGAATCCGGAAAAGGTAGTAATCTTTTCTTTGAAGGTAGAAGTATTTATTCTTATGGTTATCATTTTGAGGTTGGAAGAATCGTAAGAAATAAGTGTGGTGAAAAGGCGTATTTGCTTAACGATGAGTATTATTCTTCTTCTACCTGTAAACATCAACGTTGTGTTCGTAGTGCAATACCAACTGGTTCAAAGGTATTTTCTGTTGGATATAATATGTCTGATGATGGTAGCATGGCTTTTATCACCAGTCGATTGGAGCTTATCAAAGAGGTTATCGAGAAATACAAGAAGGTCAGAACAAGCCTGTCTTATAGGGATGTTTGGGGAGTATTTAGAAGTCTAATGGATTATATTGAGTTCTTTAATATGGGTACTCCCGAGAGCCTTCTTAAAAAGAGCGCAAACAACTGGATTGGAACTAAACATGCGTTATCTTATGAATCAGATAAGATTAAAAGTGAATATGTCCATGAGTTAAAGCGTGTGTTTGAGGTATTGCTAAATCATCAAGCGTTAGAAACTTTAGGGACGACCAATGTGATAGTAGATGAGATTTGTGGTGAAGGAACGTGGGCTGGGTATGTGGCCAGATGTCAGAGATGGAAAGATAGTCAGGCGAAAAAAGAGGCTTTAATTTTTGAAAAAAGAAGAAAAGAAAAAGAAGATCGCAAGAAAAAATTTGAAGAACAGATCGAGATGTGGAAGTCTGGCAAGATTCTGGAATTATATCTACATTATTATTTGGAGGATGACCAGCCTAACGTATGGCTTCGCATCAAGAATGGCATAATTGAGACTAGCAAGAATATCAAGATAGGACGAGCTGAGGCTGAGAGACTTTGGAAATTAATAAAGTTCTTCCATAATGGCAATAAATTCCAACACGATATGGTATTGGATACAACCGGTCACAAATGGAAGATCAATAGCTATAAGAATGATATATTGGTTGCTGGATGTCACAGGATCGCATATAGCGAGATGGAGGGTGTTGCGAGACAATTAGGATGGGATTAAACAGATATCAACTAACATTTGAGAGCTATGGCAATCACTATCAGATTTATGGGAGAAACATCCAAGATGTCATGGGTGGCGTTACCGGTGGAGCCGGCGTATATGGGTAGGCGGTCGGGGAAGACAAGGCGCAGCCCTTGCTCGTTGGCTTGGTTGAGTAATAAAATAACATATAAATACGTAAGAAAATATGAGTATTAAAGAAGGAGATATGGTATCTATAAGACAGGATTTTATCAATCGATATAAAAATGTGCAAGAATCCATCATAAAGGCAATGGATAAGGCATTGGAGCGGGCAATAGGGAACAAGGTAATAGATTTCGAGAAGTGTGAAGACAATTATTTGGACGTCTATCCTCTTATTGGGGCGGTCTTACAGAAGGAGGTAAGGAGAGTACTTGGCGAAAATACGAATAAGGATATATACCGGAATATGAAAATAAAGGCGACCAAGTACAGAAATGATTACAGGGTATGGTTAGACTATGCCGGGGATTACAGAAACGAAAATATAGAATAACATGAAATATCAAAATTTTATATGTCCTTATGAGCTTGCGCTAAAGTTGCATGAGTTGGGCGTAAATTCGGAGTCGGAATTTTATTTTGTGAAAGAGATGAAAGGAGGGGAAACCCAGATAGATTCAGTTGTGCAAAATACAATGAGGTATTCATATAGAAAAGAAGGCGACCTCATACCGGCTTATATGAGTCATGAACTTGGAGAGATACTACCAAGTATGATAAATGTCAGTAAATCAAAAATATGGGATGAATGGTTGCAGTTGACACAATATTTCCCGAATAGGGATAGTAGATATTACGAAGCCGCCTATGTTCGTTACAATGCCTACGATTCGCCAACAGAAGTGTATAGCGGATTTGGGGAAACAGAGGCGGAGTCAAGGGCGATGCTTCTCTTTGATTTGTTGGAAAAGAAGATATTGACACCTGATAGTTTGAATTTAAAGGAAGTGGATAGGAGAAAGGAATATGAGAACGAATTTGAATAGTACAAGCATGAGAAACACATGTCCAGAATTTCCGCTTTTCGGTGCGAATTATCCAGACGCAACTTGCATAGATGGCATATTATATGATCTGGATAATGTAGGTGATGATGGTGTTCTAATCAAGCCATTGGAAGAAATTCCATGCCCATTCTGCCGAACAGAGGAGTTTATCAGATACGATCCATTCAATAAAGAGTATAGCATGGATAGTGAAGAGGATATAAAAGATTGGTATATGAGCTATATTAATGAAATGAGAAATAAGTATGGGGGAAAATAAGAAGAAACAAACACCATGCCGGAACTTGAAAGATTGGCATACGAACAAATGAAGGAGGTAAACGATGGAGACAGTAAGATTATCAGATTACTCTTCTTATGATAAAAACAAGGGAGGAATACAAAAATTGCGTCACAAATTCAGGAATCAAATACTTGAATATTGGGGAGAAGATACCGGAATCCTAATAGGAACAACCATGGTATATGAAAGACATTTGTGGAACGAGGAAGTTAAAGTAATATGATTATGGATGATAATAAGATAATGGAAGCGGCTAAGTTAATAGCCAACTCATCAGCGGCCTTGATCGAGGCTATGGGGATGATGAGCGAAAATATCGAGAGAGCTAATAGGGGCGAGTCTTTGGCGTATACCGAGGAGGCCTTTAATAAAGTGGTTATGAATAATGGAATAGATTATAATAGTGTTATGAGTAGAAGTTGGATATGAGAAATGGAGGAGGACTATGGGTAAAGAAGTTAAGATAGATGTAGGATATAAAGATGTGCTAGAAAAATCATTATCAGCCATCCAATATCTAAGAATACATGGATTCTCGACGTACATGGAATCGGAGGGAATTGTTAATAGGATAATGATGTTTAAGGATAAGAATGAGATGAGGGATCGAAGGATTAAATCAATTCTATAGTGGTTGATCATAATGGTAGAGAGATATAAGTACAAGTGTATTGATGCTTATGAGGAGCCGGAGAATCCAATGGAATGGTTGCCGTGTCCACGATGCGGCCTCCGGCCTTTGGTCTGGGAGTTCGATAACGGGAGGGTTACGGCGTGGGGCTGTTGTTTGTTATCGAGTGGTGGGCAGTCCAGAGCCTCAAATACGGTAACATCCAATAGTCTCCACGCTTCTTTTATTTAGAAACCACCGAACGAAGGGGACAGGGAGGGCAAAAACAAACACACAATGAAAAAAGCATTCTTATTTATCAGTACGGCATTCTTGTTATCAAGTTGCGCAGCGGTAAAGTCTCTGGTAACAGGTTATGTCTATCAAGAGACTCAATCACCTTATAATATATAAAGGGGATCTAAGCAAAAGAAGATTGAAAGATAAGAAATTGTTTTGAGAAAGGTAAACAATCTCAAAACAATAAATAAGGTTTAGAAAGGTTCATAGAATGTAGTAAGATCAAAAATGTGAACTTCTTCAAGATCAAAAAAAGAAAAGATTTAATAACATTTAAAAATATAGAAATCAAATGAGTTTAAAAAGAAGTATGCTCAAAACATTAGCAATGTTAGCTATGGAAAGTACGATGACTGCCGATAAAAATATTTATTCTAATCAGAGATTGTCAAATGAAGGGATGAGATTCAATCCTGATTATCGACGTCCATCGACTTCTAGAGAGTTGAAAGAATTCACGATTAAAGGACAAAAGATCTGTGCATACTCAAGAAAAGATGCAATCAAAAGACTTAAAGCAAGAGGGGAATTATGAAACAGACAGTAGAAGTAGCGATTGAATACGCAGGATCGGTTATTAGTTCGTTTGGAACAAATGGAGTACCGAACGGCATTTCTGCCATTAAAGAGATGATTGCTTCTGGTTTTAAATCCGGTGCCGAATGGCGGTCAAAGCAATCACCGTGGATAAAAGTAAGCGATGGGCTACCGGATGTAGATGATTATTATCTTGTCACTGATGGAGAAAGTATTTCCATGGCTTACTTCTTTAAAGGCTGGGGCAAATTTGCCAAGTATCATAAATATCCGCATCCATTTTACGATGACGGGGTAGTTAAATTATATATGCCAATACCTCCGATCTCTTTAGCACTTGAAGGAGATAGAGGGATATTAAACATAGGTGAATTTAAGAGAAAGGAGATTGATTATGAGCAGAAGTAAGGAATATAAAGCGATAAAGAATTATATCCATAATGAGCTTGGGCTTACGAAGGAAGATATAATCAATGCAATTAGATCTGATATAAGAAAATATGTTGAGGAGTGTATATGTAATACTTACGGGAATGATAATAATATAGAGCAGATGATTAAGCTTATGGTAGATAATGAGCTTAAAAATAAAGATTTTAATGTCATTCCAAGAATGGTAGAGAAAGTATTAAAAGATAAGATGTTAAACGATATAGAGATTATTATAAGAAACAAGAATATAAATGATTGAGGATATGAAAGATGAGGATATTTTAGATAAGGCAAGAATGGAGGGCATGAATCAAGGGATATGGCTGGCGGTTCAGGAGCTAGCCCACGACGGGCGATGGACGCAAGCCGCGGAGGAGCTGATATCTTCTTGTGGATTGACCGAGGATGAATGTAGGAAGCTGCAAGAAGAAAGCGAATCATTCAATGATGAGATGATTAAGTTTATTGACAATATGTTTGGACGTGAGAATATGATAAGTGAAGGCAGTACTATAAGTGAAAACGATACTATATGTATAAATATTAAGTATCATAAAATAGGGGAAGTCTTTAACTATAAAGTTGGTATGTCTGAAATGACATTAAGAGTAGATAAGTGTGATAGATGTTCGGGATGCGCTTTTGAAAATTATATATATGATTGCGTAAAATCAGGTTGCTTGGGATGCGAAAGGGAAGATGGGGAGAGTGTTAGATATACAATAGTTAATACATAATTTACAAAGCATCATGAATGGAGAGAATATAATACCTAAGATAACAGACAAACGTGGGATGTTATGGAAACAGCCCCATAGGAGATACATAGAAATTGATGAGGAATACGCTTTAATGACCAAACAAACCTTTGAGGGTCTTAGAGAATATTCAGTAACGATCCCATCGGGGGAATATGAAGGGAAGATGTGGAAGGCCAATAGAGGAGGTATATGGTATCTATATTGGTATGATCATGACGATAATCCATCAATGATCAAAATAGAGCGAAGAGAAATATTGTTACTTAATTAATACAAAATAATATGGGAGATAGAGTGCAAGAAGCCAAAGAAGAAGGCATAAGACAAGGAATATGGCTATGCATACAAAAATTGGTGGAACTGGAAAGGTTTGATATGGCAAAATATTTTATGATATCCTTTGGATTTAATAAAAATGAGTGCGAGGGGTTATTAGATAAAAATGGTCTAAACGATAAAATGGATGTATTTATCAACCGATTATTTAACGAAAATAATCATATAAGGTATTTGAAGGATATAGGATATCATAAGATAGGTAGTATATTTAAATATAATACCGGCATGGAGAAAATAGAATTGGAGGTAATAGAGATTGATGATAGCAGTTGTGATGGATGTGTATTTAATAACAGGGGTTATTACTGCATGTATTCTTGTTGTTGCAATATAGATAGGGAAGACAATACAGATGTCATATACAAAGAAGTAAAAAGATCATGAGTTTAATAGATAAATTAGAGGATTTGGTGGCTAAGGTAGACACCGAATACCAAGAGAAGATGGAGGCAGTGATCCGGGAGATAGTCCCGGGGATGCCGGAAGGGAATGTACGTCATGCCGCCGAGCTGATGTGCACGGACAGGATGGGGAATATGATGGACATAGATGTTTATATATTAAGGGAAGAAGATAGGCCTTATGAATGCCATTATCTAAAGGATCTATTGGAAGATAGGGTAGCTAGAATAGATAAGATGCATGAGGATAAAAGTTACACATACAATATAGATGATAATTATTGGTGCGCTACATGTGGTTCCCATTCTCATAAAAAGGATTCCGAGACAGGGTATTGCTGGCATTGCGATACGGTTAATTGGGTTAAAGAAGATGGAGCAGATGTTAGGGTATAATTACCAAAGAATAAATATGAATGATAGGAGAAAGGATAGTATTAACTATTAATAATGTTTATTTAATTTAATTCAAAAACAAAATGTCTACTTTTGTAGACACATAAAATTACATATATGAAAAAGAGTGAGTTTGTAAAGGCATTGGAGAAGATCATCGATATGGTTAAGACCGAAGATGATGGTTTCGAGTATGGTGGTAAAGTCATCTTCTATAAAGAAGATGATGATAACTATGAAATCTCGGTAAAGAACATTGAGATGGATCTGACGGTAGAGGCCAACATTATGGCTAGTATGAATGATAGGACTTTCGCCTGCCTTATGAGTGAGGTCTATAAACAAAAGTTTACAAAGGCTATAACGATGTCGGAGGATGAGGATGATGAAGACAATTGATAAGATGACCGATCAGGAGATATATGATCTTACTGACGAGCAGATAGATAGATTGATCATAACAAGATGCGCTAAGGAGGGTGTTAGGTTTGTGGACGAACCTCCAGTTATGAAGGCATACGACTATAAACCTATTTCTCCATCTAATTTCTTCTACCTTTTAGAAGGATTGAGCATAGCTGTTTTTAATCAGGATGATGCTATTAAAATAGCTAAGTTCTTAAGTAAGTTTGATTTATACAAGACTACATACGATTTCACTATATCCAATGAGAAGATATATAATAAGTTGGATATAATCAATATCAAACATATTCCAATGTTTGATACAAAAGATGAGGAGTCCTACAAATCTATAAAGGACAAGAATAATAAGATTGAGAAGGAGTATAAAGATCAGGTAGATAAATACAAGAAGGATATAAAAAGAATGAGTGAAATCCATGCCGAGATCTGGTCGAAGGTAATCGATGTAAGAAATAAGATTGATCATATGAATCATCTTAGATTCCTTTTTGTAAAGGAATATCTTCCGTTGGTGGATCATGATACGAATACGGCTATGACGTTTTTTAAGAAAGCTTATGACGTGGATGATGATACGGAAAGATATATTCGTGAAGGGATAAAGGATTACCCATTGTTTAACAACAACATAGATTAATAAGATGCACAATTGGTTTAAATGTACGGCTTCTTATGAGACCGATGCCGAGAACGGCATGAAGAAGAAGGTAAAGGAAGAGTATTTAGTGGATGCCCTTTCTTATACAGAGTGTGAGGCTAGAATTATAGAGGAGATGAGACCGTTTATCTCTGGTGAGTTTAGCGTTGATATCAAACGATTCCGGATAGCGGAATTATTTGCCATGGATGGAGACCGGTTCTATAAGGTCACGGCTGATTATATTACGATAGACGAGAAATCGGGCAATGAGAAACGCAAGGCGTTTAACTACATCGTTCGGGCCAATGACCTTGATCATGCCAAAAAGAATTTCGAGGAAGGCATGAAAGGAACCATATCAGATTTCGTTGTCACTTGTATCAAGGAAGAGAAGAAACTGATGGACTTCTACGAGTTTGATGGTAAGATCAGGGATCCGGAGAAACATGAGAATAGTAAGCAATAAAGCTAGCTATGAGACCACATCATCCATAGCCGAGAAGTTGATGGAGATAAGTAAGATGGAGGGTACGATTTATCGTATCCTCACATTATCTAATAAGACTTATCTGGCTTCTAAGTTAGGGTATAGTAGGTCCGGGTTCTATAAAAAAATACAGAACAGGAATTTTAATATCCGGGAGCTGGCTCAGATATTCGATACGATCATCAACTTCAAGGATCAAGATTGGACGGAGGGTAAGATCGATAGGCTTAAGAGGTATAGGGCTATGAGCCTTATGGAGTTCAATAAAAGTTATAAAAAGAAAAATGCATGAGAGGTAGGATGTTGCCGTGTGAGAGATGTGGGAGGATGGTAACTATAAGGAGTAAGGGGCTGTGTCCCGCATGCAGAGCCAAGGAACTACCGCCAAAGGAAAGGACGGCGATACGGGTGAAGGCCAAGCCGAAGGGGAAGAGCCTAGCCGTTTTCTTTGGCGCCCATGTGGCTAGGTTGAGTATGACAAGGAGATCTGCTACCGGCGCATACATACCATGCCCGGGGGTAAGCAACATATGCCACTTATACCCTAAACGGAAATATAAATCAGTTGCTGAGGATAATGATAACATTATCTACTTGACGGCTGATGAGCATACAAGATTCGATTATCTATTAGATACGATGGATTTCGGCCGGCTCTTGGACGAGTTTGGCAACGTTTGGCTGTTGGCAGCCAGAAGGATGAGGGATCTCGTACCTAAAGTCGAGGAGGATGGTAAATTAAAAACCAGATTATTATTATGGATAGAAGAAAACAAAGATTACTTCTAGCTCTCGGATACGAGGCTATAAGTGACACGATATATAATAACGGAACGATTATGGAAGTCATAAGCGATCAGGAATCGTTTGATGACATGAGAATCCGTTTATCTAAAAGGCATCATATGGTCATCACGAATGATGGAGTGGTAATAAAGGCGAGTTTTGATAAAGAAATGAATGAGCATACGCCATCATATTACTGGCGATCATCACTTCCAATATTAAGGGCATATCATACAGATCCTAAATTTACCGCATTCTTTGGCATATTAGACGTTTTATCAACGGTTCCGAAGGAAGATATCTATGAGGAAGAAAAACCTGTTGACGAGCCTAAGAAAGAACCTGAGGAGGAGATAGAAATTGAGTATGATCTGGAGACTGAGCAACAGTATTATGCCGCTGAGTGGATCAAGGATATCCCGACACCAGTCTTATACAGAATGACCGTGGCTGGCAAGCGTGTTTATTATGAAATGGGAACTGATGGATACCCTATCATATATGATGGGGCTACCAATAATATTGCGAATGGGTATTGTGATACTTCCGGGGCATTAGAAAAATGGAAAAATGAGATGAGACTCAAGGGTAAGGACCCTGATGAGTACGCTAACTATAGGGCTGACTTAGGTACTATCATGCATTATCTATTTGGGTTGTATCTGACCGGGGTTAACATAAAGCTGATCCCGACATGGATCAGGAAGGTGGTCAAGGAAGCCAAGCTAAGAATAGACAAGTATAGGATGGAGCGGATATTAGTGGATAATATGGATGAGTTGATAGAAGACCTAATATCATTCGCTATATTCTGTAAAGAAAGACATGTAAAACCTGTGTTGATTGAGAAGATGTTGAGGTCAAGGAGATTGAAAGTGGCTTCCTCTGTGGATGCCGTGGTGGAGATGGATAGCGAGCCGGAGATGGTGGAGATAGAGGTCGAGACAGGAGAGCTCTATAAGACTGGAGCCAAGAAAGGTCAACCTAAGACAGAGAAAAAGAAGATAAAGAGATGCAGGAGGATATTCGCTATATTGGACTTCAAATCAAACAGGAAAGGCAATTTCTATGACGAGTACGCTTTCCAGCTTGAGCTATATAGAAGAATGATACTGGAGAACTACGGAAAGATATTGGAGATAGAGGAGATATATAACTTCGCTCCGGGTGATCCTACCGCCAAGACAAGCCAATATAAACTGAAGAGACAAACTGATAATCCTATACTTAACATGGCTACAGTCGTATATCTCCAAGGTAAGTATAAGTTCGAGAAAACCAATTATACGGTTACATCAAGAATAGGTTCTTTGGATATAGAAAGCGATTTTGAATTGAATGGCTTGATAAGAAAAGAGTCATTGAGGGATTATATATATAGGGTGATGAGTGAGAGGAAGGCGTGATGGAGTTCAGGGAGTTTAATAAGAGCGTTCATAGGTATGAATTGGATCATAGTAAGCCAAGAAAGAAGCTGACGTGCCCGCAATGCGGCAGGGATAGATGCTTTACGCCGTACGTAGATGTAACCACCGGACAGATAGTAGGGGAGCAGTTTGGGGTATGTGATCATAAAAATAAATGTGGTTATTTTAAATGCCCAACAGGCAATGAGCTTGGGAGCAATGATCTTTTTACCGATTCAAACAAAGTATTAAGGAGGTATAGGCCTCCCGTGGATCCGGATATAGCCAACTGTATCCCAATAAACAAGATGTTTGAGACGCTTAATCCTTTCGAGACATCTGATCTTCAGGATTATCTATCCAATATATTCGGATCGTATCATACCAATAGGGCATTTAGCTTGTATAAGGTGGGGATGATGAGATTCGGGGACTGGGGTAAGTGCTGTGTGTTCTGGCAACTGGATAAGAATTGGGTGGTGCGGACCGGGAAGATAATGGACTACGGGCCTGACGGGAAGAGGGTAAAGGTTCCCATGGATCACGTATGTTGGGTGCATATACTGGACGGTCAGGATTACCTGCTTAGGCAATGCCTGTTCGGGGAGTTCCTTATCAACTTCTATCCCAATGACGCTCCGGTGTATATAGTAGAGTCAGAGAAGACGGCTGTTATCTGCAACATCGTGTACCCTAGTAGGTTGTTCATGGCATGTGGCGGTATCCATATGTTGAAGAGGGAGATGGTAGAGACATTGGGTAGGAGGCGGATAGTCCTGTACCCGGATAAGGGCGACGCTTTCAACGAATGGAGAAAGAAGGTAGACAAGGATATGAGGGGGATGAATATAGAGATAAGTGATTTTCTAGAATCAAAACCCAATATAGATGAGGGGATGGATATAGCGGATTATTTTATAATTAAACAAATTTACAATAATGGCAAAGGTAGTTGATAATTACAAGGGATTCAAGGTGCTTGAAATAACAAGACAGGAGATGATGGATAAGCTTACCAGATATGGGTGCTTAGGTATTTGCGATATGTGTAACAGACCTACATCCGTAGGTTATTACGTGGCGGTGATCAATCAATGGATGTGCAAGGACTGTTACAATGATTTCATCAAGTCAATTGACAGGTATGAGAAGGATATGAAAATAGAAAACAGGAATTTTAATAGATTCTGCAATCTATTTAATGTTAAGATGGAGGAGACGGTATGAAAGAATTGTCTTTAGCCCAGAAAGCTATGTTAAACGGGTCCATATGCCCATACTGCAAGAACCCTTCCACTATGATAAATACGGTAGAGGGGAAGCAAGTAGGGTGCGAGAAGTGTGGGGCTTGGATGAGGTCTGATTCGATGGGTAAACCAGTAGGGAGATTGGCGAAACCAGAGCTTCTTAGGGCCATGGATATAACAGCTATTGAGATCGATAGGTTCTTGAAAGAGTCGAGTTATGAAAGGAAAAACTTTTACAAAGAGTTATCCAGTGAGCTAGGAATACCAGAAGAGCATGTGTCTCCGTATAAGATGTCCTTATTATCATTGCTTAATGTTATGAGACATATCAAGGTATATGGGAAGAACCATATACAGATACATGAGGGTACCACGATAGGTAAGGCTTGCTCTAGGCACGGAGCGGTGGCGATCGGGAGTAACGCCTGCCACGGATGCCCGGAGTTTCTGTTTCATGTGGTAGACAATACAACCAATACGGTAGTCTGTGATACAGACATGAGTTATGGAGATTATGTAGGTGAAAACAAATAAATTTGGGCAATAATATCAATAGAATAAAAAATGAAAGTAATTTTTATTCATAAGCCAACAGAATTTTATGTTGGAGGATCGGTGTACAACAAATCTTATTGCAAGGATAAGATGATAGAAAAAGGCATCAGCGAGAACCGGGCAGAGATGCTTAGTGATATAATAGGTCCATACGTATGTGTGTGGGAAATAAAAGATGGGGATGATCCTTACGAGAGCATGAGAAGCAGACTCGGAGATAAAGCCTCATATTTAGATGGAGAGGATATTATCGTAGAGGATTATGATTATGACGAGGAGGACGAGGATGGGGAGATCGACTGAATACTATAGGACACATCCGGAGGCCAGAAGAAAGAAAGCCGAGACGGATAAGAAGATCAACGCCCGCCCTGAGCAGAAAGCCAAGAGACGGGAGTTGGGTCGCAAGAACTACAAGACCGATAAGTTGAAAGGTAAAGCCTATCGGAAGGGAAAGGATTTATGCCATACGGCTAAAGGACTTAGATATAAATCAAGATCAGCTAACAGAGGGTCTAAATCCGATACGGCTGGCGATAGAAACGCAAGAGGATGAGTGAGGATAGGATATGGAGGTCATCCAAGGAGATTATCATGGATGCCTATGAGAGGATAAGAAAGTATCAGTCGGGAGAGCTTCTCCCGGCTCGTACTGGATACGCTTATCTTGACAAGGCGTTGCTGGGCGGGTTCTACCCACAACATGCGGTGGCTATCGGCGCTAGGCCCGGAGTGGGCAAGTCTTATTTGGCTCAGAAGATTATGAGTAATGTAATGAATGTTAATATCAATCCCCAAGCTGATGATTATGTATGGCTCAGATGTGAATTTGAAATGAATCCAGAGGATTTGATGTTACGTTCACTATCAAAAAAAATGGGAAAGGATATACAAGATATTCTCCTTAACGAGATGTCTGATGAAGAGATAAAGGAAATGCAGAAATGTCTTAAGGAGGAAAACTCCAGCAGAATAACATACATCCCTAAACCATCGACAGTAGACGAGCTTCAGAACTTCTTATGGAATAGTTATATGCCAGCGAACAAGGATAAGAAAATGGTGTTTGTATCCATAGATCATACAGCTCTTATACAAGGTACGGGTGACGCTAAGAGGAATATAGATAGTCTGATAACCATGTGTAATATAGCTAAAAGAACTTTTCCCAATATATTCTTTCTTATAATATCACAACTTAACCGTGATATTGAGGGAAGACGGGATCCTAAGGATCATATGCCAAAACAATCTGATTTCTATCAATCAGATACATTGGGGCAGCTATGTACGGCTATGGTAGCGTTGAATATCCCAAAGAGATACGGGTATTCATCATACATGCAATTCCCGCAAGGCTGGTATCCTAATCTGGAACGTTTTAAGAGTGAATCAAGGCGCTCTTTCCGTGTAGATGGACTTATATTCCATCATATAGTAAAAGTCCGTCAAAGATCATTAGAGGAGATTGACGCTATACATGTAGATATCATGAAAGGATATGAGCGATATTATCCTGATGGAGGGGTGGTGCGCCAAGAAAGACCGGGAGGCTCGGATGCCCCTGTAGGTAGCGGCAGGCCGGATACGACAGTCGTTACGCTACCGCCCCCGCCTCCCAGTATCCCATTGGAGCAGCAATACATACCGCCCAGTGATGATTTCAATATAGTACATGACGAAACACCTTATTGACATGAGATTGAGACATAATTACTTGCTTGTAGTGATAAAGGTGCTGGAAATGTTCTTGAAGACCGTATTATCGGTTGAGGATAAGATGGGGATAAAGGAAATTATATCCTCGTTGAAGGAAATGGCTAAATACAGCATCAGATATATCATAAACCGGGAACGGGAAAAGGAGATCATGAGTATCTGTGATGAGGTATCCAATAAAGTACAGGAGTATAAAAGGATAAATGACAACTCAATGATATTGGAATTGGAGAACCTAAAAAGGGAGGTTGTAGCGGTAGAGGATCTTCTTAGCTCCTACAAAGGCGTTCTTGACGCTGAGCTGGTGATAGCCGAGGATGATATCAGGATCATACGGGATAAGATCGCTATAAGCCTGAGAGAAGACGGGACATGCAAGAGTATGACCGACGCCGATAAAAGAGCTAGGGTGGATGTAAGGTACGAGCGGGCTTTAGAGGACTATCGAATCCTTCTAAGATGCGCTAATACGGTTAGGGCTAAGATGTCTGTCATAGGGCATCTAAATCAATCAATAAATCAATCTATATCAGTTGGTAGGGTTGGTATGGCTAATGAATCTTATACGGTAAAACAATATGAGAAAGGGAAAGAGATTATCGAAAGCAGACGGCCTTAGGGTATTGATAGGAGCTTACGATGCTATAGAATATAGACGTGAGTTAACTATGTGTGCAGCTATAACCGAAACGGCTGATATGCTTGGATTAGTGGATAGAAAAAATGTTTTAGCGTATGAACTTATACCTGAGTTGAGGATGTTTAAGCCGATCAATAGTCGTATAGAGGAAATTTGGTTCGATTTTTCCGATAAGTATACAAGGCTATATATATTACGCACGTTGATTAACATATACAACGATACCGATCATCCTGATATAGTAGAGAAAATAGCTAGAAAGATTAGATCAATATTTTAACTCATTAGCTTATGTATATTAATTTTGAACAGATGATGACATCAGGATTAACGATGTCTGATGTTGGATATCTTTTGATGATCCGGCAAAAAGAAGAGATGGCTAACACCATTCCAAAGGAGAAAATAGATAGTTATAAAGCATCTGGTTATATTGAGCTTCAGAAGAATGGGAAGTGGAAGATAACGCCAAGGGGAGGATCGCTGCTGATGCTGATAGAGACACCCGGTCTGACACCGGAGGTCGAGGGGATCCGGGACCGTATCGTTGGGGTATATAACGATATGGGTAAGGATACAGGAGCTATCAAGGAGGTGGAGAAAAGGCTTATCTGGTTTGTGGCTAACACCAACTTCAAGGAAGAACCTATAGTAAGGGCTGTAATATCCCATATAGACCTTAAACGTGAATATACGATGAGGTTGGATAACTTGATATGGAAACCGTCAAATGTCTATAGCGTACATATGAGCTTATCGGAATCAACGTTATTCGATACGATCATAAAGATGTATGGCATGACATCCGATCTGTATCTTAGGGAGAATAAGAATAAGGAGCTGGCATGGTTGTTCGCCGTAAGCCGGCTTCCGGACCCCCCCAAGAGGATGGATAAGGAATATACTATTACTGGAGATGTTAAGATGGACATCGAAAGAATATCAAATATAAAAAAAGAATTAGGTAGAAGATTAAAAATGTCGATTTAAGAGTTATGAAAAGAAATCAAGTATTAGGAGTAGTAATAGACGCAATATTTGCGAAAACATCTGAGTTTGATGATATTGAAGACATAAAGGAAGATAGTAACCTATCGTCCGATATGGCTATGGATTCATTGGATCTTGTTGAAGTGATAATGGATATAGAAAAGATGACAGGTGAATACATACCAGACGAGGTGTTTCGCAATACCCCTTGCGATGAAATAACGGTAGGAAGTTTAACTGATATGTTGTATGTTTATTTTAAGGACAAATAATGGACTTTGGATATGACGATTGGGAAGAGGGGTTAGAAACCCCTCTTGTCGATGATTGCGATGACGATTATAACGAGGAGGACGAGTATGATTTCGGCTAAAGAACTAAGGATAGGGAATCTTGTAAAAGACAAGGCTGGCAATATATGGAGGGTAGGGTGCGTTACTGGTATGCGTAATGAAAGTAAGTCATTGGTCCTTGAACGTGAGGTTGATGACGGGATAATGAAATGGTATTCCGGGGAAGACGATGTCATGCCTATTGAGATAGATGATAACCTGCTTAATACCATCGGGTTTAAGCGTGATAAAGGACGGGATGTATATCGAGGCTACGGAATATCTATAGAGTTTTTTGATGATGGGTATTATCTTGGGCTTAGGGATCTGGAAGACGATCTAAGCGATCCTATACATATCAAGAATCTCCACCATCTACAAAACCTGTCAATGGATTTATATGGACATGATATAGATAAAGACTTATGATTATACCGGAGAATAATTTGTTATGCAAGGTCATAAACGGAGAGAAGGTTCTTGCCGCATCCTATTCACAGATAGACACGTTCGTCCAATGTCCATACAAGTGGTATAAGACTTACGTGGAGGGTCATAGGTCTACGGAGAAGCATGAGGCTACGTCATATGGTACGGTTATCCACCAAACGATGGAGTATTTCTTCAAGAACGGATGCAGACCTTCTTATGAGGATATGAGCAAGGCATTCAACTACTACGCCGATATAGAGAAAATACCTTTTGATAGCGTTAAATCTCAGATCGAGTCCATGCAACATGCGGCTAGGCTAATAAGATGGATCGTAGGGTTGTTTGAGAAGGACGCGGCTGGCAATTACAAGAAATCGTGGTCGGATCTTACGCCAATGGAGAAAGTGATCCGGGGGTCGAGACCGGCCGGCGTGGAGGAGGGCTTCGTCCTGCCTTATAAGCTACCCAAGCCCCTTACATTGGATGGTGTGACATACGATAAGGTACATATCATAGGATCAGTAGACTGGAGAGGTGAGTATAAGACAAAAGACAGAATAGCCATGTATACGATAGACTGGAAGTCTGGGAGAAAATTATTCGATAAGGATAAATTGCTTCACAATCTCCAGCATCCGATATACGCCTTTTACATATACAGGAAGTATAAGGTATTACCAGATATGTGTAGCTATTTTTTTACCCGTATGTTGGATAACCAAAACGTGAAGGTAGATAAGGAAAAGGTAGAGAGGTCAGTCAAGGAGCTTAATGATATTCTTCTTGATATGTATGATTTCGAAACAAATAAAATCAATAGCTATCAAGCTCACGTTTGGGACGATGTCAAGCAAGAGTATAAATACGAGACACACTACCTCATGGGACGCCAGCCGGCCTGCCTTGAACCCCGTCCCAAGCCCTTGTGTTTTTGGTGCGATTTCTCAATCCATAAACAAGGGACATGCAGATATTCATCGAATTGGGATGAGTCAAAAAGAAAGAATAAAAAAGATTAACTTTATTAAAAAGCCTAGGTAAATATCTAGGCTTTAATTATATTTGCGATGCAAAAAGATCAGATCATGGAAGAGAAAGATGTATTAAATTTATTAATGTCGAGAAAAGATATCAGGAAGCTGGTAGAGAAATCGAATGAATGTTATTCTAAAATGGATTTCGTGGGAGCCATGAAATACCGGAAGGAGATAAAGGATATAGTAGACCGGGAATCGAAGATTATGTTGACAAAAAGCGAGTCTTTGGTAAGCTTGATGAATAACGCTGATAATGAATATAAATTCAATATGCTGGTATGGCTACATTCCATGATGTGCATGGCGGATGTATTTAATGGGATATTGGAGGATTTCAAGGATGGAGTAAGAAAAGCCAATGGCAACTCTAAATTCGTTAAGTTCGATAATCTGGATAGATTGATGACAGAATGCAAGAAGGAGATTGATTACCTGATGAAAGGCACAAGTAAATCATTTCAAATATCCTTTGCCGTAAGGAGCGATGAGATGAGAGAGATGATAGAGAATATGGTTGGGGATAATATCCGGGAAGGGTACGACATGTTTAAGGAAGAGGCTAAGATGACCAAAGAGACAGACAGGAGCAAGATAGAGGAATTTAATAAAAAACTTGACCATGATCAAATGCAATATAAAGCTAGGTGATATAGTCCATACCCAGATAGGGATAGGAGAGGTGATAGCCATAAGCAAGACCAAAGAGACTTTGATGGTAAAAATGGACGATGGTCGGGAATGTGCGATAAGACTAGAGTACGTGAAAGACGTTTTTGATAACTACAGAGATGACATATAAATTAAGGCCATATCAAGAGGAGTGTGTTAAAAGTATCTCCGATTACATAAACTCTGATAGACATGATCCGGTATTGATCATAGGTCCTGTAGGTTGCGGTAAGTCACTTCTGATAGCAGAAGCGGCTAGATTGATGGGAGATAAGACGCTGATTTTACAACCATCAAAAGAATTGCTGCAACAGAACCACGACAAGATAACGTCGTATGGCATACCGGCTACCATCTACTCCGCTTCCTGTGGCAAGAAAGAGCTATCTAACATGATATATGCCACGTTAGGATCTATCAAGAAAGTTGTTGGTCAGCTTAAGGAGATGGGAATCAGAAACGTATTGATAGATGAGGCTCATGCCGGATACAGTCCTGAGGATGGCAGTGAGTTCATGACATTCATGAATGAGCTGAAGCCGAGAAAGGTGATAGGGTTTACAGCCACGCCATGTAGACTTAAAAACATGTCGATAGGACAGACATCATATTCCCAACTTAATTTCATCACTCGTATGAGACCGGTGTATTTCAAGAATCTGATTCACGTGATACAGGTAGAGGAGATGATAAGGCAAGGATTTTGGACGCCTCTTAAGTATGAGACATGGGATTTCAATGGAGATGCCCTTAAACTTAATTCTAACGGCTCTGAATATACGGCTGAGTCTATTAGTGAGGCGGTGAGAAAAAATGGCTTAAACAACCTTATTTTGCGCCGATTGATGGTGTTAAAAGATATCTGTAGATCTATACTGGTGTTTATGGATTCTGTTGAGAGCTGCAATACGGCCGCCGAATGGATAAACGCCAAGATCCGATCTGGCATGGCGGAGGTGGTTCACGGAGGCACGCCAAAGAAGCAGCGGGAGGCTATAGTCGAGAGGTTCAAGTCAGGTGGAACGCAGGTGGTGTTCAACTATTCCGCCCTCGGAACCGGATTCGATCATCCGGGTCTGGATTGTGTGATAGTAGGAAGACCAACATTCTCATTCTCGTCGTTTTATCAGTGGCTTGGGAGAGCTGTCAGGATAAAGGGCGGTAAGGATAGCGCATTAGTCGTTGATTGTTGCAACAACTCGTCAAGGTTCGGCGATATAAGGAAACTTAGTATAGAGAACTACAAAGGATATGGATGGGGGATGTTTATCGGCGATAAACTAATTACCAATATCCCGATGGGGGATAAGGTAACGAAAACGGATCTGGATATCAAAGCCGCCAAGAAAGATCGAAGGAGGGGGCTGGCGCAGGGCATTACCGCCTCCCCTGTACCCGGGAGGCCGGATCATCCCCTTGGCTCTACGGTAATGACATTCGGGAAATATTGTGGATGGATGCTGCATTCGATCCCAGTATCGTACTTCAAATTCATAAACGAGACATTTGATTGGGATAATGATAGGAACAAGGATATAAAAGAATACATAGATTTTTTAATCAAAAACAACAGATTATGACAGGATGTATATATCATGAGGCTGATCTTGACGGAGTAATGTCAGCGGCTATAGTAAAAAAGTATTTCAAAGGGGACATTGATCTTCTTCCTTACAATTACGGCAAGGAAATACCTGACGTGAATAAATATGATAAGGTGTTTGTAGTTGACGTGTCATTTGGCGATAGAACGAGATTCTTATTCGACGAATGGGAAGACAAGGGGATAGATGTCACATGGATAGACCACCATAAGACGGCGATAGAAGCTGTGAAGGACTATAATGTCAAAGGCAAAAGACGTATCGGAACGGCGGCTTGTGAGCTTACGTGGGAATATCTTTTCGATGATATCGAAACCCCTGACGTGGTAAAATTATTGAGCGCTTATGATGTATGGGATCATGATCGCTTCGAATGGAGTGAAGTTCTTTCATTCCAATATGGGATGAGAGGGTATTGCGGGCTTGACGTTGACATGGTCAGGGAGGTGCTAAACAAGGCGAATGGCGAGTTTGTTTCTGATATGATAAGAAATGGCGAGGCTATAATAGAATATATCATCGAGAAAAACAGAGGAGAAATGAAGATGTTCTCATTCGAGGCAGATATATTTGGATACAATGCGATATGTATGAATACTACGGAGTTTAACTCCACCACATTCGAGTCTATGTACGATCCTAGAAAACATGATTTGATGATGCCATTTTGCTGGAACGGTAGATTCTTCAGATGCTCGTTCTATACCACCAAGGAGGAGGTGGATGTCTCGGCGCTGGCACGCAAGGCCAACCCCGGTGGAGGAGGCCATAAAGCGGCTGCCGGCTTCCAGCTTAGCGTGGAGGATATGATGGGATTTTTGAAAGAAAGGAGGATGTGATATGGTAGGGTTGATATCTATTATTATAATAATAGTAATCTCCTTTGCCATGATGATGGAGGGATGGGAGAAATATGATTCACAAAAGTTTTACACAGGGTTGCTTGTAATAGGCATAAGTATCATAATGATATTTCCAATAATGCAATATAATATGGAGAATATGAAAAACGTGTATAAATTCAAGAAACTTAATGAAATGAAGCTAGACGATTACGGATTCGGTTTATTCGAGTACAATGGCGTTCTTTATTTCAAGGAGGCAGATGAAGGGAGATGCTTTGATGTAAGGAGCGGGAATGAGGCTATTATCGGGAAAGATAAAATTGTAACGGCTTTGGAGGATTGATCATGAGAAAACTTGACGACACCAACAGGACAAGAAAGAAAAACGTACGGCACTCGTGGGTAAAGGCGGGACAGGGGATCCAACGCTGCGCTATTCGCGGAATTACGAAGCAAAGCGAGTGGAGGGACGGGAAGACCTCGCATTGCGTATATCTATCATCTGGTGAGCTTTACTCTATGACAGGCAAGACGCCAGAATGCAGGGATCTTAGTGAGTTTTATTAATCTAAAACACGAAAATATGACATGGTATAATACTTACGAGGAAATAAAAGCCAAATATCCGGATACTGTTTTTGAGGAATATTGGTTAACAAAAGATGATGTCGACAAACTAAGGGAACATGAGCCAGTTGAAAAAGGATGGGTTACAATCAAAAATGAGCCTAATATAAATAGCAACATTATATCTAGTGATAAATTAAATATCAATGTTATTGAAGCCGATAAGAATGAGGGAGATGAACGCAATATATTGTTACATATTGGGATATTGTCTCCATTTAATGATGACCCAGTAATAATAATAAAGCAAAAAGGAATTTAAGATGAAAGAAGAATTTAACAAATACGACAAGGTCGTTTATGATGGTGAGGTATTTGAGGTACTTGAGACCGCAGACAATACGGGGATGATGAAAATAGAACCGTTATTTGATGAGACATATAAATCCATTTGGGTTGATGAGGAGATGGTTGTCTCGTTAAAAAGGGCTATCAAGTTAAGGCTTATTGATGATGAGACGGCAGATGAGGCGATGAATTTCGGGAAGCCAAAAATAGGAGACGCAGTGGTGGAAAGCGGGCCGCTCGTAGGGAAAGACGGCAGCGGCAAGGACGACCGGGCCGACGGTAAGCTTAGGTGGGACCTCCTTCCTTTGGCTGAGATAGAAAACATCGTAGAGGTATATACGAAAGGCGCCAAGAAGTACGCCGATAATTCATGGCAAGATATACCTAATGGTTTTAATCGTTACTTTGGGGCGCTCCACAGGCATCTGGTCGCTTATGTAAAGGGAGAGAGATATGATAAGGAGGGATTCATGCATCTGGCGGCAGTGTGCTGGAATGCCATAGCGTTATTATATTACGATAAACATAACAAAGGGCTTATAGAATGGAAGAGTCAGGAGAAAGAGTAGTAGATGAGAGATTAAGAGCTATTAATAAAAAACCGGTAAATACGTTGATTTAATCAAGCGCACTATTTATGATGATACTCCATTTCCGATAGTTAAGTATCTCAATTATAGTTATGATGAATTGAATTATGATTATGTAAGGTATCTGAATTTTGATATAGACATAAATTGGGAGCATCGTAGATATCAGATTGTTAAGGATTTATTATCTAACGATTTCGATGGAAGGAAGATGGGTATAGATGAGGTAGATAATGCTATATTTACTGCTGATTTAATTATTAACAGATTAAAAACTATTTAAAAATGGTAAGAATTGATTTTTTCACGAAGAAAGACGCTGAGTACAGCGATTACATGCGATATATTATCGCCAACACATTACAGGAGTATGAGGGTGAGGTCACGTTAAACCAGATCCCGGAGAACAAGGCCGCGGAGGAGGAAATATCCAAGTACGGTATAGAGGTATATCCTACTATCATCGTCAGTGGAGATAACATGGATGGCTTTAATAAACTTGAAGGGATGGCCAGAAAAGCTGATCTTATTAACGTCATGTCGTTATACGACAAGAAATAGGCTTATGACAATAAGGGATAAATATTTTGGTTGGAAAGATATATTCTTTGACAGGTTCGTGCATTGTTGTAATGAAAAAAGTGACCAACCACAAGGAAGTAATATACCTCTAGCCAAAATAAACTTCGATAACAAGACAGGATATGTGGAGGACGGGACTATTAATATAGCCGAGCTTCTTCAATATCTTTGGATAAATAATAAGGTCTATGGGTGTGAATATGCGCCCATAGATATATCTTCTGCCTTGCAAACATTGATCAGATTGACCGAGAACGCTAAACATATGTTTGAGGATCAACCGGGTGTATATGACATGATCCCATATAGAGGTTTTTTTCTTAGAGATGATTTTTTATCCGGGAAAGATTATTCACTTGATTTGGATAAAATAGTGAGCGGTATGGGAGGATGGTATGGTGAGGATGAGGATCCATGCTACTCGATGTTCGTCAGTCAAGACCAGATATGGAACTTGAACCCGATATTGAAGGTATTAGCTGATGAGGGATCTATTCTAGCCAAGGAACTTGGGTATGATATGAACTCATATGTCAGCGATAATGGATATACGATATACAACCCCTACCTCTCGTGGATCAATCATTACTATCATTATTGCCCGACATTTAACGAGGATAAATTAAAGCCTTGGGATAGGGTAGAGGATAGGGAAAATAAGTTCAAGATGACGGATAAGGTTAAGAGAGGCGCCAATAACTGGTACTATTCAGGCGGAACTATATCTTGCGTAGATAGCTTCTTGGGGAAGAAATACAGGAAGAATCTCCGAACCTTTATCTATCGTGGAATAGTATTCTTCCTTGACCGGATATGGCATACGCCTTTATTTGAGAAGATGGGTGTGAAAATGAAATACAACGCTTATTATTGTTATGCCGCTACCTCCGGTATTTGGTACAATAAAGGATTCAAGAAAAGGCTAGCCAAGAGATTTAACGAGTCTTTACGTGGCGGAGGGGATCTGTTCGGGGCTAACCTAGCCTGCATGGTCTGTGACCATAAGGATATCGATTGGGAAGCGCTTCGTCTTTGGCTTGACAAGTATGACGAGCCTACTGATAAGGGTATGGTGAATAGCCCTATCCAATTTATGTATTTATATTTATATTACTATTTTAACAAATAACTTGATTTCTTGGAAAGACATAGATCTGGTCATGGGAGGGTTCTGTTGCCAGAGCTTCTCTAGCTCAGGTAAGGGTAAGGGGTTTATGGACGCTCGTGGGAGGCTTTTCTTTTGTTTCTCGGACATTGTAAAGCATTTAAAGAAGGAGACCAAAGGTAAGATCCTGTTCTTGGGCGAGAACGTCCGGATGCGGGACGAGCATCGCTGGGTGATTACCGAGGAGCTTGGCGTGGAGCCGGTGGAGATCGATAGCGCCTTGGTCTCGGCGCAGACCCGGCATCGCCTTTATTGGTGTAATTGGCCAGTAGAAATGCCGAAAGACAAGCATATATCATTGGATGATATTCTAGAGCATGACAAGGGTTGGAATCCGGGAGCCATAAGAGGAAGATATATAGGGACCATTGTCGGTAGAAGGATAGGAGAGGACGGGTATCGAAAGGATTGTGACAAGGACATAAAAATAACGCAATGTCTGGAGATAAGAAAAGATAAGAATACAACTCCCATCAAGAAAAGTAATTGCCTGACAACAGTCATGAAAGATAACGTGATCTCATCACTACCTCCCGGAAGATATCCTAATGCCTTTGACATGAAAGACAAATTCAGATACCTGACCCCGGTGGAGATGTGTAGGCTACAGACATTGCCGGATGATTACCTTGACGGGATAGCCCCGAATACGGCCATGTCTTTAGCGGGTAACGGATGGACAGTGGATGTGATAGCCCATTTGCTAAGAGGCATAGAGCGTAGGTAGAATTTAAAACACGATCACAGCGATATGGTTATAAACAAAACATGGTCGATGCCGAATAAAGAGACATTCAGCATAAAACCGATAAGAGAACTTATAGATAAATATCGAGAAGAGGGGATGGTTATAGTGGATCCATTCGCCAGAAACAGCGATATAGGGACGATAACCAACGATCTTGATCCTGAGACTAAGGCTATGTATCATAAAGATGCCACGGACTTCTTGTGTCATCTTGATGATAATATAGCTGATATGGTATTATATGATCCACCATATTCTGCGAGACAGGTATCTGAGTCGTATAAAAGACTTGGAGGATCTGTTAATATGCAAACAACGCAATCTAGTTATTGGGCTAGGCAGAAGAATGAGATAGCTAGGATCACCAAGAAGGGCGGGGTGGTCATTACCTGCGCGTGGAACTCCGGCGGTATAGGGGTAGGGCTTGGCTTCGAGCAGCAGGAGATTCTTCTTGTGGCTCATGGGGGATGGCATAATGATACGATCGTTACGGTAGAAAGGAAGATGATGGATGGTATGCATGATAGTATCCCGATATTGATGGGAATAAAGAAACTGGATGATATGTCACCGAAAAAGCAAAAACCATGAAGGAACGGATTTTTACCACAAAAGAACAGGGGAGAGTGCTGGTTGAGGCCGGCCTCCCTATCTCCACCGCCATCGGCTTCAGAGACAAGTACCTTGACTCATTGCATTCTATGGAGGATGACGCTGGTCGTATAGGGTTGATCGAGGCCGTTACCCCGGATATATCCAACCCTGTTTGGGATGTAGGCACGTTGCTGAATTTGATCCCATATGAGATAGAGGGTTGTACATTAGAATGTTATAAGCTAAAACATGCATGGTCTGTAGCGTATAGAGATATAGACGAGATCCCTATATATTGGAGTAGCGAGAAACTTCTTGTAGACACATTGTTTTCGATGATGATGGAATTACTTAAACATAAGATTATATGAGCATAAAGCAAATAACAAAATTAAGGTACAAAACGAAAGATAAGCCTCCTATAGAAGGGGTTCCTCTTTTAGGATACAACAAAAAATATAGCTGTCCGTGGGAAACAATGTATAGGAGAGGGGATAAGTACTACACCTGCATGAAGTATGATGCTGAATTTGAAACATATCCACCGGAAGAATATGAATATTTATATCCATGAAAATATGAAACAAGTAACAAGAATAAGATACAAAACAGAGGATAATCCGCCTATGGCTAATGTCCCTCTTATAGGATACAGTTTGGAATACGACTGCAAGGTAGCGTTGGTATACAGAAAGGGGGATAACTATTACACCAATATGGAGTGCGATGTTGAATATAAGACATCTCCTCCAGATGAGTACGAATACGTATATCCGTGAGAATTAGAAGGGATATATTTATATTTAAGCATGATTAATATTATTTTAATATTATTCATGCTTTTATTTTTGTTTAAATCCTATCTTTGTATCAGTATTAAAAACCAGATTGTTATGAACAAGTTGATTTTAAACAATATCCAAGACCTGTGGAGGTGGAGGGAGAAGATAAACATTGATGACTTTAGAGAGGAGCCTATGGCTGAGGATATGCCACTCTATTTCCCATGCGCTGTTATCTGGCATGAAGATTATGGTGAGCATGACGATGATAATTATATATGTTATGGATTTGTTTATGTAGCAGAAATATTAGGGATATGAGTGTTAAGAGACAGATATTTATTAATAACAAAGACATTGATGGGAAGATAGCTAATAATACGACATTTGATTTCGATTTCAATGTTGACAAGAATATTCTTGAAAAAATAAAAGCAAAGAAGGAGAGCAATAAACTAAATACAAAAGATTGGACGCTGTTCTCACTTATGGTTTTGTTTATTTTTGCGATGGGAGTTGTAAGTGGATGGTTAGCGTTTAATTGTTTAGGCATTGGAGAAGGTTAAGGAACATTTTAAAAATCAATAGATATGAAATTACTATTTTTCGATTTAGAGACAACCGGTGTTAAGTTCTGGAGAAACGGGATACACCAAATAGGAGGGATCGTGGATATCGACGGGCAGGAGGCAGAGAGGTTCGACATCCGCCTAGCCCCGAACCCTGCCGCCACGATAGAGCAGGAGGCGCTGGACGTGGCCGGCGTTACCTTGGAGCAAGTGCAGTCTTATCAGCCTATGGAAGACGGATACAGGCAGTTAGTTGGTATATTATCCAAATACGTGAATAAGTTCGATAAGAGGGATAAAATGTATTTAGTGGGGTATAACAACGCTGGATTCGATAACAGCTTCCTACGGGCTTTATTCCAGCAATGTGGGGATAAGTATTTCGGATCATGGTTCTATCCTAACTGTATGGATGTATATGTTATGGTGACACCATTCCTTATGGGCGTAAGAAACGATATGGAGAACTTTAAGTTGATGACCGTGGCTAAGACTATGGGTATTGAGATTGATGAGAATAAACTCCATGACGCTACTTATGATATTGAGCTGACTAGGGATATATTTTATAAGATAATCAACAAAATGGATGTCAAGCTATGAGAGATGTTCTAGAGGCCATGCATGATTACCCGGATGAGGCTCTTGGGTTATTTTTCTTTTTGATAGTGATTGTCTGGTTATTGTCAGGTGTATTTGAGAAAAAAGATGGATGATAAACTCGATGAGATACTGGATCTCCTAAGATCTCAAAATGAGATGATTAAGGATATTCACGACTATGTGAAAGAAGTTACCAGCGAGAAATATATAGGGGAGTCTAGGATGACCAGCTTCTCTATCAATTTGGCCGCTGATATACTTACCGAAGCCATTAGCCCTAAGATAAAAGGGATGATGGTGGATTTATTAAGGAAACAGGGATGGAAAACCGAATGAGACATGGGAACATATGAGAAGAAGGTAAATCAGTTAAAAGATTTGATGGTAAGGAAATACAAATCGGCTTACAACAAATCCAAGGAAATGGACATAGATATAAGCTCGATGACATATCTTCCGAAACCAGACGCGTTTAACGTCATAAATATTGAAAAAATGCATGTTATTCTTGATCGGGTCAATAAGATCATAGATGATAACAAGGATAAGCTTAAGAATCCGACTTGCTCTACATGCGTACATCTGCATGATAATGATTGGGCGAAAAGATACGGGAAAGTATGTTGCTCTATTTGGCAAGTGTGTGACCATTATATAAACCCTAACAGTAAATATAACAGGAAGCAAAAGACTTATGTTAGACGACCAAGCAACAAAGCTTGTCCTAATTATGAGTATGGTGATGATAATTTTGAAAACAGAAGAAGATGTATAAAAGAAAAGAATACCCGATAAAGAGCTATGTGCCGATGCGCACCAACAAGGATAGGACGTGTATCTGCTGTGGCGATACGATCCCAGCCGGCAGCAGCAGGATGATACCTAGACACGCCAAGGCAAATTACGGTCTATGTTTCCCGTGCTTCAGGAAATGGAGAGATACCGGAGGAGATCTTAAGCTTATGGACAACCCCGGAGATGCGAAGAAAGAATATGTCATACATATGTCTAATATCCTGAAAGGGAATTGTGATATAATAAAAGGTCGAAAGCTTTACGTGGCTTTTAAAAAGGCGATAAACGGCGGGAAGAAGATCGTTATCAAATTTGACACTGATCAACCGATATCTATGTCAACAAGAGTCATGAATCCTTCATTCGGGGAGATTATGGATGAGTACGGCAAGGACATATTCCAAGGTAATCTCAAACTGGTAGATGTCCCAAAAGGAGTTAAAGACTTGATAGTTAACTATATAGAAAAATATCGTAAATTATGAACTTCAAGACATTTATATTCATGATCCTGACATTCAGGAGAGTAGATCCTATACCTAGGAATATAGGTCTTATGTTAAGTACAACGTTCTGGATATCTATAGTATGGATAATATCCAACTTTACTATATTGATAATGAGATTAATAAAATAGACAAGATGAAACAAGGAGACGTGATATACAAGAATGGTGTGGAGCTGCTTGTAGTATTAAGCTACGACCATAATGAACCATGTAAGGGTTGCTTCTTCTACGAGGATAAGGCGTGCGGATCAGAAAGACTGATAAAATGCTGGGATTGTAAAAAGGAATATATATTCACGGCTATACGTAAATATAATACGACTGAACTGTTCGGAATAGTAAAAAGATATGAGGAGACAATACTTAAAACAATCAAGAAGATTGAGAAAGAATGTCAAAAATATGTTATCTGGGATACTGTGCATGTGATGTTGAAAGATGATGGAGAGCTTATTATAAAAGCCTTATCCAAGGATAAGTCCGTGCTTTTAAATGATTTCATTATATACATCAACAATAATGGGAGTATAGACGAAGAGGACTATGATCTATTATTAACTAAATAATTGATAGTACAAATGGACAAATCAAACAAAATAGAGAATCTAGCAAACAAGTATGTTGAAAGGCATATAAGAGATAGACATCTAAGCGATGATACGATAAAAGAAATAAAAATAGCTTATATTATGATTATAAAAGATTTTATAGCTATTGTCGATAAATCTACATCAATGAATGAAGATGATATAATATACGTCGTTAACAACATATCATCAATATTATATGAACCTGTAGAAATCTCTAATACCGATAAAAAAATATTGGAGATAGGGATAGCGCTAGGCCTAAAGAGCGCCATATCATGTATATTTGGTTCATTATTAAAAGATGACTGCAATATAAAAGATGAGATAATTGATATATCTAAACATATAAAAGAAAAATTAATATCAGATAATCATGGATAATAAACAACTTTACAAAATAACCTTAACAAGGGAGCAACTGATGTTGATCTCACAATGCGTGGAAGACATCAGTAGATTTGCGGCGGGTGACATGGATCTACAGCATACAACAGATACGTTGATAGATGATATGGATAGGACGGAATCGCTGGGGATAAGAAGCTTTATAGTCAACAACTCACGAGCGATAAGAAGAAGGTTGTTCCCAGATCTTGAGAATTTTGAGCATATAGGGTACGATGGAGGCAGTAAGGATAAGATAAATAGGAAGAGACTTATCGGCAACACCTACCAAATATATAGGTCGATATTACATCAGTTGGCCATTGACGAGAACTGGAATAACGTGTATAGTGATATCACGTTACCTTCAGGTGATATGGGAACGATCAAGGTAGAGAGGGTTGACGATAATAAGGATAACGACATTTAACGATACTAAAATATGAGCTTATTTGTATGCGCTAAATGCGGTTGTGTTGATAATACCGCTACATCTAGTTACTGGATGTTAACAAACGAGTATATGGTGGACGAATACGACTATGCCAAGGAACTACAGCCGTACAAGGGCATGGGGCTGTGCAGCGAATGCGGGAGGCTGGCTACCAGCCCAGACGGGCGTGATGTCGTGGTACCCGGTAAATGGCACGGGAAGTTCCCGAAGGAGAAAGCTACTGAAGAGCAGATGAAACATGTAGGGTATAAAAATTTAATATAAATAGGAATTTATAAATATTCTATTTATATTTGCGCTATGTATTTAGTGGAACAACATATAATTACTGTCAATGATAAGAGATATAAGGATTTAGATCTAATATGTTTCTTATCCAAGAATCTGTACAATGTGGCTTTGTATACAATAAAGCAGGAGTTTCTTAATACAGGTAAGTGGATAAGAGCTGTAGATCTTAACAAGAAGATGGTAGCAGAGAATAACATAGATTATAGAGCAATGAGTGGATCATCCTCTCAGCAGATTCTTATGGCTTTAGACAAGAATCTAAAATCTTATTTCTCTGCTATCAAGGCATGGAAGCGTGATAATAAGAAATTTACTGGCTGTCCTAAATTTCCAAAATATAAGCATAAAACAAAAGGCAGGAACGTATTTTCTTATTCTTACGCACAGTTTAAACATAGAGGAGATTTTATCTATTTCCCTAAAAAGGAAGGATTATCTCCTTTAAGAACTAATTGCAAGGAGGGAACCGTAAAACAGGTTAGATTTGTCCCTAAATCCGATTGTTATGTAATAGAAGTTGTATATGAGTCAATTGTGAAAAAGCAACTTGATGATAATAACAGGATCATGTCTATTGATCTAGGTGTAAATAACCTCGCTTCTATCGTGACCAACGTAAGCAATAAGCCTATTTTGATAGATGGGAGGAGACTTAAATCCATCAATCAGTATTACAATAAGAAAAGGTCAGATATTCAACAACAATTAAAGAAAGTAAATGGGAAAGAAAATTCGAGACGGTTGATGTCCTTAACAAGAAGGAGAAACAATAAGGTGAAAGATTATCTTCATAAAGCAAGTAAGGAGATAATAAATACTTGCTTGAAGGAAGATATAACAACATTGATAGTAGGTCATAATGATGGATGGAAACAAAATGTGAGTCTTGGTAAAAGAAACAATCAGAATTTTGTTTCTATTCCATTTGAGATGCTTATATCAATGTTAAGATATAAATCGGAAAGACAAGGACTAAGATTTGTTGAAATAAACGAATCTCACACGTCAAAATGCAGTTCTTTCGATTTAGAACCAGTATGTCATCATGATACTTATGTTGGTAGAAGGGTAAGAAGAGGTCTTTTTAAGACAAGAGATGGCATTCTTATTAACGCTGACATCAACGGAAGTTATAACATCATGAGAAAAGTAAAGGGGGATGCAGCAATGCCACCCCATACAGGGTTTGGGTATAACCCGGTTAAGAAATTTATTAACTAATTATACAGGTGTAAACTTGTATATAATTACCATTCATAAATGATAATGTAGATGAGGGAAATAAGATCATATACGATACTATCATGATGATCGGGGACGCTTCCGGGAAAGAAGGGCAGTTCTCCGACTCCGATAAGAAGACGGCGGAAAACTTCGGGTGTGAGTATATGGATGTGGATGATTTTGTGGATAAATATAAAGACTGATAACGAAAATAAGAAGGATAGGATGATAATCGCCTATCCTTCTATTATTATGTAAATCCATTTTTGGATTACATTAATTATCAATGGTATAACTATTTATTTATACTCATCTTTCTTTCCTTGTTATCAAACATTCCACGCAAAATGCAGTTATCGTATATACAATTGTTGATCTTCCCTCAGTAGGGTTTTTACCATTTTGGGTAAAAACTTTATAATCAATATCTTTAGTGAACCTATTATCGCCAGTAAGCGCTCTAATAGCCTTGCCTTTATCAGAATAATCGCAGTGAGGGGCATCATATCGTGAACCGACCATATTTCTCAAAAACGCTCCTTTTTTTTCTTGACAATTCTTCCAGTTTAACAAATCCCTTTAATGTTATCATAACAGTCACGGCCTTAGCCTCCCAATATTCATCACCAGGATCAGATCCATATGTAACTAATCCAGAATTACGAGCGGACTGATATGCCTCTATCCTACCTCTCTCATTCCTAAAAACATATTTTAATTCCTGTAATAACGGATACATGTTCTTAATCCCGATATAATAGCCAAATTGCTCAAAATATTTTGATGATTCACGGATAAGGACACCTTCTCTTGGAATAGACCTTTTAAACATATCAATTACCGGTTCATTCTCCTTTATCGTATCTATAGCCGTATTTAATTCGGCTTGGACAATCTTCTTTTCCTCCTCGACCTTGTTCTTGGCTTCTAGTGCCAACATAGCTTCCTTCTCGGCCTTCACCTTGGCCTCATACTCATCAGCCCATGCCCTTGCAGCTTCCGCTGGATTGGAAAAGTCGGGAATACGCAAATGACTTACTTGATCATTATTCGACTTTTCCAACTTCTTTAATTCTTTTTCTTTCTCGATAAAATACCTTCTAGCTTTCTTCCCTTTATCATTATTCTCTACCATACATAGCTCTTTGGCCATATCCATCAATAGCAGGTAATCAGTCTTTGCAACTACCTGAGTATCAGACTCACCAAAATGGGGGAGTCTGTCATTCAGTAAGTTACCTAAATAATCATATTTTATCAATACAAAGTCCTGATTTTCAATAAAACCGTATTTTGATATACGATCTTTTATCCATGATGTAAAATCTCTTCTTATTTGAAGAAACGCATGAAGAAGCCTGGCGTCTACAACCTTATGATTATTATTATCTACTACCGGTATTAATGTATTTAAATCCATTTCGTTGGATTCGGACGTCAAAATTCCATTACTATTGTTCGTGGAATCATGAAAAAGATCTACATTTGTATTCATAAAATAATTACCTATTCCCATCCGTCCGGGATGGATAGATGGGAATACAAAAATAGCCAATCAAATTGTCTTAAACAATTGACCGGCTATTTTTTTTGTCATACCATATCAGTTATCTTCCCCTGTCAAAATACTAATTAGCGTCCTCTCCGGACTCATCCTTATTCCTACCACCTAGAAAGAATCCCATCGTTATGCCGTTGGTCATCAACCAGTAGTCGGATGTCTGCTTAATATCCCTAGCCGTCTTGATATTATACCATTGCTTACCAAACGAGAACTTCATGAGCTGTCTCCACAACTTACTCTCGCCCTTGTACACACCGGTCTGGACAGTAGCGAACGGGTCCCAGTTCCGGGGATCGGTGAGATCGCCTAACTTCCGGGCCGTAACCAGCGGATCTTGCAGCATATCTATGGCGTTAAGCTCCATGAACGGGGATGTCTGGGAAGCGATCTCATTGATCGTCCTGAACCCGATATAGGTAATGAACTGCCCGAACCAGCTATCCTTATTATCCTCCCTATATCCCATCAAAGCCCTTCCTATGGCTATCATCGTAGCGAATACTGCCATATTGATAAGCGATCGCTTGATATTGGTCTGCTCATAAGGATTAAGACTATGATATTCTTTCAGCACGTCATGTATTTCCTTCATCCTGCCTTCTGACATCATATTATAGATATCTCCGGCGAATCTCCATAACGTTCTCATATATCCCTCCTCGAACTGGTTGGTCTGGAAGTTAAACCCGGCTTTTTTGTATGCCCGTTGAATGGCAAGTATAAACCATCCACGATGAGGCAGCACCATGTTAAGGATCGCGTTCCGGCTAGCCCCCACCCGGTTCTGCTCATTCAAGGCGCCGTCGCAGATCTGCACCATGCTCCTGACCCTACTGGACAAGGTAGGTATGTATCTTTCTATAATATCCTTATTAGCTTCGTTTTTAGCCACGATCTTCCCGTCCTTGACATTTACTAAGTTCCATATGGAATAATCCCTTAAACGCTCCCAATCACGTTTAGCCTCATTAGCGGACATATTCCTGTCTTTCATCATCATCTCCTTGAAATTAGAATATGACCAGAACTGACCCTCATACAGGCGGGTGTCATCCATTACCGAGATAATAACCTGCGGGTCCAACGGGGAGTTAAGAACCTCCATCATCTTAAACGGCAGATCCCGGAATAAGGTTCTCCAGATCTTGTTATACGCCGCCGATCGTACACGGTTGCGGACATTAAACACACCTAGGGCCTCACCGACAACATATAACTTATTGGTACGATTTATGTCCCCGATCTCAGACACGTACGTACTTAACTGTTTCTGGGCTTCCCCATAGGCGTATTTCATGGAATCCTTGCTTATATACTGCCCCACCATACCCTCCAAAAGGAAGTTGGCCTGCCCGGTAAGGGCACCGGTAGCCGCGACGAACGGGGAGAAGCCTAGGTTGGATTTGGATACGAATTTGGTAAACATAAGAGCCAGCTTATTAAGATCGACCTTATAATTGCCTATATTCCATTCAGTCCGCTTATTGTTTATCCTAACGTCATAGATACTGGCGTTAACCCAGTCCTGAAACATCCTATAGGCGTGAGTGGCCTCCGGGTTCTTGCCTCCGTCGTATTGTGTCTCAAGCATCATATTCCTATATCCCATGACATCATCCAAGGCCGCCCTCTTATACTTGTAAGCGGTAGCCTGTAAGGATAACATGGAATAGGAGTAGGCGAAGTCATGGGACACGTCGTTGGCGTTCTCCAACTTACTGAGATAGTATTTGGGGATCATACGATATTTGTTATCGTTCTCGTCAAGCCCTCCTAGGTCTTGTCCTTGACCGTGTATAGGATCATCCACCCTCTCGCCAACAATATCACGTACGGCATTGCCGATAGCCGCCTTCGGGTCAACCCCGGCCTGCACCATCCTCTCCACGCCGCTCTTGGATATTTGTGGTATCTGGTAGATATTCCTGAACCGCTCATCATAGTCCTCCATAGCCTTACGGCTTATGTTAAGCAATTCCTTCCTCATCTCCCACTTATCCTTATTGATCGTAGCCTCCTCCCCTTCGTTGGTAATACCGTATTTCTTGAAGAAAGCCTCGTTCTTGTACTTATCGAACCTAGGCGTATGATACCCGTAACCCAGATCAGGATTATAGTTAGGGTTGCGGAAAGAACTCTCGGCGTCGGCCTCATCAAGCCACTGGTTGTTGATCGTCAGGTCGATCATATTAATATCGAACCCGAAACGGGATACGCTCTCTTCCTTGGATATACCATTTTCTATGGCATCAAAGAACTCGGATACCTTATACGTACCGTTATTTATCTTACTGATGAAATCAGAATACCCTTTGGGAGAGTATTTTCTCATATAAGGATACAGTCGGGTTCTGGCGTACTCGACAAGGATTTCATCAGTCTTACCCATCGCTATGTCGTTAGCTAGCTTATTATTGAAGTCAGGACCGTATTTCCTTCTCAAAAACGATACCTCCACGGTCGTCCATGACGGGTTCTTCCTAGATAGCTTAGCGGCCATCCTATCCACCTGACTCCGGGAGCGGGCAGACATATGTTCCTTGGCGAATTTAATCTCATCCATACCCTTGTCGTATGCCATGGCATCCCTTAAAGCGTTACGGTAAGAATCCGTGACTCCACTCTCCACCGTATCAGGCATATCCATCTCAATAGCCTCAGCGGAAGCGGCGGCGTTAATAACACTCTTGGCCTCGGCCAGACTGTCGTATAGCTCGTTTATTTTCCTTAACGAGGCGGATCCACGCAACCTATCGAAATCATATTCCCCGTATCTCGTGCTATCCCGGTACTGGATAAGCAAAGGTCTTAACTGATCGTTGATCTCGTTTATTGTTGCCATCGCCTCCTCTACCTTCTCTATCCTTGATGATGATGCAGATTGCTCCGTGATCTTATCAACCAGATTCTCGTAATAATCACCCTCCTCGGATCCCCACATATCCTTAGAGAAACCAAGATGACCACCGGCTAGCAGGAACTCGAACGCCGCCTTACCGCCCTCAGACCGCTCTATCCCACGCAGTATCTCCTTAAACTCGGCTGAAGCCTTACGACCCTCGTTGGTATTCCCGAACTCCTCGGCCCATGCCTCATCCCATGCCTTGATCTCCTCTGACATCATCAACGCCTCGGACCCCGCCTCCTTTGGTGTCCCGTCGGAATACCACTCGCTCTTGGCTATAGCCCTGTCACGAAGGATATCCAGATAAGATCTCCAAGCTATAGGGTCAGATTGGAAAGCGGCCCAATCAACCTTCTTGTTCTTAATGAACTTATCCATAGCAACATACCGGCTTCTACGGATACGGGTCATAAAATCGGACGTGGCTTGTGATACCCTACGCCCTAACCTCTCCTCGACCTTCTTATTGACATTCTCTATCTTATCATAATACGCTTGAACCATAGGCTTCTCACGATTCTCATCCAACCACCTATTTATCGTATCCAGATATCGTTGCTGGTCCTCGAATGTCATGGCCGAGATATCAAAATTCTGGATACTTGGCTTGAATATATGATACACTTCCTTTGTAATAGGCTTATCCCCATCATACCCTACGATATCATCACGAGTCTTGACCTTAAGCCCCTTATCAGATAAAAGTGTGTCGATAAGTTGTTTCTCGGTCTTACCCGTAACCTTTTTAAGATCATATATATCAATAATAGCTTTCGCCTGCTCTGTCCGATACAGTAAATCGTATTTGGCGAAATCACGGGACGAGTCAAGGTAATCAGAGTTCTTACCGTTTATCTTCTGTATAAGATCCTCATTATCCTTTATCCCCCATCCACGCTCTTTCATCATCTTGGTCATCTTATTGATATTAGCCACGCCCTCAACATGAGCATCGTTATAAGCCTTGGCAAGACGTTGCCCTAACATGCCTAAGATAGCGTTCCCGCTATGTTCTAACGTCCCGAAAAACCGGGACATGACATTGATATCCTTATGGATGTTATTTATCAACCTCTTTATCCCATTCCAATATCTTTCCGGGATATTAAACATCCGGAGCTGTCCATCCAGCCAATCCTCGTTACGATCGCTACGAAGGGCGTTTATATCAGACATAGATGTCTCAGCCATCCGCAATATATCATCCATATCCTCTACCATGCCAACCTTGTTGTTGCCATAATAATCCGCCGCCTGATTATTGACGAATCCACGAAGATTCCTGATTAACGGTACTATCTCCCCATATACGTTATCGATAACCTGTATCGTCTCGTAATCCAATCCCTTATCACTCTTACGCAAGCTACTGGCTACGGTGACCAAATACTCCACCTCGGCCTTGGCGGTAGCTATAACGCTTTTAGTGGATAATAGGTTGTTGTTTTTACTAAGCTGACCTCCAACCTGCCTTACCTTCTCGCCTATATCACGAAGGAGGGTGATGCTCTCACCGATCCTCTGGCTTTGGCTTGATCTCATCCTCTGCAATCTGGTGTATAGCCTCTCCAATGACCTACCGTTCTTGATCAATTTATTAGCCACGTCAACGTCCGATAACGAGTACATGAGATGATCGCTATCCTTTAGCAGAAGCACGTCAAAAGCGCTTGGATCATCAGCTAACGCCGACTCCTTTATCCTGTCAAGTACCTTATTTAAATCCGATCTTTGGCTGGTAAAGAAATTACGTATGGCTCGTATCATCCTGCCAAACAAAGAAAGCTGGGCGTCCTCATCCGATGCCAGATCCTCCACCGCCTGTTCCATGCCCGGAACGAACCGCTGGGACAACGTTTTGCCTAGGATCTCCCGCTTCACCATCCGATCCAGCTCCTCTCCTTGGTATTCCTTCCCATACACCTCATAGTAACGACCGGCGAATTGATTCCATAATGGCGTTCCGACAACAGAGTCAAGGACCTCATCAATCTCCTGCTGATTACGATAAGTATCGATCAAGAAGTGAGCCATCTCCTCATTAAGATCCTCTACCGTAGCCCCCTCAGCCAAGGCGATAACCCCATTGGCCATGTCAGATAAGGCCCTAGCCGAAGGCTCAATACCATTACGCATCTTATACTTGTCCATATATTCGGACATACCCATCACACGGATACCTAACGTGGATAAGATGTTGGTGATATCAGTCCTATTCTGGAGATCCTCCGCCTTCTCGTTCTCAATAACGCCACGGACATTACTTCCGTACAAGGCGTTATCCTCCATCATCAACGACAAGGCTAGTTCCATGAACCCATCATACTTGTTATTAAGTTCCTCAAACTTACCTTGCCTTAACATGCCTTTAATCTCAGACCTGCTTACCGTGACCTTCTCCCCGGATGTCGTGATAAGATCAAGATCATTACTTACCTCCGTATCAAAATCTATAGAACCCAATACGTTCATCTCAGAGGACTGACTTCCAAATCTATTCCTAAGGCTGGATAAGGCATCCATAGCGTTATAGATCTTAAGACCATCGGAGTTGCCGGCCCCAGTAAGATAATATCTATCCCCTAGCCTTATACGTTCCCCACTCAACATACCTTTCTTGATAAGGTAATTAACAAAGCCCCCACGGGTGCTTATATCAGAATCGGAGCTGATGCTAAGGACAGGGATAAATGACTCCTTATTATTGAGAGTTATGGAAGAAGAGCCAAAGGAGATGTCCGTCGCTCCGGTAGGGATGTCGCTCTCCTCGACACTGCCGGCCAAGAACCCGGCCTCGACCCGCCCACCGGACGATCCTTTTATGGCGTTGGCGTAAGAGTCATGTATCTTGCCATCATCCGATCTAAAGAACAGGCGAGGCTCACCGGAATCATACACCAATCTTGAAGATGGAGGCGTATAATTCTCGATATCATTTAAAGGCAAGACATTACCAGAAAATATGATCTCACCATCTATATTTCCACCCTTCACCCTGATATTAGGCCGTTGCCCGGTAAAAGCGCTTTCCACGACCTTCCATAACATACGGGCTGTCTCCTTAATATCTATATTCTCCCTGATAGCCCTTATATCATCCCATGACGCCTCTTTCAGTATCGTATCGCCAATATTATCCTCGTTTATGGAATCCAGATCCACCTCCTGTACCGTGGACGTATCTACCACAGCCATATCATTGACATCACCTACCTCTCCGGAGGTAAGATAAGCCACGACATTGTCGCTATTCCCAAGGCTTCTGGCCAACGCCGGGGCATCCATATCGCTTATGGCGGACAAGACCTTGGCTGACATAAGTTGCCCCCACTCGCTGGCGCTAAGTCTGGCGCTTATGGATCTGGCCGCCTCCTTATTCCTTGGCACGGATCTCGTCCAGTCTCCGAACTTAGACCTGAACTTATCGTTATAAATAGTCATATAAGCTTCAGCGGTCTTATTAAGGTCACTTACGGCGGCTATACCCGCTATCTTATCAAACAAGGTAGATACCTCTCCGGAAGGGGTCAAGACACGGATTATCTTACCTTCCTTATTTCTTTTAATTACGCAACTCGACATAACTTCATGTTTTTGACAAAGATAAACAAAAAGCCCCCACAAATAAGCGGAGGCTGATATTCTTATATTTCACAAATGAATCTATATCTATTCTGTACTATTACTATAGAGAAAATCATAAGCACAACCACCAGCGAAACCAGCTATATACGCTGCGTGCTCATCCTCTCCAACCTTAAATCCAAGCGACATATTACAAAACTGACATACACTCATGGCTACATGAAATGACTCATGGCAGGTATTTTTTATCGTTATATCATCATCGCTCGAAAAGTTCCAAAGTATAGCGAATCGACCATCATCATCCCTATCCTTTACCAAATTCACAAAAGACGCTTCCTTGTCCATATCCTCCTTATTTCCCCATTCCCCATTATGCTCAGGTTCCATATTCTCGAAACGATCACACAACGTCTTATAATCTAATCCAACCGTGATAATCAAATCCAACGGATATATCACGAAATCAAATTTCTTTTCTCTCATAATCCCCTTAATTTTTCTATAACCTCAAAACACATCTTACACTCAATCCTACGATACAACTGCCTTACGCCATCTATCGTAGTCCAATAACGATTCCCGTCACGATGAAGGAACTCACTCATGACCTTAGTGTCAGCCACATCATGTAAATCGTATGAACCAAAACATAACTTACATATATCGTCAAGATCAAAATAAGTAACCTTATTATACGATATACAATGGATTTGTCTCCCATCAGGAATCTGAACATTGAAAACATTTAATTCTTCCATTTTCTAATCAATTACAATTTCCTCGATTATGGAGATAGGGACATTTACGCATACCCCTATAGTTTTTAACCCGCATCCGTTACGCTTGTTCTCTTGAATCTGCTCTTCTGATAAAGGAGTCTCGATACTACAATACTTTGTAGTATTTTCTTCATAATCATTCTCATCCTCCTTATAAGGTCTATAAAGAACGACATCTCCAGCCTTAGCGGCTAACATAACAATACCATGAACATCTTTTTTGATCATGCCGATTTTACCTTCATAACCATGATTCTTGATCAGGTTAATGTGATTTCTTATATCCATATACATAAAAATATGGGATACATATCCCATCACAGATACATACCCCATTATATAAATTAGCGACGAAAAGCATGGTGATGGACATGCGCCACAAATGTAATTACAAATTTTGTAAAAACAAAGCCATTTTATGGTAAAATGTCCCGGACGAACCGCACACTATAACGGCTGCCCTTACTGCTGCCGTTCACGCTGCCATCTTTGAAGTACACGCGATACCCGCTGTTGGAGTCAAACTCTGAGCTAACCCAATAGGCTTTGGATGGACTGAGTTGTTGTCCACCAATAGCCGATAATGCGTTATTGACACTCGTCAAGTTCATAAATATTAACGCAAGTTGAGCGTATGATGGGATATACCAATCATCATATCCTTTAGCGTCAGCACTAGCTAAGAACGTATTAAGCACATGACCAATTGTCGCATAGGAAGTATAAGACCCACCACCGGTAGTTATTCCTTTTAATATCTCTGAATTGGATTTTCCATTCCAATCAGATAAAGCCCCGCTTGTCCAGGCAGTAATATTTGCCGAAAGGTTAGGGGTACCATTGTATGAACCCGACTCCGGTTTTAGGCAACCTCTAATATCACTTCCATCTACTTTGTCATAATTTGTAATGCCGGTCTGATCCGTACCATATCCACCCCAATAAAAAATGGAAGTGCTGTCCTTCCCGGCTCCGGCTGTTACATAGCTTTCATTAAGATCCTCATATTTCTCAATCATAAATCTCTTACCTTGAGCGTTAAGGACAACGCCTATACAATTATCGGAAGGTGCGTCCGTTATGCTTCCATCAGGACGGACATAAGAAATAAGGCAAGTACCGTTGCACTGACACGGAGCGTCACTCTTCAACACCCCATACACCCGATTGTCGCTAGTCAGCCACCGTTTCCCGTCGCTCGTGATATAAGCTTGCCTACATCCCTCCTGATTCACCGCAAGCGTCTTTTTAACGCCTTTGGGGGTTGTTATCTCCAACTCAAGGGTACGGTCAAGACCTTTGTTCATTACCGAGCCAAAAGAAACGGCGGCGTTACCGGTCCCGGACCCCGGGCTGATGGTCAGAGGCTGGTCCGTTACCTCGCCTACCCCGTCCTTCCAATTAATATTCAAATCATTATCCATATATATCATTTTTTCGTTCTATTGCAAAGATAACAAAACAAATAAACCCCAACCGGATTTATCCAATTGGGGTTCGATACCATTATCTCCTAACTGTTATCGTCTCATCATCCTCAACACGGTTCTGGCGGATGCTTGCGCCCAAGTCCAGCTGTCGTTAGATGTTACGTTAACCGTCTGTTGAGTACCATTTACATCCAAGTTAATAGTCTCCTTGTCAAGCTCGATAGTAGAGTCTCCAGCGGCTTGAGTTACCGTCACGTTGGCTGTCTGACCACCAGCGGCGGTTACTTTCAATGTAGCTGTCAGTTCATCGACCGTGACGTTGGCCGGTACGTCCGAGATCGTGATGCTCCAAACGAACTCGCCAGCGGCTCCGGGGTCGTCGGCGATAACCGCTCCGTTAGCCGTAGTCTTTCCAGCCGCCGTATAGTTAGCCGGGAGCTGTAACGTAAGCCCGTTCTCCTCAGCCGGCGTGACCGCGAACGTAAGCTTAGTACTGTTAGACTTACCGGTGATGGTAACATTACCACCTGTCTTTTGTACGGAAGCGTTAGGGCTGTCTGATCTTACTACCTCAGCAGCCGCTGCCTGATTAACTACCAACGCCTTCTTAGCCCCGCCGTTCGTGGTGACCGTAAGGTTGATAGTGCGTTGAAGACGACCGGTGTGTTTCTCACCGGAGAAATTAACCGCTTGATCACCTGATCCTGATACCGGATCGACGGTTACGAAACCAAATTTTTGTGATGCCATATTCAAATGATTTAAAAAAATGTCTTTTTATTATGCCAAAAATAATCTATATTTAATTACACGTCAAATATAGGGGGGGGTAGATACGACTAGCCCTGTACAACCTCAACATACAGCCCTACTAAGTCCTTTAGATTATGACTAAGAGGAGTTCCACTATCCCTTGTGCATTTATACACGTCAGCGTTCTGAATGTAATATTTATCCTTAAATATCTCCATAGGAGGGAAATAAGGGATAGGATCACCTATAGTCCCGGCATGCTCCTTATCAACAACCTTATATAAGGAAGCCGTATTGAGTCCAGGCTCCCATTCCGACGATAATGTATGTGGCTGGATAACCTCGTAAAGGATATCCGTATCCTCCTTAACTACCCTAAGACAAAATCCTGTATCCACGGATAGCCCGAAATCCGCCCCTTCTTGTCCCCATATAGGAAATAGGACCTTAACATCCAATTTCTCGTTGGAGGATAAGGATAAAGATTTGTCATTAACCAACATCCTAGAAAACTCGACAGCCACTTTTTGAGGATCAGAAGCGTCCTTCTCCTCCGCCTGTTGCTGGATGTATGCCGTGGTAACACTTACCTTATCAGGATAGCCGGACTGAACATCGACAGCCCTCATCTGTTCTACGGTAGTGGCTATACTGATCTGCTTTTGCTTATCCCCTAACGCCGTTGTCAGATCGTTATCGTACTTATCCATCATCCCGATCAAGATCTTGCCTTCCGTCATATCGAACTCCAGCCCCATAATCGTTATCTTACCAACTATAGTCCCATCAGCCAAAGCGTTACGTCTGTCATATTCAGGGATATAAATATCTTGATCATCTAAGAAAAACTCATGGAGATTTTCAGTCTCATAAGATCTAAGCTCCTCATATTTAGCCGATTTCTCCTCGTTAAGAATCCTCGACTCATCTAACCTAGCCTCAATGATCTCCTTGACCGTGGCTTTAGGATTAGCCTCCTTGAACGCCAATTGCTCCTCGCCTAGCTCTATCCATGGGGCAGGATTCCCATTAATGTAGTCATCATAACTATTGCCCTTGGCATAATTATCATCAAGAGGCTCATCTTGAACCAGTGTATTGGGATATATCTCCCTATTTATATAAGTGTAAATCATAGCTTATTAATCTTGTTCTTTAACGGCGATGCTATACTTACCTGAAGCGTAACACCAGATATTTATCTCGAAAGGCTTGTTGGCCGTAGTGGTTATAGAAGTACCACCCATGCTTACATAAGCTCCAGAGTTTGGTATAGCCTGTGTAAACACAGCCGATGGGACGCACCTGATCATCAACTCCTCTCCTATCTGCATGCCTGAAGCCACGGATAGGGTGGTAGCCGCTGATAGCGTGGCCGTAATGCTTCTTTTGGAGATAGGCAAGTTAGCCAATGTCGTGACCGTATTAACCCCTATAAGCCTATTCACGGTCTTCTTATCAGCCGCCGCCATCAACCCGTCAGTAGACTCGTTGGCTACGGCGTATGTCGTGTTAGGAGGTGTAGCCCAAGTGCCATCTCCACGCATGAAACTGGATGTACTACCATTAAGCTGTCTCAACAAGCCGTTAGCTGTAGTAGAGGCCAATCCGTATGTGGTATTGGTAGGTACGACCCATGTTCCGTCACCACGAAGAAAAGACGTCTGTTTGCCCGCAGCGGGGGCCGGTACCAATCCCGCAGCACCAGCCGCTGAAGCCGTAGCTGCCTTCATATTGGCGTAAGTGGTATTAGTGTCTTTATAATAAGGGACACCACTGACAATAGGACAGGCGGTATAGCCAGAAGCGCTGGTTACCGTACTCCCGTTCTTTACCAGACCTGTGGTCCCATTAGCTCCTACGACACTATACGTCGTATTAGTGTCTGTCCAAGGCACGTTGACGAACATCTTCCCGCTACCGTCCAGTTCTACCGGATAATTCTTGCCATTCTCCGCATATCCAATCATTACCAGCCCAAGGGTCGATGTATTGGCCTTGGCGTATGTGGTATTAGTAGGGACAACCCACGTGCCATCACCACGTAAAAAAGAGGCTTGTTTACCCGCAGCTGGAGCGGGAACTAATCCGGATGTTCCTGCCGCCGATGACGTAGCTCCACCCATGTTATTATATGTGGCGTTTGGAGGTGTCTGCCACGTTCCATCGCCACGAAGATACTTACCTTGCGCTCCAGCGGCAGGAGCGGGAACCAAACCGGCCTTTCCCGCAGCCGAGGAGGTCGCCGCCCCCATATTGGAATATGTGGTGTTGGTGTCCGTCCACGGAACGTTCACGTACATCTTGCCGCTACCGTCAAGAACAACGGGATAGTTCTTGCCATTGGCAGAGTATCCGATCTTAACAAGACCCAGATTATCGCTCGTGGCTTGGGTGTAAGTCGTGTTATTGTCAGTCCAAGGGACATTCACATACATCTTACCATTAGCATCCAAGGATACGGCATAGTTCTTCCCACTAGAGGTATAACCGATCTTAACCAATCCTAAAGTGTCAGCCGTGGCCTGATTATAGGTCGTATTATTATCTGTCCATGGAACATTAACAAAAGCGTTACCAGAAGCGTCAACCTGTAACTTATAGTTCTTGCCAGAAGTCGTGTATCCTACCTTTACGCCACCTAAGGTGGAGGCCGCCGCCGTAGGTGGAGCGAAGGTGCTAGGTTTGCCGGTCACTCCAGACCATGGCACAGATGACGCCGAACTTGCCGTATAAGGCTCGTAACCATCCTCGGTATTCAACTTACTATCATCCTTGACCAGATACATCTTATTCGTGGCCGTTACCTTAACCGTGTCCCCGACCTGAGCCGTGGCTGTAGTAAGTTTAAACCTTGCCGTATCATCAGCAACCACGACCATTCTCTCTAAGGCTGCTTTAGGCAACCTGTCTATATCAATGGTACCGGACGTGATCTTAGAGGCGTCGAAGTTCGACAATGTCGTGGAGATAGTAACATTACTTCCAAAGTCCGATGAGACACTACCGCTAACAGCCCCGGACAGCACTATAGTCCTAGCTGCCTGTAATTTTGTGGCGGTAGGAGCGTTATCCGTCTTAAGAGCGTATTTGGAAAGATCAATATCATTAGCCTTATCCAAAAGCTGCTCTATCTGCTTGCCATTGTATTTACCTTGAAAATCTTCCATATCATAATTATTTTTGCTCAAATATAGCTATATACATAAACACCAAGAAATCGAGGGGGGGGGGTAGATGCGGACAGGCATTAAAAACCACCATCCCCGTGCAGGAATCCGCTACGGAATATAATAGCCTTGTCTTTAAGTTTCTGGACAGACTCCCATTCCCATTCACCTTCACAAGGCTTAATGACATACTTATTCCCCCATGTCTTAAATTTCCTCTCTATAACGAACATCTCCGGATCATTAAGGACATGGAAGATACTTCCTACCGGGAAATACTTATCCGTCCTTAATATAACACGATGATGCTTCTCGTCATATTCAGGGTCACCCACGATACGAGCCTTATAAAACTGAAAATCATTTAACGTCCGATCCACAGGTTCTATCCAATAATACCCCTTACCCATTGCTATTCACGTTTATTTATCTATATTTGCGGTGTAGTAGTAACTCATAATGTTTTAAGTGATTTTCAACCAAGGGGAAGGGTGTCCGTGAGGATATCCTTTTTTTCATTTCCGCCCGCCCTACCTATGAACAAAAAGACCTACTCCTGACAAATGTAACGATAATAAGATACTTGACAAAAAAAGAAACCCCATCGGTATTCTATCGCCGACAGGGTTCTCCAACGTTGTATCAAATCATATCATCTCACTCCATTTGATTGTGTCACCGACGAAGCACCGCACCGCCAGATACCTTACAAACGCCGCCCCTTCAGGGGCGTCAGGGTCTTCCAGATAAGCCAATACAGCCTTGACTATTTTCTGGTCGCAATCCAGTACCTTAGGAAAGTAGTCGCTATAGAACATAGCGAACAGATATTGGACATCTCCCCAAGTGGCGTTATCAGGTTTCTTGGCCCCGCATTTATCGAACATCTGCTTAGCATCCTCCATCGTCCATCTTCTCTTGGATCCGTCGGCGTTAAGCATCTTATCGGCGGCCTCCCTAGCCAACTCCTTGGAAAAGTGATATCCATGGGTGTCTATATACCGCTTATAATCCGGGTCATCAGCGTCTGCTCCTCAGTAGTAACGACTTCTCCTACCTCTACGCATATAAGGTTCCGTACCATCGTACTCGTCACGGATGTCACGCTCGCCAAACCATCCCTTACGGTACATCTCATCCTCCCGCTCATGATGTCTTTGACGTTTCTCAAGCTCCCGCTCGTTACGCTCCAGTTCCCTCTCGCGTCTTTCGAGATCACGCTCACGGCGCTCAAGCTCCTCCATCATCCCGTCACGTTCCTTACCGTAATGATCATATACGCCACCATCGTAACCCATATAAGTGCCGTCGGAGCGGCGTGAGCGTCCCCTACCGCCTCTGCGGTCGTAGATCTCATCATCATATTCCTCTTGGCCGTTGCCTAAATCTATAACTCTCATCTTAACCTAATTTTTTAATTAACAACTCTTTTAACTCATCGAAAGAAGACCCCATCCTATCGACCTTCTCCTCAAGATTCTTAATCTTTCGGTCTTGATCCTTAGTCTGCTTAAAAGTAGGATTGATATCCTCCAAGATACTGTCGCATGCCTCTATGATCTCCTTATTCTTATCCACGCTATTCACGATATCCGTACTGGTTCGTTTCATGGCGTTCAGGTGGTTCATTATCGGATCCACGGAGCAGGCTAGCGTAATGCCGTTGGCCATAGCCACGTTCTGGTTCTCTGGAACTACGTATGTCATGGACTTCCCGTCCACCTCTATAGTAAGATCCATAACCCGATCTTGCAACTGCTGATACTGACCTAACTGGGACTGGGCGAACCTAGGCTCCGAGACGTTAACCACCGTACCCATAAAGAATTTAGGAACCCCTGAGGTATCCAACGTATAAACCTGATATCCTTTCTTTAAATCCTTAAACATAATAACGATCTTTTTAAATGGGAGGGAGGTTACCCTCCCTGTTCTTTCTTAGTAAATTCATGCGCTAGGGGCGGTAGCCGCCGTAGCCGTATGACCCAACATCCTGAACACGCCGGTGCATTTGTTATAATACACAAGATGCTCGGTGTAGGCCCCTACTATAGGATCACTAGAAGCCACGGGAGTCGTAATATCCTGCCCTGTCATATGTGCCCCAACCTTATCCACTATAGGTGTCTTGTTGACGATAACCCCGGCGTTGGATACCGTAACAGGAGTGGTAGTGGATAAGCCAGACGGAAGAACGATCGTGGCGGGATAACTAGCCTCTGTCTCCGTCACCGGATGACGGACTTTCCATAACAATATTCCTTCCGGAGGTAGTGAGTTCCACTGACACGGATTGATGCCAAAATCAACCGTAGGTTCGGCCGCAGAAGCGTCAGATACCTTTCCAGTAGTGGCTACTACCGGGATGCCTCCCCTGTCAAGACGAGAGGAGGCGAATGAACCGATCATATATCCTCTGAAATCAGCCATATTGTCCCCCTTTCTTATAATACGGCGTTAGTAGTGCCGCAAGCGCATCCACATTCGTTAGCCACCCTTACGGTAGGAGTATAGCAGCAACCCGGGTTCTGTACAACGTAGGCTGGAACCGGAGCCTTTGGAGCTAACTGGCTAACGATGTTCTGTGTCTGTTGTTGGGTGATGGCGGAAGTAGCCAAAGCCTGTTTCTCCTCACGAAGCTGTTGGATAGTATTCTGCATCTCACGCATCTCAAGTTGACAGAACTTGTCATTGATGATTTGAGTTTGAAGATCTATCTTAGCAGCCAACGCCTGAGTCTGGGCTTGGTTGGATTGAATAACGTTATTGAAGCCGTTAGTCAAGTTGTTCTGCAATACGTTCGTCTGACCGGTAATAGCCAACTGATTCTCATATCCCTGACGGGTGATAGCGTTCTGGATATTACATCCTACGGTGTCTAACGAATGTTGGATGTTGTTAAATCCACTAGCCATAGCGCTTTGTAAGTTGCAGCAACATGCGCTAATCTGGTTACCGATCTCACATCCTTGTTGCTGTACGGCGTTGATAACGGCCTGAGAAGTCATACCTACCTGACCGGCCACCTTATCAATAGCGCCTTGTACGTTACAGATAGCGTTTTGTAATTGAGAGGTAGAACAGTTAAGGGCGTTAGAGATCTGGTCGATAGCGCTTCTGTTACCTTGGATAGCCTGCATCAGTAACTCACGACCATAGTCGTTGTTCAATTGAGCCGGAAGACCGTTAGCGCAACATTCATTGCCATTGCCAAAGCCATTTCCGAAGCCACGTCCGCCCCACAACCAGAACAGGACGATGATCCATAACCACCAGCCGTTGGCTCCTCCGAACTGGTCTTGGTTGTTACGGCCGTTCATCAACGCCGCGACTAGATTCGGATCCATCTTATTTCCACCCAAAAGGCTGGTAAACATACCCGGAATCATAGATAATAAACCGTTAGCGGCGCTACCGCTCCCGGAACCCATGCCGTCTAACAGCACGATTTTGTCTCCACTTGTACCAATGTCTATTTATTTTTGAATTAATAATAACCCCACCTGATGGCGGGCGTTACAAAGTTCAAAAATTAATAATCCTAAGATCGTGATATATGTCACCATCAAGGCACGTCATGTCATGCAATTGGTATTAATAAGAACCGGTACAAGACAAAAAAATCCGGAACGTATCACTACGGCCCGGATTCATGCAAATCTATAAATTCAATGTTTCAATGCTCGAAAGAAAACGTCTCACGACGTCAAAGAGAGATTAACCACACGAAAAATCTCGCATCAACTTATTTGTATTAGCAGTGTATTCATTAATTATCTTACTGGATGAGGGATTATCCTCTACCCTTGATAGACGGTTATCGTCACTTCTTACCGTAACGTCACCTATCTTTCGTACCATACTATCCTGATATGATGATGGGTCCGAATATATAAAATTATCCACGAAGCTATATATCCCGCCATTAACCGTCTCACCCACCTTCTCATATAGACCAGATTGGAAAGACACGAAATCATCATACCTTCCACGAGCCAAGAACAAGCCGTCCGGTCTCGCCTCGACACCGCCGTTGACCTCCCGGAGCAGGCCCGGATTCCTTTGGTATAGATATCGATAAAAACCGACATCCATCATCCTATCCTGTCTATCCAGATAGAAAAGATCCCTCATGCTGCTGTCACTAGACTCAATAGCCACATCAAACAACAGATCTCTTACCTGACCATCCGGCAACGACATCTCTATGTTTTTTAACGTACCTCTGTCATGGTGATTCAAAGATACATTATAAAATCCATTAAAATCAAGGAAACGTAAGACATTATTATATAAATCCGATTTTTTTAACCTTTCCTTGATCTGGATCTTCCTCAACGATGTACAGGATTTGATAAAATCCCGATCCTTTCCCTGCCTAGCCTCGTATCTCCTGAACTCCCGATCAATATCGACATCATCCATCTTAGGGGTTACGGGATGCTGGTATATCAATCTGGTAAGGATCATGTTCTCAGTATTCGAGGATGAGATGTTATCCATAACCAACTTCTTGATATTATCCTTGACCACGCCAATATCGGAACGGGAAGCCCCGGCGGGGACCACGCCAGCCGGCAAGTACGAGGGCCGCTCTATCCCGATATTGGCCAACATCTCATAGGCCTGATCGGTGTCGGTTATCGGGGCTGTGTTATGGTACGTATTCCTACCCATATACAACATGCTCCTATCATACATATCGGAAGGGGATGTATTCCCGGACCTTACATACACCATCCTATCACTGGTAGAATAAGTATCCTGAACCTCGTATATCGGATTCCCTTTTCCTGTTATCCTATCAAGATCGGAAATAAAGTCATCATATACCGGATCACCATTCTGTATAGAAGATAACATGACATCCAACGATGCCATAAGGTCACGGATATCCTCCGGCCTAGATATAACCATCTCATCGCTAATCGCCTCGCTTATATCAACGCCCATATCGGAAAGATCCATGGCTATGTCATATAGACGTCCGGCAACATCCTTGATGTCCTTAAAATCGTCCATATTGATCATTTCCCCAACCTTATCCCTTAGACCTTTCATGTCCTTAGGCATACTGATATACGGTATGGTGCTATTGGAATATGAGTCGGTAATCGTATTCCCATCCTGATCCCTGACCTCCATACGGGTCATATTACGATATGTGTCATACATCCGATCGGCGTAATCCTGATCCTCCTGATACCGGAGCGCCAAGGAAGGGTATGGGACTGAGGCGAAAGCCTGATCGAACTCCCGGCGGTCGCTGATACCGCCTACCGCCCTCATGATCGTATCCCTTACCTCCATTGGATTCAAGACTCTTCTCTTTCCCAATGAATCATACACATCCTCATATATCATATAATCATCACCAAGGCCTGATTCGGAGGACAAAAAATATGTATCCTTCTCATTGAGATCCCCCTCAGACATAAAATCGACAATCCTCCTCATCATATCCCTTACCCGCTCATACTCCAATCGGTTAGTCATGATATTATCAATCTCATCAGCATCATACATCCCGGATCGTTCAAGATTATATCTGTTGATGAATATATCACCGCCGGGAAGGAAGTTAGATACGATCATATCGTTAAGATCATTGATATTATCAACGCCCAGGGAAGTAATGGTATTATTGATATCCTTAACCTCGTCAGCCATGAAATTACCCACAGCATAATTCTTTTGTTTGATAAAGGACATGACATCATCATACCTAGGCTCCCCATTGCTATCTAAGCCGTATTCTGATGGCATGGACATCCAATCGCCAAAGAAAGACACGAAGTCGGGGGAGTAGGCCGTACCCCAGACCGATAAGGCCTGCTTCTGGTCGCCAAGCACCTCCATCGCCCTTTGGTATAATCCGGATGGTTGGTCGTTCGGGGCAAGGACATTATCTACCCCACCCTCCTTATTTTTTATAACATAACAAGATCTACCCATAGCTAAATCGTTTTGTTACAAAGATATGAAAATCCCGCCTACTCTCACGAGCGGACGGGAGCCAAATAACAATAATAACAAACCTTATGTTTCTATTGAAAAGTACAAATCATTTTGCCGATCCTCACGGACAAACAAAAAACTCAATCCTAAAACTATAAAAACGAAACTTATTGTTTAGCAAAAATATTTTTATCCGATCTACTGAGAACCCTACCTTTCAACTCCAAGAACCTAGGCATCCATTCCCTAGATATCTTAGACACGACCCACTGGAATCCCTTAGGAGTCACATAGACGGTGTTAGTCCCATAGAACTCATCGTCATCACGATACCTGTAACGAGCGTAACCACGATCTATCATCCTTTGGGAAAGCAACCATCTCTTACCGGTTTTGGCGAAGAACTTATTATCCTCAAGCAATATACGAAGATTCTTCTCCGCTATATCATACCCATGAGCCTCCAGCTTTTCCCGAACCTCTCTGATCAACATATCTGTCTCTTGGGCTATTTCGGCTGTCTTAGCAAACTCAACCATAGGAACCTGTTCTTTGATGATATTATCAGATATCCTTTTGGCTTCCTCTGCCGCTTTTTTCGCCTCAGCTAACGCACGCTTCTCCTTTTCCGATTTAAGTAAAGCCTCTAATGCCTCTATATAATCAGATGGAAGTTCATTCTTTGATGGCATAGAATAGGAGCCTGTTTTTCTAATAGAAGGAAGAACCTCCGATGTTACCCATTTTTTGAATTTCTTGGCAGATTCCATCTTAGATGACATAATCAAAGAATACATCCCTGATTCATTGATTAATTTGATCTCCCTAACAGCCTGATTTATAAGGGGGTTTATTTTAAACCCCATTGATTTACAATCACTTGTAAGAATGATAGAATCCTCATCATCAACAAACCTTTTTACAGCGTTCCCTAAGTTTTCATAACCAAGACATCTGGCTATGTCATTACCAACAAACCATGGATTGCTTTTCTCGTCTAATAATACTCTTACATCCCCAAAATCAGGATTCTCAAACAATTTTAAATTATCATCCATAATATAAAACAACGAGAGCCACCAGCGTCCGTTACTCCACTGATAGCTCTCATTTATCGCCTACGCCTAAGCGATATTAATATCTTCTTCTGGTCTAGCAACGGATAGACACCGCAAATATAGACACTTATTTTAAAACAACAAACAAATAGGAGATATTTTTACAAAAAACGTAATCAATTATATTTGTCTATCATATAGACGAAATATAACTATATCTATCCTCCATCATCATCACCACCTTCTTAATATCAGATAAAGTTAATTTCTTTATCTCCATATTCCTACTATCCATCCTGACGAAAGAGTCCTTGAACTCCTGCTCGGTTATAGCATCTAACCTAAATAGATTGTATTTTATAAGTAACTGGGTTACGTCAAATATCAAGATATTAAGATCAACATCATCTTTCAACTCATTAAGTAGATCGCGCATCATATCCTTAATAGCGTCAGTGTCAAGTTCCAGCTTCTCGGCTTCCCTCATCAACTTCTTAATGATGCCATTGTACTCGATTATGATATTAGCATTATCATCATCGGTAGGTAGAAGAATATCCATCGTACATTCTATACCTATCTTATCACTAAGTCTTTCATTGAACTCCGTCATATAATCGAAAGCCTGACTTCTGCTTAAAGCGTATGTATGGTCAAGCAACTGCCTTTGTCTGTTATTGACAAAATAATGACTGGTGTATAACATCATCAAGACCTTCACTCGCTGGATGCGTAGGTCTTGCATAATTTTCCGATGTAAAAAACTATCTAACTGCATAATATAAAGAGTCCCCACCGGGGCCATCACGCACCCGACAGGGACCAACTTTTAAATATCTTACTCGTCAGGTGATGGACTGACACCGCAAAGATAAATCAAGATAATTTATTTAGCAAGGATTTTCCGCTTCATTTTCTCCAGATACGACATTCCCGTCGGAAACCAAAGACTTATCCTCGGCTGCTTTCGTAGGCGAGGCGAACTCCGATTGGGAACCGGGCGGGTTGACGAACGGGGTCTCCGTATCCTCGAAGAACGTCTCATCCCTCCTAATACTCATCCTGAACTTAGGGGCTATGAAAGGATCGTTATTAAGATCGATGTTGATCGTAACGTCATTCATCAAAATATCCTCCTTGGTCCTAGAATCGCCTATCCATCCTCTTACATCAGCGGTCATAGGCATCTTACTAGCGGCTTCCTTGACAGCCTTTAACCGTCCCTTGATAACATCCACGTCTCCCGCCAACGGAATCATATATGTCTTGTTATCCAGCCCTGATCTGGCTATAGCGTTGTTAAGATCCATTATATCATCAATACTTACTCCACCACCTAGACCCTCTATAATTCTGTCAGCCATCGATCCGATCATAGATGAGAATGATGATGTATCCTGATTTTTCAATCTTACGGGGTACAGGTAATTTCTTCCATTTCCTGTCTTTATAGCTACTACCGGGATACGTGAATTTTTATAATCACCATACTTATCCCTGACGATAGCCGTACAGAACGGGAATATATTATACTTAATATCATCCCTCATCGTAACCTCCCCGTTCTCTATATATCCTACACTCTCGACCTTACCAACCGTCTCGTTGGTAAAGTCATTCTCGGATACCATCAACGTCCCATTATCATCACTTACGCTAAAATTAGGTCTTCCCGGCAAAACACTGGTGACTGTGCCTACGAACGGTATATCAATCTCGCCAGCGACAGATCCTACATTATCCCTATACAACTCAAAGGCCATACTCCTTAAATCAGCGTTACTCCCTTTTGAGTCTGGATCATTGGCTTTTAGCACCGAGACAAAATTACCGTCACCATCCACGATCTTAATAACCATATTATTAACCAAATCACTACGGGCAGACTTGGTCTCGTCAGAATTAGGATCAACGGCATAAAGGCTATTGTATTTATCATACAATTCCTTGGTATAAGGATCTAACATATCTACCTTGAACCTCACGATATCGTTCTTACGAAGACTAGCCGCAGCTTCTTGATTTATCGACTCATTATTAGAGCCAAATGCATCTCCTGTATAATAAGGAACAACAGATCCATCCTGCCCCTTGCGATACACCATGAACCAGTTGGAGGTCGATAAGGCGGTCTGCCGCCCCAGTATGACACCGGTAGCGTTCTCGAAAGCCTGAGCGTCATCCTCGCTTATCATCCATCTTGAGTGGTTATTCGACTCTATAACAGTAAATATGTCGGTTCCGTTGGTGAAATCCATCACCCTTCCATTATCAGTATCAGTGGCATCAGATCTTTTAAGCCCAAGACCGTCCATAAACCTGTCAAGTCTCATCCCTCCTACCTCATAATACATGACTCCGCCAATCTCTCTCTTCTGGGCCATCAACACTACCGGATTCTGGGCGGCATTGGCCTCCGTCCTGCCGGTGGATGTTCCGGGTTCGCTCTCCGTGAGAACATCACCCATAGGTATAGACTTATCGTAATCCTTGACAACCATACTTCCATTATCATACAGCCTCATCCATTCCACGAACTGGAGAAGAGGTTTATCAGAATAGTTATTGATAATATCAATAGCCTCATTAAGTTTATCCTGATCAACTTCATTCCCGTTGTCAATATCATTCATAAGATCATTATAAGTCTGTATAGCCTCCTTAACCTGATCCTGATCAAGACCATTAATGTTCATATCTATGATATCATCAATAGTATCCCTGATGTTATTTAAGACGTTATCGTTGGTATTTAACCTATCTATCATTGACCTAATCTTATTAAGCCTAGCTATAGGATTATCGCCAAACCCATTTACAAGATCATTGATACGATCCTTGTTATTATCATATATCTGCCTCTCCCTAGGAGATAAGATATCCTCATTACCGTTCCATATCTTTATAGCTATATTATTGATTCTATCATCAGAAGGATTTATGATATCCTCATTATCAGGTACATTCTCAACGATACCGCCCTCATCAGCCTTGATATCATTCTCCATAGATCTGGCGATCATATGATTATAGGTCTTGAACATAAATGCCTCGTCCTCTCCTATAAGACCATCTTGATAAGCCTTATCTATGGCCTGATCATTGGCATAAAGGGAGTTGGCATCAGGATCATCGGTATTCCTGAAATCATATTTACTATCATCCTCCTCATAAGTCTTTCCCCATATGTTTGACAAAACCTTCATGAACCCACGTTCCTGCGACCGTATGAATCTCCTATCACGCATACGGCGAAGGGACTCATTTATATTCTTATAAGCCACAAGATTATGACGATACTCGCTAAGTAACGCCATAGCCTCTTTATAATTATCAACCCCACGGATAGATACAGCATTCTCAAAACCAACTATAGTCTCATAAGCCGACATAAGATCGGCGGCACTGATCCTTGATTCATTCCTGTTTAATAACAGCTTAGATATATCTGTCTCTGAGTTAACTAACGTAGCTAATCTCCTCTCCAAAGCAATTCTATCCTCCGTCAATTTAAGAAGTCTATCATTCTCCTTGGCTAACTTGACCTTATCAGACTCAAGAGCTTCTTTAGACGTGATACTCTGCTGAAGCTTCAAAACATTCTTCTCCATCTTCTGTATATCATCTGTAAGCTTCCTGAGTTTCTTAAGATCCCTACTCGAATCAGGATTAAGACGAGAATATATATCTAAAGCGGGGCCTATATCCGTATTGTATATCCTTCCTAACTGATTAGCGATATCATCCAAATTATCCTTAGCCTCAAGACCGTTATAAGCCATGTTAGAGATGTAGGTGTTAAATGATCTATTGGATATACCATCGGTAAGGGAGTCGGCAAATCTACTAGCCATAGTAAAATTATCAACCTTCTTATTGAACTCGCCAACAAGATTGGACTTATACTCATTTACCTGCTCATCTGTCATATTCATATCAGAGGCTATATCGCTATTAGGTATAGACTCGATGACTGTCTTGAAATTCTCCTTGGTATCATCTAACATCCCCATTTCCTGATCATAACGAAGACGGTTGAATACGGCGTCACTAAAAGTCTTATCTACGATTCTAGAATTAGGTATATCGTCAGCGTTATTATCCGTACTCAAGCCTGATAATTGAGCGTTCAGGGCCATGCTGCCACGAATAGCACGGATAGCGGCGGTAGTCAAGGCGCCGGCATTGGTGTTGTAAGCCTCCACCATCCCCTTGTTCCGGGACATGTCTTGGCTCCATTCCTTTATACCACCAATAGTTTTTACTCCCATAACCGATCCAATAATCATACCGATGCCGATTTCCTTCCATCCCTGATTAGATCCGTAAGTCTCCTTGAACCCGTTCTTTATAGCCTCCATATAGCCTATATTCTGACGAATAGCCATAGGATTGTATCTTGATTCTACCCAATCCTCGGCGGATTTACTAGCCACTCCCTGAAGACCTTCCTCATACAGACCCTCAGATACCGGACGTTTGATAATATTGAACGTATTCCCGGCTATTTTCTGCCATTTCTTAGGCGTTATGATCCTCAATGTTCCATTATCCATCCTCTCGGCTCCTACACCAAATATATTTCGTTTTATGAACTTATCAACGCCCAGATCCATGCCAAACATATCACCGAACATAGCTATATTGGATAACGTAAGGATACCGATATTGGCAGCGAATATAGCGTTAGCGGCATCAGCATTATCAGCTCTGAACTTCATGAGTTCCTCATATGAGGCTTCTCTACCATAGGCATTCCTGTAAGCCTGCTTGAAGTTTTCCTCAGATTCCATCAACCCACTCCTTGACTCTACCGAAGCCTCCCAAAGCGTTGACGTACCGATAAAGGTCAGGTTGTCCAGCCCCTTACCTATGCCTCGTCCTATGCGGGCAGCTCTTAGCATAGCATCAAACCCGGTCTTTGTAGCAGAAACAGCCTTCCCCATACCGGCAATCGTAGCACCTATTCTAGCCCCCATACGAGCGGCATTCATAAGACCAGCTCCGGCGAAGGCGTAAGATGACAAAACGGCTCCAGCCGTAAATGCAGCTCCTGACAAAAGATCATTTGTCCAAAAATTGGTTGTAAACATACTTTTAAGAAATCCAGCATCTCGCTCCTCCTTACTGTAATAATGATTAAGCGTATAATCACCACGCTTATCCATATCATCCAACCATCTGGCAAAACTGTTATCATACATAGCTGATAACGTCCCTTTTGTAACAAGCTCCTTTAATCCATAAACAGACTGACCTACTCCACCTATTCCATACAAAGCAGACTTATAAATAAACTTACCTAATCCTCTATAAGTTTTCTCCCAACCACTTTGACTTCTCGATAGACGATCATCATTATCCACATTATTGATATAACTCTCGTATTTTGGAATCCATTCACCTGTTGACAGCCTATACCTTGAATCACGAAGGTTGATCCTACTTCCAGTTATATCATAATTACCCTTAGGAATACCCGTCTCGTTTATCATCTGAAAAAGCGGATTCCTTGCTTTTACATCATCATGATAAGATGTCTCTACGGAATTTTTTATACCCTCTACTAATGATGGAATACTCCTGCTTCCCTCTCTAGACAAAACATCATTATCCATATCCGATGAACCGCGCATGCCAACAGGTATAGGGATAGAAGAAATATTATCCTTAGAAGGCATGGGAGATGGAATTGATGGAGTAGGGACATAATATCCCTGACTCTTCATCACATTCCCTATATCGTTATTATTATTGCTCATTTTTTCCATCTATTTTATCCATAGTCTCTTTATCCAACACCAAAAGAATATTGCTAAGATCAGAGTGCTGCTCATTAATATCTCTACCCTTAACAATAACGTCTTTATTGATAGCCTCAACCACGGCTTGGGTAAGATACATCTGAGGACACATATTTATAATCTTCATGATATTATCAGCATAATCAGTATTATATTCCAACACCTTTAGAGGTGTCCCGGTCCTAGCCTGCCCGTGAAAATAGATGCCAACCTCAACACCTCCAGGAAAGCCCTTGGCTTTAACATCATACGATTTGTAATTTCTTAAAACCGTATTAATAATCCTAATAGCTCTTTTATTAAGCTCGGATGTAGCTAGTTCATTGTTCTGAATATTGTACTTATCAACCATCCTAGAAGCCTCCTCAGCCGCATTCTCGATAGTAGCGAAAGCGCCAAGTGAATTAGCTTGCGCCCATTTCTGATAAGGCCTATTGGTCGTGGCAGAAAAAGATACAGGGATGATCTTAGATTCGTAATCTTCAGATCTTACATTCCTTTCCCTTTCGTACAAACTATACCCCATACTATCTAATTCCTCTTTAGTAACTTGAACCGTAGCGATATTTTTCCCGCCAGCCATAGCTACCAAATCAAATGTATTGGGATTATCCGTAGGACGAGCATACAATATGTAATTATTAAGCCTGCTATCTTTATCCTTATTCAAGAAACCAGCTCTTGACAAAAGCAGACTCTCTAATTTAGCATGCATACGCCTATCTTCTTTAGAGGCATTGGTAGAATTAGAGAACGACCATGATCTTGGAGCAAACTCGTCATATCTTCTTTCATAGACCATTTTAGAATCCTGAATAGCCTTAGCTATATTACGACCTATATTAGATGAAGACCATTTTCTTCTAAGCGTAGGGCCGTCAGCTCTAGACATATTCTTACCTAAGATCTTGATCATTTTATCCCTACTAGTCATATCGACATTATCGCTATTCATTACCGGATTGTCTACACGACTATAAGTTTTAGCTATATCATTTATATCCTCCAGAGTGAAATTTTCTCCTGAATATCTATTTAACAAATTTATATAAGATCTCATCAGCTCCGTATTAGCTATAGATCTATCCGCATAGTTGATGTTCTCGCTTATCAATCCAGCTATAGCGGAAACCTTTAAAGCATCTTCTGGTGAATACTCTTTCCCTCCAATAATAGCTCCATTCTTACCAACATCCCTCGCATTAACCATACCATTGTCAGTATATGTATCAATACCTCCAGTAACATAGTCCTGATCCCTTACAGCATCATTAAGGATATTTTCCGTAGCGACATCAAAGGCATTTGTAAGATAATCAACTTCCTCATCCATGATCTTACCATACCTATTCCTATTATCATTCGCTGCCATAAGAGCCTCGTATTTATTCACCATATTTGGGGTTGATGATAATACAGAACTTGACGCACCGCCATTATTAGTGATCCATGCCATAATATTCTCGCTATTAACACCACCATGATATATAGAAGGATTGTTTTGTATATCGTTCTCTATGCCTCGTAGATCAACAGGATTTATGGATGATATTAAATCCTTCTCACCTGTCGATATATTATTCTCATTCTGAATATATTGATTGTCAAATATATTCTCAGGAGTAACATTAGGCTGAACCTTTTCCAGCTCAATCATAACACCTGTAGGGATATTAGAGCTATTACCAGCTTCCTTGGCCATTACTTCCCTAAGCTTAATATTCTGATCTATCTCCTTTGATTTCTGCCTCCACGAGAACTCTCTCTCCTTGAAATCAAGATTTCTCATCTTAAAGTAATAATCATCAGCGATGTAGTTCTCAGATGAGTTGTTATACGACCATCTAGCGGATACACCATCAAGAAATTCATTACGTACAATAAACTCCCCCGCTCTAGCCGGGTTCATATTATTGCCAATAAAGGAAGTAGCCTCCTCCACTAACGCACGGCGCTGTTCCCGGACCTCCTGTAGTGACGCCTCAATAGCCGCCTTAGCGGAAGGGCTGGCCTCGGCCCCTTTGAGTTTGGCTAAGAGTGCGCTCTCCTCAGCGTCAAAACCGGAAACATATTTATTAACGAACTGATCAGTAGTCATGCCACTAAACATACCGGGATTAGTGGCAGCCAAATACTGACCCTCTATCTGCATCTGAGCCTTAGCGTTCTGGGATATAGATCTAGCGGCTATCGCTCTAATCTGAGATCGACTCATCTCATCAACAGTAATATCTCTCATCCTACCAGTAGGCTTGCCATCCACTACCTCAGGAACAGAAAACTTCTTTCCCTTATTAAGACTGACGAAATCCTTCATCATCTTATTCATCTCCTCATTGTAATCCGTATAAGGAGTGTAATGAATAGGATTCATCCTTGTACCAACCTGACCATCATTAACCCATTCATAAAACGGCATTAAGGCCACAGCCTCATTTATGGCACTATATTGCTTAGGATTATTAAGCTTCATATCTTCGATCTTCTGAAAGAAAGACCTATACTCCCTAGTACCGGCGATAGCGTTCAATACACGGGTATCTAAAGCCTCTCCAAGACGGGCTTGTATGCTTCTAGCTATACCATCAGAAGCTAGATTGGATTTACGATACACGTTATTCACATCCTGTATCAATCCATTTAACCTATTCTGAAGATATTCCCTATCCTGAGGTTTTATAATGTCAGAATTGATAATATAATCAGCATACTCATTTATAGCCTGCCGATTGGTATCTATCTTCTGCTGCATGTATCCCATACCCTGCATCATAACATCCATGTTGTAGGGTGATACGTACTTACCGTAATTCCTTAATATACTGTATTGTGAAGCCATTATTTATCCCTTTTTGCCTTTAGTTACTTCCTGAGCAGGATATAATCTCCTGTAACTTAATATATCTCCTTGAGGGTCTGCGATCAACTGGCCATTGGGACCAATCTTAACATCCCCAAATATAGATCTTAATGTATTCATGGTCGTAGCCGTGTTCCACTTCTGCTGGATCTCGTCATTTACGCTATCGAAATACCTGGCCCAGTTCTCGTCATTTATAGCCAATCCCTGCAATATACGTTGCTGGTAAGCTTGACGTTGGGCTATATTCTTATCGTACGTATTAGCCCATGACTGAGCATTGACATTATCAGCCCAAGTCCTTTGAGCCACGTTCCCTTGTTCTACCTCATTTATATACTTACCTATATTGGAACTTAATATCGCCTGTAGGTTGGATGATAAAGCCCCTCTCTGGGAATCCGGGACATTACCCATCTGATCCAATTGTGATTGGAAAGCACGATTGGCCTCAACCATATACTGATCAGCCGATCTCAACACCGGATCCACGGTAGGAGCGTAATGCCTTTCCAGACCTTCCGTTGTCACGGCTCCCGGAGTCATCCTGAACACCTCAGGAAAGTCAAGACCGCCACCCACTATATTCCTGCCTCCATTGCCGCTGTTCGACTTACCGGCATTTGTATTGGTCTTAGGGAGTGTATTGGGATCAATCAGCTCAGGCATATCCAGTTTAACATCAGGTTCCTCCACATCACCTATATCCATAGGACCGGGAGCCACCTTATGAGGATCAAGTATAAAATCAAGACCTTCCATTCCTTTCATGGATCTCAATGCCTGCATCTTAAGCATATCCTCGCCAAGTATCTTATTAACGACATCCTTGTTCTTGTCAGAGAATAGTTGGCTAAAATGGGTGATACCAGCATCGTTAAGAGCCTTATGCTGTTCCTCTGTAACAACGTCTAGACCGATCATAGGGCGAGATGTGGTAAACAAACCTAATTTATTGTCTCTCATCCTATCATGATATGCGGCTTTCTTGTCTTCCGGGTAATTACCTTGGCTATCCTCACCGCCAAAAGAAACGAGCGTCGTGTAATCCCGAAGCGCCTCTGCGTTGGAGATGATCGGGTTATCCGCCGTAGCCAAGCCCATCCAGCCACTCGTCTGTCCGTAGATAGCGTCCTGTAGCGCCCTAGCCTTAGTATTGCCCGTGGCATTCATATAAGCCTCATAAGCGACAGGATTAAACGTCTTATAATAATCCAATCTCTCATCAGCGTTAATGCCGCCATAAGAACCTTCCTGACCTTGACGCTGATACCCGAACGTATTATCCTTATTATTGTACTTATTCTCTACAGGGCGGAAAGTAAGGAGATAATCGAATAAAGAGCTACCACCTTTCTCCATCTTCTGACGAATACCAGCAACCTTCCGGAGCAGTTCTTTCTTAGCCTCAGCTACATCATCTTCTGTAAGGCCATATTCTTTCATGGATCTGGATATGATGTTATCTATCTCACCACCCTTAGCGAAATACGTATCCTCATCCTTCTTCATCTTCCGGTCTTCCTGCTCCTTGTATATGACGTTAGCGAAGTCCGTAAATCTTCCCTCTAGGCCATTAACCGTCTCGTTACTATCATTTATAGCCTTGGACAATACGGAGGCGTTTAAACGCCTCGTATTCTCGTCATCTATCTTATCGTTCTTCTTCAGCTTCTCCAGCGCCTTTTTCTGATCATCGTAAGCTGATTTAAAACCGATCTTAACCTTATATCTATCCATTAACGTAGCATACGTATCCTTAGGCGTGGCCTTGATCCCATACGTATCCCTGATGTATTTGGCGAAATCCGGTTCTATGGTAGTATCATCGGTAATGACCTTCGTCCCCTGCTCCAAGGAAACGGGGGTTCCCCCATCGGCATGCTTCTGCCCCATGGCCTCCATCGGTGCCTCCCCAGGCTGCGTCACGTACTCGCCCTTCTCGACCTCTACATTGGCTTGATCTTCCATCGACTTAGGTAACGGATATAAATACTCTCCGGTAAGGCTACCGCTATCGAATCTATTATTAGGCCCTAGATAAACACCCCCACCATCCTTGTACTGCATCTGGGATTGCCTTCTTTGTCTGGCCTCACGCTCCTGAGCCAACCTGATATTGGTACGAGTACCTTTCTCAGACGCTATCCCAGAAACCACGTTACGAGCCAATCCCATGATACCACTAATTCCTGAGGCTATGGTGGTTATCGTATTAGCTGTTTTAGCCCCAGTGGATAAATCTCCATATCCCTCACTTCTCATACGCCCTATACCACGACCCATCTGAGTGAATCTAGACCCTATATCATCAGCGCCATAATAAGGAATAGTAGTGAAGTCAAAAACATCCGTGCTGCCAGACTCGTCAACCTTCTTATTGCTGTCAACGATAGCGTTCAAATCACTTGTATCAATGGCATTAATATCAGGCTGCTGAATATCAAATCCTATCCGGGTAGACGAAACCAAAGGTTCCACTCCAAGACCCTGAAGACCAACAACATTACCGGGCATGACAGGATCAACTTCCCCAGCATCTTGATATTTAGGTATCTTCCTTTTAATTACATACTTTCCCATATATCAAATTATTTCGTTCTGATACAAAGATAGTTTAAAAAAAATACAGACTCACCATTTGACAATGATGAGTCTCTTTAATACTAATCCTTTAAAGACATAACAGGGTTACCCCATTTCTTTTTCCACTCATGACCAAGATAATCTATAAGTTTATCATAAGTATCTATAAAACCACCATCTATAACCCCAGTGATAACATTCTCTACAGCTACTATGTCGTTTAACTGATTCTTTGTAGCCGTATTCCTTATCCCACTCTCATGCTTGTTAAAGACAATAAAATTAATAGCCTTAGCTACCCTTGATATCTTATCAGACAACTGACTCTTGTCGCTAACCAACATGGCAACGGCCGAACTCATCTTGATATAAGCCTCGCCAGCGGCATTCCTGTCCTCTATGAATCCATCATGCAACCATATTATCACCTTGGCGTATATCTCCGGATCCAACTCCAAGGCTATCATGACAAAGAAATATGGATTAATATACCATTTTTGCCCCTCTCCTTTTCCCTTGCGATAAGCCATACCGTATTTTTTAAGATCCGTCATCTTACCTATTTTCAATACCTCTTTTTGTACAGTACTTTTCATTACTGTACATATATTGTTGACACTTAGTTCTTTAACTAGAGATTTCATTTTCTCCTGAAATCCATTAGTAGCAAACAGGTGGTCGAGTCTTCTCGCCTCCAGCCCAATAGACTTGCGTTTCTCGTTCAACGCCTCCATTACTTCAGTTATGCATACAAATCCGTCCTTGGACATAACAGAAATGTTTCTACCTAACAATTCCCTACTCTCTGATGACAAAATCAAATTACTTTTCATACCTTTACAAAGTGTTTTAAATTAATAAATGCGCCTATCCGCTCGTGATGAGTAGATAGGCGCACAAATATAAATAATACTAATATAATTACAAAATATAATTAACTATATTACAGATAATAATACCTTGTAATTTTAATTCATCGCAAGATAGTTACAGCAACTAGATCCTTTTTACAAATAACGAACCTATTGCTTTCACTAGGTCATAGAAGCCAGCAGCGCTGAACCCGACTGCCACTCCATATAATAGAGCTTCCCACCATTCACTACCTACCAACAACGGGGATACCTGAAGAAACCAAGCCAAGATACATACCAACATGCCGATAACTACAGCCGACAGGATCTTAGCCCACTTATGGGTGTCAATATACGGCACTACCTTAGCTAGCTGAGTGGCTGACATCGTGACGAAAGCCATGATGCCTGTAAAGGTAGTCAGATCAATAGTAATAGGCCCTTCTGATGGGATTACCTCTTGCGCCATCAAAGCGAATGGCGTCAATAACATAGTAAATAAAAACAACAATCTTTTCATATCTAAAACGTTTAATGATTTCACAAATGTAACATTAATTTTGAGATCTACTCATGCCCTTTATATTCAGCATCAACCCCGGTATCATATTAAGCACCAACTGCCTTTTTGCCTGTTCCTTACGCATACGCTCGGCCTCCGCTATCTGCTTCTCTGATTGGGGATCATTCTTGATATTATTAGTAATGTCCTCTATAGCTTTCTTGTTAGCGCCGGATTGAGCTAGCATCTTATATAACAAGTCTTGGCCTTCCTTCTCCCACCAGCTATCCATGGCAGGATGGGAAGCCAAAGAAGAAGCGGCGGGGGCTACCGTCTCAGGCACGGGCTGCTGACCTCCGTCCCCCGTGCCCGAATCCCGCTGCCCAAACTCGTATCTCATTGGCTCGTTCTCCGGTACACCGTATCTGTTGGAGAACATATCGGCGAACTCAAACCGCTTCTCGTTTCTTAATGTCGATCCAAGGGGTCTTCCGTATCCTTGATTCCATGCCACGGTAGCGTCCTTGTAGTTGACGGCGTTATCGAAATCCGATTTAGAATACATATAGTAATTATATACATTACCTTGAGCGTCCTTATCAAAGAACTTGCCTTGGTTCATGTAGTTCCAGCCTAGCCCCGGTACACGACCTTGATACTCATCCACAAGATAATCCAGTTGTTGGGTTAATGTTGGTTTCTTACCATACCTACGCTGTAGCTCTTTCTTCCTCGGTCCAAGCCATTGCTGGATACCAAAGTCACCGGCGGCGCCTAGGGCTTCGGTGTCCCCTCCGGACTCGGCGGCGATGTTAGACAGGATGCCGATAGCTTGCGTTTGTGGTATACCCTTCTTTTCTGTCAGATAATCCCATATCTCATCATACACAGCCATCTTATTATTCTCTGATCTACGAGGATCGATCACATACTTTCCAGAACCATAATCGCTCCCTGTATTTATACGACCTCCTTCAGCCTTGTCCTCCAACTTATTCTTAGACATAATAGCGTTACGAATAAGAGCATCCCTTCCACTCTCTTGGATAGGGCTATAGTCCTTAAACGATCCTCTCTCCTCAAACTTATCACCTATAGCGTCTAATGTCTTAGTGACTATATTGACCGGGAACTCTTGATCATTACTATAAAAATCATATACATCGTAAACACCTAACCTCCCATCCGGACGTCTATAAATAGTAAAATTACCAAACCCTGATAACGGGGTAAGATCACCAGCAGCTTCGGGGTAAAAATCATACTCAGAAAAAACCGTAGGCTTTCCGGATCTTACCGAATTACGATTCTTCTCAAATATATCTACCCATTCTCTAGACTTTTTCAAAAGCTTCAGCCTACCATAAGCATCATCTGTAGCCAGCTTATCAGAGCCATATATTTCTTGCTCCGTATCACGAATCTTTTTATCTAGCCTCTTTATCTCATCCTTAGTGTCACGATTGAACATCTTCTCAATATCAGTAATGACATTATCAGGAATCCTTATCTCCTTGCTATTTCCATCAAGACTATTAGGCTGGGATAAAAATCTACCCCATAGCTGTTCGCTATATTCATCAACATTAGCTTTGCCATTTCTTCCGTATATAAATTCCTTAACCTTATCGGGAAGACTGGCATTTGAGGCTACCACATCAGGTGTTACATTCTCATACAACCTCCTTCTTATGGCGTTACCTATGATGTCTTTTAAATACGAAGCTCTATCAGATACATCTTGTCTTACATACATAGGATCATTACCAGTAGGACCTCCTTCGGCTTTCCGCTCAATTTTCTCTCCCCATAGCCCATATTTCTCCCTAGGCCATATGCCGTCTATGGCATCCACATAACCAACGGGATGCTCCCCGTCCAGACGCCGGTTCCGCCGCTCGTCCGCAGGGTACAGAGCGTTGGCCAACGGCTGCGTGATATGACCCAACTCCTTATCTTTGGATCTCGACATAGCGTCCACCACAGTCTGATATATAGGTCTTAATTTCTCAGGCAAATATAACCCCGCCTCATCAACCAACTCACCTATCTTCTTATTTATACCCCTGATACTGAAATTATAATTACCCATGCCATTATTCAACGGGGACAACGCACCTCTTATCCCATTCATACCCTTAACAGCAGCTCCTCCGCTAAGGATATCAAACTCCGGGGACACGTTTCTCAAAGGACTATCATCCATACCCCTGAAATACATAGGACGCTCGCCTCTTACGACACGATCAAGATCCTCCTTATATAAATCCTTTATCCACGATGGGATTTCCTCCGGTTTATTCTTCTTAGACATATACTACATTTTTCACAAAGATAACTATAATCTCATAAGCCTAAAAACACGAAACGGGCACATAATAAATCATGTACCCGTTTATACGCTAATGCATGTGATAAGCAGCCAAGGCTCCTTTAGCTTTCTCCTTAGACTTGTACTTAGCCGGCCATAATTTACCGGTCTTGTTACTGACCACTCGCCAATCACTCCCTACTTTCTTGATACATCCTGATTTCGGGCATTTGCCCTTCTTTTTACTGCTAGTTTTCCCTGCTGCCATAACATCAAATATTTAAAGGTATATAATCACCTCAATAAACTTTCTCCTCATTGCTAAACCAACGAACTATCATCTTGAACCGACTCTCAATGTCATTCACGAACCTAGCCAAGAACCAATCGCCACGAAGACGATCCCGCCACCTCCGATGATAATCGACAGCCCTAGGGTCGATCTTCCGGTCAATGTCATTCACATCCTTGATCCATACCGGGAGGTTATTAGTATCGTCTTTGACCTCGTTAAAATAGTCATTTATATTTATCTTCTGATCAACCTCCGTCACCAGTATCTCACGGCTATCTTCATTGGTTACAGGATACCTTAACCGCTGGCTCATATCGTTCTTATTGGCGATAACCATCCGAAGCTCTCCGCTGTTGTTGGTATCGTTATAAAACCATGCCTTATTGAATCCGGTAGTCCTAAGGATTTGGTAATTAACCTCATCCTGATACCTTCTGGCATCCATCCGATATTGGTAGTTCGCGAGGATCTTATTCACATACTGCTCACGTACCGGGACCTCTATAACGAACGGATATAGCTTACCGTAAAATACTTGATACGATTGGTTGGTCAATCCATGAGACCATAACCCTATCTCCTGACTTTCACTTGAGTAGTTCTTTCCAGACTGGAAATAATGCTGGTGCTCGATATAATAATCAGGGGTGTAGGATAAATATGATTTCCACTCACCCTTCAGGCAGTTATATCCAACGGTGAACGAGACGTCCGTGAAATGGCTGGCGTCCTGTAGCTCCACCGCCTGCCCGTTCCTGTAGAACCGGCCGCCACGGAATTGGTACTCGCTCGGATTCCCTACCGGTATATAATCTTTCTTGGTTATCAGAACTCTCTTGAACCGATTGTCCCAGCCCATGGATAGCCCTATACCAAAGAACTTGTTATCGATATCGTAATAAGACAACTCAGCGTCCGTATCAGCGTTATATATCCGGCTACGGATGATCTTCATCTGAAGATGCTCCTTAAACCAGTTTCTAAGCCCCGGTGTGACCTCCGTAAGATTCCTACCATTAGAATCTACCTTAAACACCTGACCACGCCTTAAATCGACCCAAAAATGCCCAAACTCGCAACTGATCATATCCCGGCTCTGGGTCCCGGAATATCCTAACGTCGTATTATTATACTCGATACCACGAGAGGCGAAAAGACCACCTGTCCCTAGCTCGCTATTCTCCGGGGATATTCTCTCCGCCAACACGTCTATGGCATTGTACAACCCTACCTGATTCTCAAAACGAGCCAGTATCTGATCCGACTCTATCCCTTTCATGCTTATAAGTTTCCCGAAAGATGTCTTGAACTCATGGTAATCCATAGGCTTGTACGACAGCCAAGGATCGGTCATGCCGTTCTCCGACACGTCGGCGGTGCTCCATATGACGCCGTTGGGTCTTTGGTAAGCGCAGTCCCAAAAATTGCTATCATACGTCTCTGGTAATGACCTGCCACCTAACGTAAATCGATTCTTATACACAGGACTTATCTTAAACACATTATCCCTTGATATAGGGACATTACGCTCCTGAGTCCATGATATATAATCCCCCACCTCCGGATAGAACCCCTCGTAAGGCTCAGGTCCGGCTATACGGAAATTGCAATTGATCTCAGACTCCACAAGAAACTGAGGTATGCCATAGAAGTATAGGAAGAAACGACCGCTAAGATACATATCCCCGGTCTTGCAAGCCATCTCGTAAGCGCTCTTCCGGCTAGGGAATGAGTATAGCGATCCGGTATCCGTATCGGTCTTATTAAGATAATCCTCCCCGGTGTCGTAATTAACGAAATAACGGGGATACCCGATGTTCCGATAATCATAATAAGGGAATGGTATCATGTCCCCCTGACCGAACTGAGTCAAGTAAAACATAGGCATCTTCCTCTTAAGTGAAAATCTTGATATAAATACATCACCTCCAAAAACAGGTTTACGCTTATCCTCATCCATCAACCCGCAACCACCTAACGATACCCATCTGATATCCTCTATCTGCCCGTATTGAGCCGGAGAATATTTCTTTATCCTCATATAGGGACAGGATACGAAAGATTCACGTGTCATAAAATGAGGCGTCATACCAGCTACCTCATCATTACGAATATTACATTCATCCTGAATACGGCTGGTATCGTAACTTGAAACCAACTCCGGATATTCAAGCATATACTTATCCATACCAAATGACATAAACAACGAATGCTCACGATCGAGGTTGTTTATGACAATAGGCTTACCACCTACGGTTTCCCCCTGCGACGAGATGTCTGTTACCGGATATAACCCGCTCTTAATATATTTGGCCGTTGACAATCCACGCAGCTCCGACGCCCCTATTTTTTGGTAAAATAAATTATAATGGGCAACAGAAGTATAATAATAAGCGTAATTCCATCTAGGTCCCCTATCTATCAAGGCCGTTAACCACTGATACCTGTACTTCCCTATATCCACGACAGACTGGGAGGTAGCCTTGGCGATACCTGTAGCCAGACGGATAGCCGTCAGAGATATACCCACCGGGTTGGCCAAAAACATCACGCCTCCACCGACATATTGCTGTGAAGCCGACTGATATGTATACTCAGCTATAGCGGATATTAAATTAGCCATAGCCTCCACCGTAGCCAATGACGTTGCCATACTATAAGCCTTACTTCCTAATATCGTCCATTTAGGGTGATCCTCCACCTCCCTGAATATACCAGAGGATTTACCTAATTGATAACCATCAACAAGGCACTCAGTGGGAGCATCAGGCTTGTTGAAGGCAATATCAGGGCTTAAGAATGAATACCAGATATTACCCTTCCTATTAAACGGATGCGTTATAAAATTCTCACGATTAATATCCTTATAAATATACATATCATCAGACAAATCGTTGTAAGGATAATTAGGATAAAGGTTAGCCGATCCGTCGGGATCATCGTACTTAAACATATCATAAGCCAGACCGGTACCGATAACGCTCTTATCCAATGTCCTATCTCCCCTATACAGCTCATATCCTATTATGGAATCCCTTCTAGCCTTATCTATAAGGCCATTCTCTACCGCTATATCCAGAAACTCATTAACGATATCGTCATCAAGCATCACCCCCATAGGATAAATATAGGAGTCAACTCCATATTGACCGGTCAGTTGAGACGGATTACCCATAAAAGGAGCGACAGAGTTATCCGGGAACTTGTAATGACGTATAGGTTTCTGACAAAATGTGGTTGACGTATTGGGGTACTCAGCGTTATCCCCATTACCGGTGAAATAAGACTTACCCTCAACGGACTTAGGAGACCCATAGTATTTCGTCAAAGAATCTATTATATCCTTCCTCTTTGATCCTCCCGATGATATCCCGATCTTACTTGAATCATACAACTCAAAATTAGCCGGATACTTATTGGTAGACTCCCAATATCCGAAATCACCATACTGATATGGTCTGGGAGCGCAATCAGCGGGTTTATCTCCACATGAGATGCATTTCGCCTCATATGTGACAAATCTCCTTAATTTCAGTTCTTTTGTAAAGAAGAATACGTATTTCACCTCCAGTGGCCGAATGCCAAAACAGAACGGGGCGGGGAAGATGGCAGTGCCAGCCGTATAAAATCCGGCAAGTTCCTTCATGTCCTGCCTCATGGCGAAACCGGTGAAGAACACGCATACCGCTGGCTCAATACAAACATATATCTTATGGAAAGTAGTCTTGTCATCATTCCAGAACAAGTACTTTGGCATCATAAATATCTTATGATCCACGTAATTCACTATAACACCTTTCTTGGCATCATTAGCCAAAGGATTAGGAGCCACGGTACCTTCCTTGTCCGAGAAAAACGTTATACGAACCTTATTGTATGATGATGAGTCGCCGATCGGATAATTATAGTTACCCATCATCTCTATGTACATAATACCGTTATCAGGATCGGATAAACCACTTATGTATTTCTCGTAATCCAACTCCACCCATCTGGCGTATGAGGATACATGTGGATAGAACTTGAAATAAGTCAAGTTGCTTCTACCGAACCAATTGGTCTTGGCGTCAATATCATTCTGCATAGACACACGATCTTCCCAGTCAGTAGTTATACCGGTATTAAACTTAGAATTATCACCATCGCCAAAAAGACACATGGCGTTCTCGATACCAAACTGACTCTCATATTGGGGGAAATAAGCCTCCATCGTATCCATTAACTGATCAAGCATCGTCTCCGTATGCTTCTTTCCTTCCCATCCGGGATATTGATACAAATATGTGCACTTACCCAATGACCTACCCCCTTGGAATGTAGGAAGTTGAACATCGTTAATAGTAGGATTCACGTGAGGATCACCTACCGAACACCCATTAGTACATATACCCTCATCATATAACTGCCGGACATTAGACATATCCTGACACAAGACCAAGGCGGAGGAGTCTATATCAGACGGGAATTTATCCTCATCCTGACCATCCAGCCATTCCTGAACCAGATCTATGATATTCTTACCTCCACTGGAATAATTATCGAAATCACACAATACAGAGAACTTCCTTTGTGACTCGGCATTACTTTGTATTAATGTAGTAGGCTCGGTCTCCACATAATCACTAGCCAGCTTATATGTAAAATCAATCCTAGAATCCACCAAAGAGTTTTTATCCAATATAGTCCTGGTCTCTATCCTCTCGATATCATCACATCCACTAGGGAAATCGGGAGCCTTTATACCGTCTTGATCCTCCGGCAATGATATAGCAGCGCATAACTCGTCAGTAATACCTACATTAGATTCTATGATATCACACAGGTTCTCTATATTATCAGCGATATAATCAATAGCATCATCTACCGTAACATCTTCCCCCATCGTATTGATAACGAATTGGGTCTCTCCTACCGTGGCATATTCCTGCTCTACATATCTGAGTTGCTTGACATCTAGCTGATTCTTGCATTCTCCTCCAAAATCATCAAATCCCCAAGACGGGTCGTTTATGATCTTTGCCGTATTCTTAAACTGCCAAAGATGACGGCGGCTGTTCCCCGCGCACTGCGGGTTGTTCTCCAGCACCGACGCAGCCGACAGGTCGTCAGAGTTACCGTCCTCATCAACGATAACCTCCATTTCCTCCCTTGTGGCCGGACGAGGGATAAGCGGGAATCTAGCCGTCCTGTATCCTGTATTGGTAAAGAATCTTATACCCAACGGATATACCTCGTCACGCATGAAAGAGGCGTATTTAGAGCAAGCCACACCGTCTTTATACAAATTCTCCGTGGCTATAGATGTCTGCCATTTAACGAAATGACCCAAGAAGTTGACGACCGGTTGAAGATTCCATTCGTTCTCCACGGTCAAGCCGTATTGAAGAAGACGATTCCCGACAGACGTCATGCCTCTGGCTGTCTTATATACCGGTATCTCCTTGGACAGCTTCTCCATTGTCGTACGCTCGCTATACTGATCCGTAAGATAATAGATGGTCCTTTCCGTTATCGGATGTATACCTTCTATGAAATACTCAAGAACCGGGCTTTGCTCACCATTAAACCCAACCGTATTCTGTATAACACCTATCTTATAATGAGATACCTGCTTATCTATATTAGACACGGTAAGGCGGATACCCATGTTGGTTGACTTACCCCATAAACCATCGCGGATAACCATATCTTGACGATCGAATATCATGATAGGATTGGTCAATGAGCAATATCCAGTCTTCTCTATCCCGAACTCATCGCACAACGCCACGCAGAACTGGTAGGTCCCGGCACGCAAGCTCCCCCCGAACTCCACAACCTCAGGCTCCACGCATGGGGCCGTCAGCAGCGGGAATACCAGTAGCTTCTCGCAAGCCAGCCTACACCTCTCTATTGGTTTGTCATCCCCACATGTCTTATACCCATGATAATGATACCAAAAGTCACCATCCTCATCTGGATTAAGAGCCTTATCGACCATAACATATCGCTGGGGATTATATCCATCGGTCCAGTATATCACCTTCCCGCATTTCTCGTCCTTGATCTCTATATCGAAGATCGGATGATGAATGGAGAAATTAAGACAAGGGTCATCAACCCAGTCCTCTATCAGGACCTCCATCAAATCACATATCTCATCAAAACGACCATCCGACTCCTCAAGCCTCTCGCCAAGGATACGATGGATGTCCTTTCCCGATCCAGCCAATTGATCCTCAACGGTCTTGATATAATCCAATGACCGCATGAACGTGATCTTAGACGTATTATCATCCGGATTGGATAGAAAGAAATAAGTGTTATCACCAGCTATGTCATTCTTATACCCAATAACCTTATAGCCATCAAATCGCTTACATAAAAGGGTACTAGGCTCGTTCTGGATCTTAAGCTGGCTTCCATCGTCACCCTCTATGGTAGCGTTCAAGGCGAAACTATATTCAGACGGGGATAGATCCTGTGGATGCTTATCCCTGTTCATCCCGGAGTCGGGAACCGCTATGTTAGAGTTATTTTGCACGACATTATCTTTTTCGCAAATATAATAAATCCACCAGATAATCACTTATGTGGCGGATTCTAATAAACAGTACATATTATGCAAAACATTCAAATCGTACAAAAATAAAAAATCCTCCAGACTTTCACAAGTCAGGAGGAGAACTAAATACTTTTAAACGCTCGTGTAAAGTACAAAAACACAACAATTACAAATTTTTACCCATGTAGTTCGATTGCTTATCGGCATCCTCTACAGATATGTAAAAGAAACCGTTAGTCACGTATCTCTCATTGACATCCACAAAATCAGTAGATCCTTTATCCACTCCTTTCTTCGATCCCTCATCACACACAGCGACCAGACTATTAAAGTCATTGGAATAACCTACGACTACACCGTGCATATCCCGATTTCGAGGATCGAATACGTACCTCATCTTACACCTATCGTAAGCTAACTCTAAAGAGCTTTTGCTTAGCCTCTCATCTAATCCAGCACCCGCTACCAAGGCCAAAACGCTCTTTGATATGTCACTCATGGTGGTATCCTTGGCCGGAGCCTTAGGTATAGAAACGCCTTCCATGACAAAATCCAACGCCTTATCTACAAGACCATCGAAATCATCATCTCTTATATAATCCTTAAGCACCTCCAGTATATATAACCGGACATGGAGTTCGTTATTGACATCATTCAATGTAATCATAATACTAGTTTTTGGCAAAGCTAGATTATTTCTGTGCAATAAAAGATCAAATATGTCATAAGCGAAGGACTAAAAAAAATAAAAACTCCCCCATCCTCACGGACGAGAGAGCTGATAGATATTTGTATTATGAAAAAGAATAATCACTCACCTATTCTTACAATACAGTCACGAGACTCCTTGTTATAAATCATCGTACCTACCTTAGAATACAAGGTCTTTATATTTTGCCAATTATCCTCGCCGTGAGCGGATACGTTAGTAGGGGCATCACCGGTATAAACCTCCTCACCTCCTATGTTGACAAAATCATATCCACGTTTCTCCATCGTTCCGCCCTTATAAGCTGTAAATTTGATAGTTACATTCCCTCTTTCTCGACCGCCATACCAGTTGCCGTATATACCACATCTGATCTCAAGAGGTAATTTATCGTAATTATCGCCATCCAATAACGGCCCCATCTGGATCAAAGCTGCCTCATTACCTGATTCCATGTTATCACCACCGTGAATAAGATAATCACCTACCCGCTCCTGCGTGGTCTGGTACTGTTTACTCCAACCAACCAGCTTGCCGTCAACGTCCGGGAGGCCGGTGTTGTCGAAGCCGGTTGCCGTGTCGAAGTCAATGCCGTCCTCGTCAGCCCAGATATACCTAAGCACAAGGAAATCGAACTCAGGGATGATCACCACCGGAACCGACTCCTGCCTGCACACGAACGTCTTCTCTTCCTTGGTTCCCTCTTTTATAACCTTGTATGTTACCTGACGTATCTCGCCGGTCTCATTAATATCAGCTGTAACCTTAACCTCAGCAGGGCCAGTACCACTTGTCTTATCTAAATGTATCCAATCAGCCATATCATCGTATTTTGTTAAACCATTTTAATATACTTATCAAAAGCGTTGGGCCACATACGCTCATAAGATAACATCCTTCTCCTGTTATCCTCAGCCAGTTCCCGATAATCATTCAAGGTAATCATCGACATCTTAAGCTCCTTCATAGCCCTAGCGAACTTACCCGGTTCTTGCTGAGCGTATAATTTGTAAGCGTCACCAGCGCCTTGTATCAAGCCATTAACGGCGGCGTTCTCGAAGATCTTCATCTTGATATACGTCTCGACATAATCCTCAAGATAACCTAACGCCGTTTCAGGTATATACGGGAGACCGTCATCATCCTTGGGTGTAGCACGATATATGATGTAAATAAATCCATCAAACCCGGTATACATAGTATTGCCGGATATAGTTATATCATAATTATCCCAAGCATATTTATCCCGATACTTGTCGGCGGCGCAATCACGTCTCAACCCACGACCTATAGACAGCCTTACGGGGTGATGGTAATGGAAGCGAACCTCGTGAGACCCGATATATATCTTCTCCGTGATTGTCTTCTCAAACTCCTCCTTACAGCACTCCGTGCAGGAGTTCCAACGAAACCCGCGCTCCGTGCGCTCGACCCAGCCGATCTCGTGTTGGAGGTCAGCCTTAGCCTTATCGCCCCCCGGAATCTCACAGACAAGAGGCTCACACCTATAGGCGTCAAGCATGTCGAAGAAATCGGAAGGTAATACCGCCTGTTTGTTGCTGGTCTTTACAACCGCCTCGGACATGACGGCTATAACACCCCCAAACCTTTTTAAAGCGATCTCAGCCCACCTATAAACAGACGAGGTGTCTATAGCTCCGCTATCGTCGTATTTATGTAAATCGGCCTTGATCTCGGCCAATAAGCCTTTTATTGTCATATTCAAGTCTTTTGCACAAAGATATGTATTTGAATCCGTGATACAAAAAAAATCCAGTCTACCCTCACGAGCTAACTGGATCATAGAAACTTCTACAGCTTATAAACCCATTTAACTCCAAATACCTTACTCTCCGATTCAACCTCCCGGTACAAGAACTTATATCTCCTACCTGATTCCATAGCCAACCTACACTCCCTGTTCAACGCCGGAGAAATATAGAGATGGAAATACTTGTTCCGAGGCATAAAATCAATACACGTATGGACATAAGAATATCCACCCGTTCCACGCCTGTTTATAGTCCCGGTAAGTTTATTCAGATATATCTTACGGTTGGGATTAATCTTATGACATAGATAACCGATGTTATTTATATAAACCCCGCCCTCATTATCTAAGTACTTATCACGTATGACTTTCCAGATCAACGACTGACATTCGAGAATATCATTCTTGTCCACGATCGTATGTTTCCTTCTCTTTCCGTTCTTAGACATAATAGACCTGTAGAACCGAAGAAAGTATTGATCAAGTATTTTAAACGACTTTGTTTTCATGTCGCAAATATAATAATTTCATCCTTATTCAAGAAATATTTGGCAAGTTTTGGTGTGAGTGTAACGGTGATAAGGCCGCACTTACCGCCGCGGCACAGGCTGACGCACAGAGACTAGCGCAGGAAAAAGCCAACGCTATGGAATGCGATTGCCCCAAAACATGGAACGCTTACGCTAGTGGAAGTTTCAACGGTCAATGTTTAAGTATATCGGTAAGCTACAATAACCCATGTGGAAAATCTAAAACAGCTTCATTCGATGTGTATTATACTAGATCCGAACCGTCAGGAGATGTGGAATATTTCTCCACTACCAAGGCCGTTACGATACCGACAGGATCGGGAACAGTATCCGGAGGTAGAGATTGCGTAAGTAACGCCACAAGTATGTATGTCTCTAACCCAAGTCAAGGTGGAGGATGTTAAAAACAAAAGGAGAGGTTGATTAGCCTCTCCTTTTTAGATAAATCTAAGATCTCTTTTCTTAGTATGATTAAGCATCCTACTAATATGCCTTGTACTAAAACCTGTTTTATCTTTTATCTTATCATAGATATAGCTCTTGGACACGTAAGCTGACATGTCTCCTAGATCCTTTATAATTTTATCATACATATCATGTATCTCATTATATTTTATGATTGAGCTATCTCTCATTCCTCTTTCCCCGATACCATCAACAATATCCTCAGCACCGAAGAAATTGATTATAGATCTTATTATGTTCATGCTTATTGAATTTTTTGCGTTTTCTTATTAATATCCATATCCGGATTCTCGTCCGTAGGGATCTGCAATTTGGTTATCGTCTCTCTTAACGTCTCAGATACCACATATTCCAGTAACTTATCAGGGCATATGAAATCATAATCCCATTGAGATATACATGGATCATCTTTTTCCGTTCCACATCCCCCTAGCTCTAACGCCGCTTTCCTGTCAAGGGTTATAAGATCCACGTTTATAGCCTCTATATTTATATCAGGTATATAGATATATCCATCATTGACGTAATAATAGTATTGATCTATATTACCATATTTACGTTCCTTGTTATTAGCGTATTTTCTTAACGATATAGGAGTAAATATAATATCATCCATGATGTTCGATACCTTTATAATAGCCGGTCCTATACGGGTATATATCATATCGGGAAGCCTTTTCTTGGATCTCATAAGTATCCGGCATAACTTAAACTCATCAAAGCAACAATCAACCTTCCGGACTCTCTCCATCTCCATGCAATTGATATGAGTATACAGTGATTCCTCGCCGAACAAGGTTCCATCAGCATACTTCTGGGCTATATATGATCTTGCCTTTTGTCTTCCTATGGATAATATCCATCTCCTACTGACATGAGCGTCCTTATTGATGGAGTTCATATCATTTATGATTCTAGATACAAATTCTGAATTTTTCATGCATGAAATACTAAGGAGGGGATATACCCCTCCGGTTATTACTTTTTCTTCTTAACCTTGCCCCCACATTTCAGTTGAGGTTTCTTTTTCTCGGAGACCTTGCCTCCATTAGCCATTTTCTTTTTCTTATTGCAAGCCATAACTTAATGTATTAATATTAACGATACAATATTAATGATTTTATTTAATAGATAAACAATGCGCATTGAATAAGCTAAACTCACATCGATTCAGACGGTATCTCTTACGCTAATGGCTTAGCGCAGGCCGATAGATGCGATTGCTTGGATCCAACAAAGACGTGGAGCGCCAACGCTATGCTGAGCGGTGATCCTTGTAATGGTCTGTCTGGTTCTACATCCGCCTTAAGGTGCTCCTATGAAGTGTCTTACAATAATCAATGTGGATCATCTAAATCAATAACTGTAACTGTTACTGGTAGGAATGATCATGGACAAACCGTTACGGCTGGAAGTACTACCGTAAGTATACCTACTGGGTCTGGTAAAAAAACTGGTGTCATAGGTTTTGATTCAGGAGTACAATGTGGGTCTATAAGGGTTTCTGGAGGAGGATCTGGGAACTGTTAAGATTCTGATGTATAACAAAAAAAGGAGAGGCTAATAAGTCTCTCCTTTTTATTAAAAACCATAACAGCAGTGATTGTCAACAATTACCTGAATCATGACCAGAGATTGTTACATCTCCACATACCACTTCTCGGCTAAAATATACACTTCCACTCTTGGTTCCGGATCCTGCGGGAATTGTAAAGCTAGCGCTATTGACCTGCTCTTCTCCGTTTTGTGTATATCCTATACCACTCACAGAACCAGATATAGATCTACCACATTGATTATTATACGTAATCGTAAATCCTCTTGATGTGACAAGTTGTTCATGGCTCATGCAATCATTATTCATAGATACCGACCATGACCACGTCTTTGTTGGATCCACGCAATTGCATCTATCGGCCTGCGCTAAGCCATTAGCGTAAGAGATACCATCGGATTGGAGGTTATCGTCGGCTATTCTGTTTGCCTCGTCCTTGGTGCAAGCGGTATATTTACCAGCGATTTGCTTATAACTGATAGTCTTAGGAGTACAGTTGCTAGGACAGTTCGTAGCCTTGACATTTCCCCATCGGTCATCATTGCCAACCTTAGAAGGACATATCCTAGCATCAACTAAATTTTGTAATGCATCCTTGTACTCTTTATACTTGTTATAAGCTTGTTCACTAGCCAGATTCGATGAAGAAGCACAAAATTCACCAGCGCTAACCACCTTAATAGGGCTATCAGGAACACATACATCACCGCATTCGCCCGAACATCCCTTACATACCTCATTGGTATAGACAGTGTAGTCATGTGGATTACAACAATGCTCGCCACCATTCTGCCAATATCCCGTAGGATTGCACTCGCTAGAATAATGCTCCTCGCTATTACCATTCCTACACCTACTATCATCCATATGGTATGTATTATCACATCCGCATCCACAAGATCTGGAATCATGCTCAATCACCTCGTCTTGATCAGAAGCAGAGGAACAAGGATTGGTTTGACTCCTTTTCTTACGATAGGTACACCCGTCGCAATAATAACTCCAATTACCATAAGTAGGAGTATCATCATCGTCGGCGCAATCACCATTCTTATTGGCATAAGCCTGAGCGGCGGTCTTAGTCGCCGTATCATTCTTGAAAGCATTCTGAACCTTGCTGTCGGCATCCGCCTGAGATACGGTAGATGTCAACGCTGACAATCCTAAGGCACTATAAGGAACGGATAGAGCGACACCATGTTTACATGTACCACAATTATCCTTATAGAACGTAGCGCTTCCAGTACCGGTCCACACACAAGTGCCATGCTGGTTAGCGTAATCCTGTCCTCTCTGGTCTAGGATCTGCTCTGCCTTGCTCCTGGCATCAGCCAAAGAAACCTTGCTGGTGATAGGCGTACCGCCGTTGGCTTGCGTAGAGGTCACCGTTATTCTCTGGCCTACCCCGCCTTCGGCGCAGTTGTTCTTATAGAAGTCACGGCTTGCCACGTAAGTCCATGTACATCCTCCGTTCTTATTGGCGTAAGCCTGACCCTCAGATCCACGAACGGCATTCTCAGCTTTCTTATTGGCGTCAGCCAAAGATATGTTGGAGGTGTACGGGTGTCCCGGAAGCTTGCTGCTGCTTACGGATACCATGTCTCCTACGCCGCCATCAGCGCAATTGTTCTTCTGGACCTGACCGGTATAGCTTCCTGTCCACGTACAAGTACCCTTCGAGTTAGCCACGCTCTGTCCCTGAGCCGTAACAGCCGCCAATGCCTTGGCGTTAGCGTCAGCCTGAGATACACATGATTTGAACTTGCCGTCAGAGCTAGGAGCCGGATCCGTAACATCATTCTGAGTCACGGTAACAGAGCTTCCAACCCCACCATCCGCACATTGACGGGTGAAGGCCTTAGATGCCGTACCAAACCAGAAGCATGTCTTATTACCACCAGCTATATACCGCTCTTGATTCTCAGGATCAGTATAGCAGGTATTGGTATTACGTTGATGTAATTTAGAGATACAATCCTTACATACGGTCTCGATAGTCTCCCAAACCGGTTGCTCATCCTTAGTATGACACGTGTCATCATAGTTCTTGTTAACGAACGCCTGACCCATCCTATCGATGTAGGCCTTAGCCAAAGCGTCAGCCTCCTCTTGTGAACGGGTAGAGGTGAAGAACTGTCCCATAAGATCCGGGGTTACGGTAATAGGATCAGCGTACTGGCAAGTAGGACACTTAGGAGTGAACTCCTTACTATAATTACCGACATATATCTTCAACTCATCACAAGTACCACGATCGTTGGCTATAGCCTGACCTTGCGCCTTGACAGCGGCCTTAGCAAGCTCGTCAGCGGCGAACTGGCTCTCGTATGAGTAGAATGGACCTCCGGTTACATCGGCCTCAGTAACGGTAACTGAAGACGGGATAAGACCGGACGGACAGTTATTCTTCTCGAACGCCTCGCTATAATGACCGGTATATTTAGGAGCCTCATGACAAGTGCCTTGCTCATCGGCTATCTTCTGGCCTTGATTCATTACAGCGGCCATAGCCACTAAATTAGCCTCATCTTGAGATACGCAAGACTGGAACGGATGACCATCTACCATGTCCTGTGTCACGGTGAACGGATCTCCTACCTGATTAGCGCCACAATTGCTCTTCGTGAACTCGAAGCTGGCCTTACCGGTATACATAGTAGCGTTAGAGCAAGTACCCTTGGTATTAGCCAAAGCCTGTCCTTGAGCCTGTACGGCGGTCATAGCCATAGCGTCAGCGGCGGTCTGTGAGTCGTTAGACTGGAATGGGTGTCCTTCTACCATATCTTGAGTGATCGTCACTTTAGATCCTATCTTACACTCGCCACAGTTGTTTCTCGTGAACTCCAAGGAAGCACGGCCAGTGTACGTACAAAGGGCATGGATATTCGCAAGAGCCTGTCCTTGGGCGTCAACGGCGGCCTTGGCCTTGTTGTTGGCGTCCTCCTGAGATATAGTCGAAGTAAATGGATAACCATCAACCATCCTATCATTTACTGTATAAGTTCCACCAGTACCAGTACCACAATTGTTACGGGTAAACGTACGTGTATAAGTACCGGTATATACAGGTACCTTCTCACACTTACCTTTCACGTTAGCCACGTCCTGACCTTGAGCCTCAACAGCGGCCTTAGCCTTGTTATTAGCGTCCTCCTGAGATACGGTAGACCTAAAGTCTCCTGTCACCATAGTCTCGTCTACAACAACCTTAGTACCATACTGGGTCTCGTCACAATTGTTACGGGTAAATTCCTTGCTGTATTTACCATGATATACGGTCTTCTCCTTACACTCACCTTCAAGGTTAGCCTGTTGTTGGGCGTTAGCCTCAAGATCGGCCTTAGCCTTATTGTCAGCATCCTCCTGAGAGATAATAGAGAAGTACTTACCAGCGGCTACAACATAAGTATAAGGTTGACCGATATGGAACTCATCGCAATTGTTTCTAGTGACTGTCTTCTCCATCCTAACGTTATAGTAGACGTTAGTCTGACAATCGCCACGCTCGTTGGTGATAGCCTGACCTTGCGCCTCCACAGCGTCCTGCGCCAGCTTATTGGCGGCATCCTGTGATACTGTAGAAGTGAACGGATAGCCGGTACACATCTTCTCATCCACGGTAAAGTCAACAGGCGTAGAACCTTCAGGACAATTGGTTCTCTGGAATACCTTAGAATACGATCCGGTAAATACCGGTATCTTCTCGCAATTACCCTTGATATTAGCTATATCCTGACCCTGAGCCTCTACAGCGGCTTGTGCTAACTTATTAGCCTCCTCCTGAGATACGATGGATCTAAAGTCTCCTGTAACCATCGTCTCATTAACAACCACTTCCGTTCCGTATTGAGTAGAGTCACAATTGTTACGGGTAAAGGTCTTGCTAAACTTACCATAGTAGATGTTCTCCTTAGGCTTACACTCACCTTCCAGATTAGCTTGTTGTTGACCATTCTTTTCAATATCCTCAAGAGCCTTCCTGTCGGCGTCCTCTTGAGAGATAGAAGACACGTACTTACCCTCAGGTACGATGTAAACATATTCCTGACCATCACTGAACTTATCACAATTGTTACGGATAAAGGTTTTCCTTTGCTCCTCGTTATACCAGATGTCAGTTATACACTCACCATGCTCATTAGCGTACTTCTGTCCGTTAAGAGCTATATCCTCCATAGCCTTGGCATCGGCGTCCTCCTGTGAGATAAACGACTTGTACGTCCGTTCCTCAACCACATACAAGACAACCGAACCGTGCTGGTTGGCTAGACAGTCATCCTTGGTAAACGGCTGAACCATCTTGATATTATAATAAACGGGCTTAGCATCCTGGGCTATCATATACTCCTTAACAACACTGCCATCCTTTGACGTTATACGGAACTTAGCCGTACAGATCTGACCGGTGTAATTAGCCTTGTATACGATGTTAAGCTTATTATCGCCTACCCCATGGCTCTTGTCGTTAATGGCAAAGCAATTACCCTCAACGCAATTCTTATCTACTTCCCTTGCCATGTCAATCCTCCTCTATTCTCCATGAAACATTATCTCCGGCCTCTACCCTCACGATCTGGGTATCACCATCCTTATTAAGCGTCAACCTTTGCGGATCCACGTTAAAGGGTGGTTCCGGTTCCGGCTCCTCGCTGCCATCGCCACAAGTGCAACATACCAGTTCAATATCATACTCGGTATTGGACTTGATATCGATAACGACCTGACCGTTCTCACTAGTCACGTTATCAAAGTCATGATCAAGTATAATATAAGGTATATCATTAGGCTGTTGATTGATATTAACAACCTTGCCATTCAAGACAAACATCTCATGATGCTCCTCGTTATCCATGTTCTTAGGCATGGCTATAACGAAGCTAGCGTCATACAGGTCAGTGGCTCCCGGATCCTCAGGATCGGCGTACACCACGTATCTGCTATCCTCGTCAGGTATCTTAACGGATAGCCCGTTGACGTTCATAGACACCATATAGCATTTACTTACCGAACCACCAAGAGTAAGGCAGGAGGCCTTGACCGAGGCGGAGTTAAGCTTGGCGTTGATGACCGCCGTCCCGCCCTCCATGTCAAACATGATATTGGCCGGATCCACGCTCACCCGCTCCATACCCTTCTGGGTTATGGTAGCGAGTTTCGTTACCTTGCCTTTCTCGACCGCTACGTAAGTCTCCCTAGGCAACCTACCCATCCATCCCGGCTCTACCTTGATCGCCACCTTGTCGGGACCGGTACCGGAAATCTTGTCGTAGGACACCCATGAGGAGCCTTGCTCGATCTTAGCAAGAATATCTTTTAAATTATTCATATCATTCCGCTTGAGTTATAGTCCATTTATCACTCTTGCCTACGATAATCTCCAGAATCTGCTCACCGCCCTCAGGAGGATACTCGAAGTTAGTAGGCTTAATCTCAAACACGCTGGCGCCACCACAACCAAGATCGCAGATCATGTCCGGCAACCATCCCTCCTCGAAAAAACGCTCTATAAGCTCCCTGACGGCCTCTGAAAAAGAATCAAGCTCCAACCTGTCTGCTGGGACAGACCCTTTCTTAAGTGTCTCACCACATACCCAACCGTCACACTCGGAAGCCAAGACCGTATCATACACTCTCTTAGCCATAGCATGAAGTATTTAAAATATTACTATTCAATGTAGTATATACGATATTAACATCAGCGAACTCATCGCCCATGCAATACCTTTTCTTGAACTTAATGGATCTACCAGAAACGACATACCCGTCGTTAGGTACGATAGTACCGCAGTAGGTCACGCTAAGAACATTCAGAGGCTCGTATCTTAACCTTACGGCCTGCACTCCCTTAAACGAATCCCTTTGGATGGACGCCGTTGCTCCAGATACGGCAACCAGCTTCCTTACCAGAGACTCGATTACGCTATTCATGCCATCTCCGTTCCTGATATCTGCCTCAGGAAAAGACTGACCATCATATATGATCTGGGAACTGTAGATACTACATTCATTCCCCGGTCTATATTCCGGCTTACATGGATTACAGTTATTCCTCATATCAAATCAATTTATTAATCATTCTCCTTAATTCAAGTATCTCAGCATCCCTGTCCCGTATAGCCTTTATCATAGCGTTAAGGACATCAGACATATCGCAGCTGGGAGATAATCCCAATGACTCCACACGTACCTTGTCTCCTGGATAAACACAGTCGGTGCTCATGTACGTAGAGCACGGTACTTTCGTATCGTCTACAGTAGGCCTGTATTGTTTCTTGTTACAACCATTCATTGTTACCATACCTCCTCTTCAGTTCCGCTATCGCCACCGCCATTACCGGCGTTGACAAGCTCGTTTATAATCTTCTTCAAATCCAGAACCTCGCGACGGTATAAATCTATCTGCTTATCCCTAGACGCTATAATACGCCTCAATGAGTCTACAACGACAGAGATATCAGTACCTTTCTCTATACCGTCCACCACCAACTCATCACCTGAGTATAAGACGCATTTATCATATAAAACTATAGGACATCCATAGCCAACACAAGGCTCGTCCTGACAATCCCTATCGCAAGGATCACAAGGATCCTCAGGGCATTTGTTAAGAAACCTATCTATCTTAACGCCATGACAGCATTCTTTAGGACGCTCCCTCGAATGATCATGACAACAACCATTTGTACTACACATATCTATAATATTAAGTAATTATACAAGAATAAACATCACAAATATATCGAATTATTTTACAATAAGACAATTGCGTATAATGTTACAGCGGAAATACATCAAACTATTTTTATATATAAATAATAATCTATATATTTGTGCCATGAGATTAGTCGAACAACATATAATCAAACGAAACTCGATGTATTATAATGAGCTTCAAGACCTGTTGCATAAGTGCAAGAACTTATACAACAAAGGATTGTATGCTGTTAGACAACATTACTTTCAATATAAGAATGATAATACCGTTAAATATAAATACCTCAACTACTACTCCCTTGAAAAGAAGTTAAGAACAGAAAATGATCCAGACTATAGGGCATTACCAGCACCAGTAGCCCAACAGGTACTTATGATGGTTGACAGGAATTTCAAATCCTTCTTCAATCTTCTTAACAAGAAAAGTAGAGGTGAGTATTCTGAGAAAGTTAGGATGCCTAAGTATCTTGACAAAGACGGAATGTTTATGGCTGTTTTCCCGACAACGGCCTTTTCTCAGAAATGGATAAAGCAAGGTATTGTTAAACTGCCAAAGCAATTCTCTTTCACTACAAGAACCAACAAACATGATGTCCAACAACTTAGATTTTTACCTAAAAACGGATATATTGTTCTTGAAATCGTATATAATAAGAAAGATAAAAATCTTATGCCCAATAACGGTAATTACCTTGGTATTGATCTTGGGCTTAACAATCTTGCGTCCTGTGTATCAAATACCGGTTCTTGTTTTATCATCAACGGTAAGCCTCTAAAATCTATCAACCAGTATTACAATAAAAGACTAGCATATTTAAAATCAAGATTAAAAGACAATAAACAAGTCTCAAAACAAATAAGGTCGTTAACCAACAAAAGGAATAACAAGATCAAGGATTATCTGCATAAGGCCAGTAGGGTATTGATTAATCACGTAGTCTCCAATGGCATTAATACGATCGTAATCGGTCATAACAGATGCTGGAAACAAGAGATCAATATCGGGAAACGGAACAACCAGAACTTTGTATCTATTCCTTTTAATATGTTTATCTCAATGATATCATATAAGGCTACACTTGAGGGAATCAACGTTAAGATCGTTGAGGAATCCTATACCTCAAAATGTAGTTTCTTGGATAACGAGCAGATTTGCAAGCATGAGGAATATGCCGGAAGACGTGTCAAACGAGGATTGTTCAAGACATCTTCAGGCGGTATTATTAACGCCGATATCAACGCCGCATTTAACATCATCAGAAAATCAGCAAAAGAAGCCTTCGATGTAAGTATCTTACCAGAAGGTAGAGGGTTTTGGTGGAACCCGATACGGATTTCCGTATAAATATATACAACCTTTCGCTTGATACAAGGTTATATATGATCACCTTTGGTTTGATTATAAGACAACAAGACGCATGAAACAATAAGAGGTAGAGACCATAAGCCCCTACCTCCAAACACTAATCTAACATTATGGAAAACACAAACGCATTCTTACCAATAACATTGATCCTCTTGATCAATATTCTCAATCCATTTCTCGCACTCAAGATTAAGATCAGCGTACTCCTGCCCCTCTACCATCAAAACCTCACGGGCTTTGGCGTTGGCATCCTCTACTGATATCCATGATCTAAACCTATTGGCTTTGATAGAATAATATACCCTACCTGATTTATATCCAAACGGACATACCTTCTCAAACCAATCACCGATCGTAGTATTATAGAATACAGGGGAGCAACTACCTTCGGAGTTAGCCTTCTCCTGACCTTCTTTCATGAACTTCCTATAAGCTAACGTATCAGCATCAATCTGGGATATATCAGATATGACAGCTCCGGCTGGCAATTCATACACAATACCTTCTTTACCTGATGTCCCGGTCTCACAATCGTTCTTGTAAAACAAGCCACGAAGAGGCTGTGAGGCCCAGTCCTCGCAGCAAGCCCCAACGGCGTTGGCCTCCCCCTGCCCGATCCTTCCAAGCTCAACCATCGCCTTATCATTGGCGTCTTTCTTGGATACGTATGACACAAACCTGCCTTCCTCTACGCATATTTGTTCCTTGGACCCCTTACCACTTACGCAATCGTTCTTGATAAACTCATCGCATACCTGATCATTATACCATACGGACGGTATTATGTCGGCATATGTGTTGGCATAGTCCTGACCGTTAGCTTTGATATCATCCTCAGCCTTGCTGTCAGCTTCCTCCTGCGTATCGCCAAAATAGACGTTGGCCGGGACCCGGTAGTCAACAGAGCCGCCCACGTACCCGGCAGGCGGGTTGTTTCTGGTGAACGTCCGTACTATTTCTTTATTTCCATATATCATCGTAATTCACTTTGTCACAAAGATAAATATTTTACCGATATGAGACACATAACCGTAAATGCAAATACGCAGTTACCTGATTATCAATTTTTGGGCAAAAATGGAATTAATTATCCCAGTGATTAAACGACTCCGATCCGGCGAACACCCCATAGTCCCTAAACATACCTCCACACAATATGAAATCACTTTTCTTGCTACCATTTATAGATGACAATATGTATTTATATCCCTTGCCTGTTATGTAAATAGTCCTAGCATATATAACCTTACCAGATTCGGTGCATATATTCTTATCACGATAATGAGCAAACTCTTTCCTTACAGCATTAGCCGTAATCTCCCAATCTCCATTAACCTTAACCCTTTTGACTATTATCTTTATCTTAACAAGAAAATCACGTAGACATCTATCACTTATGATTATATCATTCTGCTCAAGTTTCTTGGCCAAATCCCTTATCAGCAAATCTGACTCTCCAGACATGATAAATGACTCGGAAAACTCTATATCCTCTCTCTTCGATTCAAGAACCTTAGCCACCTCCTCAGCTTTAGCCTTCTCCTCTAACGCCAGCTTCTCGGCGGCAACCCTGCCACGATATTCCTTAGCCCAAGCCTCAGCAGCGGCGGGAGGATCATTAAAATCAGGAATCACGCATTTGCCTGTAGTGAGAAGCTCTTTAATCCTGTCCAAGCACCATAACCTGAAATCAACGCTAAGCCACTGAGCGAAATCTAAAGCCAGATCCTCACACATCCATGTGCCAGGATTAACCGTACCCCTGATAATCGTAACAGGCTGAAAATCAGCATTACCATATTTTCTGGTAATGGCATTAATTAACTCATTTACAGAAGATAACGATAAATAATCATTTGGTCTCTTTTTAAACGGCTTCGCCATTTCGGTAGCATTCACATAAGTAATACCGTTCTCTGTTTTGAAAGTTATATCACTACCATTGTAGCTAAATATTGTAGATAATCCTTTTTCGTTGGATCTGGACGCCAAAATTCCACTACTAGCCTTCGTAGAATCATTGGAAATAATTATATTTGCACTCATAATAAATAACCTATATCCATTATATCGTGAGATATGATGGATATACAAAAATAGCCAATTGAATCGTCTATGACAAATCAATTGGCTATTTTTTATATCCAACGCATAAAGATACTTTACAACTTACAAGAGTATCTATCTAACCTACTTGTTTAGAAGACCCCTTACAAATTGGATACTTGATTAACAGATACTCAATATCTAATAGCACCTCATAAATAAATATCCATACCATTGATTATCACCAATGTCGATTTTTCTCCATTGGCTTATCATCCATTACAAATCTTATCTTCCAGCGCATAAAGCACCTTAGCCACAGTCTTATCGCCACTTACCTTCACGCAAGACTCACCAAGATCCCGGACGTCTATAGCCTCCCTGATACGGGTTAGCTCTTCGTATATCTCCTCTATCACGTCGGAGACCATAACACACTCATCAGAGTCCTTATATTTTGACCACTCTGGGAGATCACCCTCGTAGGGTACGCAAGTGGACGGAGTTATATGTGAACAGTTATATTTTTTCATGCCAGCAACTTATTAACACGTTCCTTTAACGATCTTACCTCATCCGGGCATAACCCGCAATCATTATCGCATAATGACCTTTGCAGACGAATTATCTTGCCCCAATAAGATATATCGGGCTTGTCCCCGATCCTGTACCTATGATATCTCATATATCTACTCCACTGACAAGATAACCATTCGTCTACGACCCTACATAGATCTGATCTATCAAGGCTTGATATACTTTGCGCGCCCATCGAGTATCTCCTTTCTCATTTCCTGTACCTCCTCATCAGGCGGGCATCCATATGGCAGGTTCTTGATCCATTCACGGATCTTCTTCTGCATGTTGAGATAGACGATACCCACGTCACCTATGGTACGGGTCTGTTTGTATATGCTCACCACGTCACGCTCCATTGTCTTCAACGGATCGAGCATGACCATACAACCGGCGGTGCTTCTAGAAGCATATTCCCTATCGCTAACAACGGTAGAAGAAGGACGATTCATCATACTTCTCTCGATCCTTTCTCTCTCGGCCTTTAACGCCTTTTCCTTACAAGTATTACAACCCATAATTATATCTTTAAAATTCAACAATCCACGCAATTAGTAGCCATCTCAAGAAGCTCTCCTACACGATCAATGATCTCATGAGCCGCCTCTATATTATCCAGCCTGACGTTAGCCTCAGCCACGACCATAAGTGTTTCCATCTCCTGTATCTTATTTATAAGATCCTTATCCTTGTCCTCGCATAAGATATCAGTCTTAATCCATAGCCGATCAAGACGTCTGCGTATAAGATCCGTCTTAAGATACTTGCGACTGAAGTTGTAAGTAGAAGGGCTACCTATGATCTTGATATCATATATACCATCAGGTAGATCAAGGTACTTGACATTACAATCATCGTAATTAAAGCAATTGAGGCCTAATGTTAGGCTAGTAAAGGTATTGACCTGATTCTTGCCAAGGAACAACGTAGCGGGGTCGGACATGCCCGGCGTAGTGATCTCGATAATCGCCTTCCTGTCCTCCAGTAGCCCCCACTCGGACTCATCCAATACCTGCAATACCTTTGGATCACGTGTCTCTAGCACCTGAAATGACAGCCGAATATCATTCATGTTAACCTTCTTATCGTACCGGCACAAGCTATCGTCATAACGGGCTTGCATATCAAGATCCGGGATATCGGTATAATATGTCTTGACCTCATGACCGTTGATAAACACCGATGTTATCTGGCAAACATGAGACCTAGCGACATCGAAAAACACCATCCTTACATTACCATCATAATCAACGCCAGATGTCGGGTATGTCAATATCTGGGTATTATACTCACCATCGTTACGTCTAGCCACGACAGTAATAACGATAGGTTTCTCTATATCGTAATCTTCCATGATAATCCTAGCGGCGAACTTATCATGAATTATCTTCGGTATGATATTAATCTGATTCATCTCGTATCTTTTTCACAAAGATACTAATTTGATCAACATCACAAATACAATCATAAGATAAGAGCGGCAAGAAGATCGTCCTCGCTAAGAAGAATGCCTCCGTTGATAGCCATGAATATAGCTAGGTAAAGATAAAGAGATCTTAGATCGTATTTAAGCATCCTCCCTCTAAGGGATACAATAAACTTGTTAAGGTCAGGGTTGTCCCCGGCTACAGATATATAACTCTTAAAAAGGAACGTATCGTATATAGGATCGGATGTAGATGGATCGGTATCATCATAAGAGAAGTCACATATCTCCACCCATAACCTAATAGACTTAATGATCAAATCCTTTACAATAGACTTATTCACCATACAACCGAATCTTACCAAAGCCACGATATCACCCCACTTCTGCCCAGATACATCCTCAACAATATACATAGCCCCATTTAGCGGATCTTTCACAATAGACGATAAAACACTCTTACATCCAATAAAATCAGATAGCTCTTGAATGTTAAACATATCATTATCATGGTTAAATATGACATATATATCACCACTTCTTACAATAATAAGATTACTCATCACGAATCCTCCACAAAAGAATTAATATCAAGACAGTCATCATAAGAGCATAGGCCAGGCTCATATCCTTCCTTGCCATCCTCTATGTCAGAAATAGCTCTATCAGCAATAGATCTTAACTCTAATAGACTTACACCTAAAAAATCTAAGGCCTCTTTCAAGTACTTATATAAGGACGAGGTTTTAACTTCCTTAAACCCCTCGTGAATCAAATGACTATTGAATATACTGAAAAGAACTTTATCATTCCTACCGTCAAACCTTTTACCATTGTTTTTAAGACTACCATCAGAGTCAATCATCTTCCTTATCTTACTCGCAGATCTGGTATTTATGATATTCACCATAATCATAACTTTGTAGTCAACAGCGGCTCTTCTAGCTTTATTAGCCCTCCCCTTTGAACTTACAGGTGCATTGTCCTCGCCGCCAATATACCTGAACTTAGCCTTGCCTACAAAGCATGATGGATAAACCTTGCGAATATTCCACTTATAATTATAATCACCGATTGATCTCATGATCGACAACTCGCTATCAACTACCATCGATATCATCTTATAAGCCTTCTCAAAACACTTAAACGATCCTACATACTCATAGATAAACCGGTACGTCATACCTAGCTTAAAATCTTTATCAGACATCCTATTAAACACTATAGCTCTATCAAAGTTGATGATAATAGCCATAATAATCTTAAGCCTAAAGTAGGGAGGTATATAAATATCATCAGGACTGATGTTCCTAGGATTAGTCGTGGTATAATCAGCGCCAGCGAAAGTATCTCTACGTTTCTTGAAATTACGCGGATATATAGGCTGACCTTTAGATAGCTTAATGCAAGTACGCCCCTCATCTACCTGCTTCTTCTCAGCCTCGGTATACACCGGAAATTCCTTTATCATAGAAGAGCATTTCCTTATATAATTCAAGTCGAAATTCATATTGTTCATATTTTGTCCACTTCAAATATAAGCAAAATATAAGACCTTTAAAAGAATAAGATGAATTAATTTTCCCATATATCACCATTATTATTTCATTAATAACATAACTTGCTGAAACACAGTTGTCCATTTTGTGACATGTGTAATAAGAAGCTTCGCCTCTTTCTGAAGCAAATCTCATTATAAAGCATTCCTTTATTTAATTCTTACCAATTTCTAATTAATAACCCTATTAATGAAATGATGTTAGCTAACGCCTTTTATTATCTAAAGTAGACATCCAAAAAACATTAATTTAAAAATGAGTAGTATGTTGGCAGATAAAGATCTTAATAATCCCACTCAAGACTCTTTATGATTGTATTATTGAGATATTTACTATATCCTTACATTCGATCTTATTTGGCAGATGACTACTATCTTTAAACATAATGATCCTATATGTTTACTTCTTTTCTGCGCTAAAGCGTGAAGTGCCAAAGGGAATCGGCAGGGTTGGTCGTGAGTCGCTCCGCTCCTGGCCGGCCATGGAAGGCAGCCACCAGCCCCACGCCATGACGCCGCCACCTTGTTTATTGGCTTCCAGCAAGAGTCACCTAAAAACAATACTTGTCTATACAATTATCTCTACGGTTCCAGAAGTTAAATAAGAACTATTTGGCTTTAAGGAAAGTTGTTAGTTAAAAAGATGGTCAATTAAGTTATCTGGTCAAATAAAATCTTTATATTCGCGTCACGGTCGGTTGGATGAGTGGTTTAGTCGGTGGTCTGCAAAACCATATACCCCGGTTCGAATCCGGGACTGACCTCATTTTGGTTTTGGTTGATACGTGGGTAAGGATGAATGGCAAGGGATTATGGTAGATCATAATCCCTTTCTTTTTGGAGGTTCAAAATCTGACTCCCATCTAGCTATATCACTTATCCTGAAATCGTCCATCATAAAATTTCCGTTATCCATACCATCACCTCGTGTATTAATACCTAGGTTATAAGACCTAAGGGAAAGCGTATTATTGGTTTTCGTGTTAATAATAAGTATACCATTAACAAAACATCTTAATATGTCATATTCATTACTGCTTCTGACTATAGCTATATGATACCATTTGTTTGCCTCAACTCTATCAACATGCCAACCAGCTTGTTGAGTTTGAAATGAAAAATAAAAACCAGTACCTGTTAAAACTACACCAAAATAAAAAATACCATTAGGATATTCATGCTCAACCAAACAACTTGTAACAAGATTGGTTGACTTATACCAAAAGTCTATAGTAAATGGATGACCGTCATAAAATAGCTCAGGCAATAACGATTCTTTGGTGTTTATGATAGTATAAAGAAAAGGATCCTTTTCGTTATATTGGACACATTGTATTGAGCCATCGGTGATAAGATTGCCATTATTGGCTATAAAGAGATCGCCAGAGGGAATAGGATTCCCCTCTACCTTAAAATTACCATTGAATCTCATTAAGAACCTAGTATGATCGTCAATCACCCCCCCCTAGTATATTCAATCATTCTTCGTCTCATAAAACCTTCATCTTTTTTAGTAAATATATTAAGCCCAATAATATCAACAACACGCTAATTGATGTGACAGCTATTGGCCATTTTGATTCTTTCTTATCATCTACATCCTTATGTTCGATGTCTGTCTTCTTATCAATATCCTCAATACCGGTGATCGTCTTATCAATGCCAAGAGAATCAGCCGTCACCGTGCTGTCCCGCCGGCCGATGACGATATGGGTATCTGTCTGCGAGGACACCGGCCGTTCCCCCGTGGTAGGATCAACATCCTTGTCCGTATCGAACTTCCTCTCCGTTATAACAATATCGGCATTAAGATCAGATGTCTTGATCTCTACGATCTTCCGATCCATGACCTCATCTATCATCGTCTCTATCCTGCTGATCAACCGGCTATCAATAGACGTTTCGCTAACCTGCCTCCTGCTTCCGCAAGAGGACAGGGACAGCGACAGACCTAAACAAAAAACAGCCTTAAGACTTATCCTTAACCTCTTCATCAGCTATCTTCTTTATATCGTCAAAAGCGTCATCCGGTAAGGATTTAGCCGATCCGAAAAGTTTCAAGATATTAACCCTGTTGAATATACTCTTAAACACCTTTACTATATAAGTATCAGGGAAAGTCTCCCCTATCGTGTTAAGGAACAACATGACATAAGCAACAAGAGCGGCATAAACACCATATTTGGTCACTACCAATATAGCGGAAGCATCATCCTCCTCGATACTCAATGTCTTGTATATCACGCATAATGTCATGACTATAAAACAAGACAGGAAAAACTCCTTGAGTATCCCTACCAGCCTGACCTCCCTGAACCACCGGTATAGGGAGAACCGGCGTTTACGGCTACGACGGACTTTCCACTTTCTGGCGCTCTGGATAAGCCTTGCTATAAAATTAGCCAACAGCACTACAAGAAGAACCTCCAGCAGATGATGAACCGGCTGAAAATAAGCCCAACATGAAGTACCATAAGCGATAGCGATATTCCACAAAGCCCCAATCTTATCTAACATACCCTTATTGCCCATTACTAATGTCATTTACAAAATTAATCACTATGGCATTAAGTACCTAAAACACCACGGCATGTATACCGTTCCTCGTGTCGAGACTATCAAAATGCAACCAATTCACCTTACCCTCAAGCCTAAAAGGATATGGAAGCATATCCTGATGATCTAAAATCAAACCTCTGGCTTGTTCCGCCGTCATCGACTTGACATCGAAATCACCAGCCTTACCCAACACATGAGCGGATAGATAAACATCCTTCTTATCCTTGACGATCTGGCACATGTTGCATCTAAGACCACGCTGGGAAAACTGTCCTTGCTTATCCCAGTTATTACAATACATAGGCTGTTTGATTATATCCCTCCGCAATATAAGAAGATTATGGAGAAACTCTGTGTCAAGGAACTGCCACGATCTTTCCTTCCACTTATTGTAAGTATGAGGACACACCAATTCAACTATATCAAAATAAGAACCTAGTTCTCTTATAATATCATATCTATTCATATCATCCATTTTTAAAATAATGCAAAATAACAATACCACGATAACCTGATCCTCCTCGACCGCCTGCGGCCCCACTATTAGAAGCTTTAGAGGCTCCTCCTCCGCCACCACCATAATAAGTGGCATTACCTCCATTTTCGCCATTAATAATAGCGTCCTTAACATCCTTAGCTCCAGCTCCATAACCTCCTCCGTAATTGCCACCTTTACCTCCGGATAAAAAGCCTTTACCCCATCCTCTTGTATAAGCTCCCGATCCACCACCAGCGCCCATAGGATAAGGGTATCGGTCAGGATATTTGTTGTTAAAAACACATGATCCATCTTGCCCTGGATTTCCCCGGGAAGGATCATTGCCATCCCCTTTAACTCCATATCCGCCTATTCCACCTTTGCCGGCAATAGCCTGATATATACCGAATATACTATCACCACCTATATCTCCGACAACCACCCTATATGTAACACCTGGATTTACGGGTATAGTCCCATTCAGTACACCACCTCCGTTGCCGCCACTCCCGGCATTATATACATCGGAATATCCTCCATTAAGACCTCCGGCGACCAAGGCGAACTCAACCTCATAGACCCCATCAGGAACCGCCCAATATCCATTATCCTGAGGAGACAGTTCCTCGAATACCTCTACTATCTTCACCTTGGGTAGCATCCTTCTTCTCATCATAAAGCAAACAGGATTTTACCCCCCCCCATTTATATTTTAAAACACTAATATTAAACATATTATTCCGGTTTTATCGCCCATTTCTGAGCGTAATTATTTTTTAATACATATATTTTCTCCATAGGCGTAGCGGGAGATCCGTTGGACTGGCCTTTCACGAATCCCTCGGGGGCCTGCTCCGTTCCGGAAGGACGCTGGTTTTCGGTTGGATAAATAGCATTATACATGCTTACCGAAAGACTATAGAACTGGTTCCTCTCCCCATCCTTAGCCACGGATGTCATAGTAATCTGATCCCATCCTACAACAAGGTCGTAGAAAGAGTTCACGAAATCATCTGATCTTTTTTGGCTATGAGTGGACGCACTCACGTTAAACCATGTAATAGCCCTCATCTCATAAATATAATCCGGAAGCTTATCCATTCTAAGACTATTGCTACTAGCTGCAACGAAACTAGTAAGATGTTCCAATCCCCTTCCAGACATATTATCATCATTCCAACCCGTCCTCCTTTCTCCACTTACCCAATCATCTAAAAAATAAAAATCAGTAATATTAGGATTTATCTTATCTACCTCGAAAAAAGGAATGGTATTTATATCAAAATAATTCCACATATCAGAAGGGCCAGGATGTATTCTCAACGAAGTTAATTTAGGAAGATCATTAAACTCCTTTATATACCTATCCAAATAACATGAGGACAATTCAAGGGATTGAAGATTTTTCATATTCTTTATATTCCTTATCCCGCTAGATTCTATATCCCTAAGATCAAGCATATTAAACATACTTAAATAATACACCTCAGTCTTACTAGTTATAGCCTCAGGCATTTCAGTCATTCTTTGCCCTACATTTGAAAGCTCTATATAAATTAATTTATTAGATCTCGACAATTTATCTACCGGTATGCCATCATTAACATACATCGTATGCGATACGACCAAAAATTCAAGACCTGGAATATCTACGATCGGGAAAGCCGTCATCTTACAAACTTGAATATTGGCATAATAAATATCACAAGTAAAATCTATCGATACAGCCCGTTGTACGTCCCTCCTCCCATCAGAGTAAGCATGATTATCCACAGGTACATATTGCGATCCATCCTCCTTCCTGAACCACCACGTAGTATTTGGATTTTTCCTGTGTTGTATTGCCAAAGAACGGAATATAATACAATAATTATCCTGCCCTTGAACCTTGGTCATAGGAAACTGTTCCTTTATTCCATCCCCCCAATCCACATTAGCCATACCGGGCTTTCTGGATCTAAACTCAACAAACGTATTAAAAGAATTACCAACGACAGGATCGGGTACATAATTATAATCATCGGTATAATAATTTCTAAGTGCCCTGTCCCATGTAGTGAACCATACGAACTTATTTGATGAAGCCTCATATTTATATAATGTCTTAGCCATTACCTATCTTGTTAAAATATTCTACAATAACATTCCTGTCCAATCCCATAGAATCACATAAATACTCCCCTTCTGGTTGACCCCCAAACGATAATACCTTATCCGTATCATGAGCTAAAACATCTCCATCGCCTACAAAGGTACGCCCATCGTCAAATACAATAAGCTTATATGGCTTATACGACCTCGTGCCAATATCAGAAGACCGTATTGACCTTAACACCGAAGCCTCTGGCGCCATATTAAACCTCCATCCGTAATTATTCATAAGCACATAAACCATCTCCATAGGAGTCGACGGAGAGCCATTAGACTGACCCTTTATAAAACCAGAAGGTGCCTGTAATACGCCACTAGGTCTTTTATCAGAAGGACTGGAAGCCGAATACATAGTTAAATACAATCTATAAAACTGATTCCTTTCGCCATCAGAAGCAGAGGAGGACATAGTGAGATAATTAAACCCCATTACCTTATCATATAATGTTGATATAAACGTATCACATCGACTTTGGGTTGACAAGCAGAAATGCATATAAAAGCTATTCATAGACCTCATCTCATATATATAATCCGGGAGATTACTTACATCTATATTACTATAACTATGTGAAGCGTTGAGACTCTCAATGTTTTCCAACCCCTTACCACTCATATACGGATGCCAACTTACAACAGATCCATACCATCTGTTTATATGACTGAAAATCTTTAAACTAGAATTTATCTTATCCACCTCATCCATAGCCGGGCATGTGTTAGGATCAAACGATGATGTGGCAGAACCAGGACTTAAATACAATTCTTTCAAATTATTGAATGATAACCATTCCTTAGGATATAACCTTACCCTTCCACCAGCTAAATGCAATATCTCCAAATTAGGCCACATGGAAGGGAATTTCCTTATATTGGAAGCTTCGGTATCACTAAAGTCAATAGACATGGACAAATTCAGACCTTTCAATTTAGTTAGTCTATTCCAATCCTCCGGGATGGACGTCAACGTATCCACACCAAACTCACTTAATGTTATACGCTCTATATTTACCGATCTCATTATCCTATCCTTTGGTATATCTGTTATGGTACGATTCCCAGGAATATTTATAATTATATTGATAAGGCTAGGCATATCAAGTATAGGGAAACCTACCATCATAATCCTATAGGATTCCATCTTCGTAACATCATTGGTAAAAGACATGGTAATGACCCGCTCTTTATCTAGCCCATCAGCGTAAGCATGATTAGGCGCAGGGATATACTCACTCCCATCCTCTTTGTAAAACCACCATGGATGACTGTCTGGATTCTTACGATAACTTATATCCCTTCTCCTGAACATCAACCTATATCGCCCGTATATGGATTCGCTCCTATCCTTCACGAAAGGGAATTGCTCTTTATTCCCGTCACCCCAATCGACCTCACACATTCCTGGGGTCTTGGAATAAAACTGTATACTTTCATTGTAATTATTATCATCCAATATAGGATCAGGCACGTCATCAGTAGTATCATTCCTGTTAACGCCCCTAAAAGCATATTTGCCTTTAGTTAAAAAGGTTATAGACCCTTTATTCGTATCCTTACATATCAACTTCATACCTCTCCCTCCTCTATTCTTCTAAAATACTCGACAACAGGTGAACTATCAAGCCCTAGATTACTACATATATCTATAGCCTCGTATTTGTCGGCGAAATTATACTTACTCATATTATCATCCAACACGTCTCCGCTGAATACGGATACATGACCGTCCTTTACGCCAAGAACGAACGGGGTGATCCTGGTCTTCCCCGCCCGCCGTGCCCTCGTAAGGGCGGCCTTAGAAGCTGGGGCAGGGGCCAAGACCCATGTCTGCCCGTAGTTGTTGGTAAGCACATACACCTTCTCCATAGGCGTCGTAGGATTACCATTACTAACCCCCTTGACAAACCCATTAGGAGCCTGATAAACGCCAGACGGTCTCTTATTAGTAGGAGATACGGCAGCATATAAATCTAAGGTAAGTTTATAAAACTGATTCCTGTTACCGTCAGAAGCCATCTGTGACATCGTTATATAACTCCACGACATCATCTTATCATAAAACGTGTTAACGAACGTATCAGCCCTCTCCTGTGTATTTATAAATCTACCATCATACAAAGTCCATATCCTAAATTCCCTTACCTCATACAACCAATCCGGAAGATCATCTACCGGCACCGTGCCTGAATTACAATACATGCCCTGAATCTTATTCAACTTACCTCCTACCAGATCTTGTTTCCATGAGCTACCACCACCCATAAAGGTAACGCCTGTCTTATCATCTCCAACCTTATCCACCTCATCAAATACAGGTATATTATTCCGATTGCTAATAATACTTATACTTTTTGCCGGAATAGAATTAAAAGCCGGATCATAAGAAGGGATGTTACACCAGTTGAAGTTAAAATCAGTAAGATTCTTCCATTCAGAGAACCTTCTCCAATTAGAATCAGGATCATCCCCGAAATTAAAAACGCTATTGCATCCGAAATACCTCAGGTTTTTCATATTTAAAAAACCTTCCGGCCAATTACTCCATACGCCAGGATGAATAAAAGATCCCATACTTATATTACGAAGATTAACGCTCTTGCTTATCCTGTCATATGGGATATCCCCATTTTTTAAAACGGATCTAGTCGTATACAAATGAGATATATCAGGAAGATTAACTATAGGGAACTCATGAAGGACAATACCATCCATATTAAATTCCCTATCAATTACGTTAGAGAACCTCATCGTAACCTCTCTACGCCTGATATCGCTATACTTATGTGGGGGAACCGGTATGTATTGTGAGCCATCCTCTTTCTTATACCACCATACGGTATCATCCGGATTCTTCTTATACTCAATGTCAAGAGACCTGAATACAATCCTATAAAAACCATCAGATACCTTAACTAAAGGATATTGATCCTTTGTCCCGTCCCCCCAATCAACGTCCACGAATCCCGGTTTAGATGTCGAGAACCTAAGATTGCGATTAAAAGCATCCGCTGATATTATCGGATCGGGTATATAATCAGCACCCTTACCATCAAAACAAGGGAACCTATCCTCATTCACTATAAACGTGACATAAGACGCTACCGTGTCGTATCCTGCTAAAAAAGCCATACTCTTAATTTATTGATATTATATCATAAGACACCCATTCCTTGTACCCGTTAACCATCTCATATACTTTGTTGATGGTCTTACATACGACAGCGAATCCGATATCCACGTTAGGGAACTTCTCGTTAAGCTCATCAATAGTAAGTTCCCGGACAATACTCTCATCCCATTTCCGCATCTCCTTTACCTCCATCAAGATCGGTTTTCCGGTTACGCCTACGCTCATCACCCATTCTCCCTCACGGTTGGAATCAGCCAGATCGGGGAAGATCGTAACACCAAAAAGATCGGAGAGGGTGAAGGTCTCGCCGGTACGGGTGAAGGACGCCGCCGCCCCAGGCGTAAGGACCACCTCGTTCACGGCCAACAGGCTCGTAAGTTTCTTGGCTCCTCCTGATACCGTGGCGTTAAACACGACAGTAACATTACCGGTAGCGCTGTTAACGAACTTGATCTCATTCTTCTCGCTATTGATGGCCTGCAAACGTGACCCAGATACGATATTTACGATCTCATAATTCTTGTCGTAAGTGCTCTGTAGCGTCACATTGCCGTATTTAGTATCGATAAGGGTAATCCACTTAGCCTTACCGCCGACTATCTCCACAAGCTTATAGAACACGTCATTACCGTCAGCGTCAACCCATCTAGCTATAGCACCCGGAGCGAAATTAGTCACCTCCCGATCTTGGGTATAACTTATAGTGCTTTCCGTAGGCTTATTGGCTAAAGTAACATAAAGGCATTGCTCTACGTCGGCTTCCATCTTAACTATCCCAGCTCCATCGTAATAATAATCAGGTACATTTTTCTCTCGTATCAACAAGATAGTACCTTCCTTAAGCTTGTCAGCATTGGTAGGATCATCCACAAAAGACTTCATCTGGATATAGGTATCAAAGATGATCGACGTACTCTTATCCTCTATCTTCTGATTGATATCATCAACGATATCATTAATCTCATCTTTAGTATAATAAGAAGATAGATCAACCTTCGGACCTTCCTGCTCTAAAGCCTGAGTTCCATCCCACCAATAATCAGGAACATCCTGCTCCCTGATCCAGAAGCTGTCCCCCACACGGAGCTTAGCCGTGTTCTCCGGGACCGCCAGCCACTCATTCATGGCATCGACCGTATCAAAGATATACGCCGTGTTCTTACCCTCGGCTATACGTCTTACGACAGCCAACTCGCTCTCGACATCGCTAAGTCTTTCCTTTATATTATTGATCTCCCGCTCCAGCTTATCATAATTATCCTCCTGATCTATAGCATCGCCTATAGACATATAGACCTCATTGGTGAGCTTATTATAAGTAATACGGGCTACTTTCTGATAAGAAGTCTTATATGTACTTGCCCCCTTACTAGTATTGCATATAAAATCATATGTGTTTTGATATACGACAGATCCTCCGGTATTGATAAAGTTATACCCATCCTGTCTCATCGTACCGCCCTTATACCCTACAAGCTCAAAAGAACACTTACCAGTACCTTTGGATCCAAACCATGTAGAGTAGGCTATAAACTGAGTCTCTTCAGGTAATATATCGTAATATTGAGCACGAAGATCCTTTACCGACATCCAGACACATTCCTTGCCTGATCCGGTACTGTCTCCTCCCCATTTAAGTACGCTTCTTACATGATCGTCATTATTACCGGGACCAGCGAATCCTACGCCTAAATTATCTATGGTAGGAACATTCGAGTTAAGAGCCTCTGTCATGGTATCCAAATCCCTTCCTGAACTTTCGTCCCACAAATATCTGAACGTAACGAAATCCACGTCACCGATCTTAATACCACCGGTATTGCTAGGATATGTTTTAGTTACCAGCTCATAATACCACTTCCCGCCCCTAAACGTGACTCTTATTCTCTCCACTTGCCTTGGAGATATAGATACGTACGATCCTCCAACAGAGACGCTGGCGTCATCTTCGGCACGGGTAGCGCCTTCTTTTGGCTCCTCCGGGTCTACCGGAGTATAGATCGTGGCTTGCTTATCACCTGTATTGATGACAACGATATAATAGCTATCACCTTCCAGACCTTGCTCATGAGCCATCGTAACAAACCCCTGTTCGCTTTCCGGCCTCCATTCGACTACAACCATATGTTTGTCCATAGGTATACCAGATACGCTATTAACGTAGTTGGTTGATGACATGAAAACAGCATGGTCATCGTAAGCCTGATCCACACGCTGATGTTTGGTGGCCAGACTATCAAGACGTGATATCTCAATGGGGTCGATAACCTCAACCCCATTATAATCATACCACTTATATCCGATCATCGTATTCTCACGACGATATTTCCTTTTTCTTATGACCTGACCTCCAGCTAAGGCATCAATCATAAAATAATCATTACATACTTTAACCATAGCCATTCAGATTAACAGGTTTGACATAAACAAGCCACGATAGTAGCGCCAACAGGAATGGAGGTCAGCGTCGTACCTACCGGGTAGGTCTGGGAGGATGACTCCAGCACCATCACCGACATCCGCTCAACGACCATATTATTATCCACCAACCGACTTCCCTCCACATAGAACCGGCCATCATCTACCTCATAGCATTCACGAACCGAGACCATATGTCTTTGGCTCTTATCCGCATAATCGCATATCGTGATCTTGGCTCCCTCTGGGATAGAATTAAGCTCATCACCAGCACTATAATCAGGATGGTCGGAATATACGACATACAATATGGACTTAATATCCTGTAACGCCGGATTGACCGTCCTGAATCCCTTTAAATGGATTTTATGACCGCCAACCTCATAACAGTCATCTACCTCCATGATATTAAGGTCACAGCTTATTACCGTCCAGCCACTAACCGTATCTTGGGTAGGGGTAGTATCGGTGGGATGATCAGGATCGGTTGACTCCACGATCTTATAATCAAACTCCCGGACATTAAGCTTATAGTCAATAGACTCCTGACGCCTTATCTTAACCGTACCATTCCCTGTATCATAGCAGGTATCTGTCGTATCCAAGAACCGATTCTCCATATCAGGCATCTCACACTCAACCCTACTCCATTTATCAATCATAGAGGAGTTAATATCGCCTACCTCATATTTATCATCCTCTGACTGCGTAACCTCGTAGAAATGATACCACTCATATCCTAAAGAGTTATATATAACGATATTATGGATCTTAACCCGTTTATCGTTCTCCGTGACATAACACTGATCATAGTAAGATACATGCCTGTCACGAAGGTTCTCAAGATCGCAAGGAGATTTCTTCCATCCAACAGGGATCTCATCATATTCCTGATCTATTAAGATAGCGCCGTCCTCGCTCTCACGTACAATATACTTGGCTTTCCTATCACCTAGATCACCGTCATAAGAGACAACCTTATCCACTTCAATACGCTGTCCTTTGAAAGCATAACACTCACGATATACTTGAACGTTTCTATCCTCCATATCCGTGAAATCACATGGGACCAAAGAGAAACTCTCTGGGAGGGTAGCTAAGTCGGTCCCCGGGACGAAGCCAGCGTCATCCGACTCAAGGACTTCGAAACGGGTATATCTGGCCTTTATCTTGGAGTCATAAGAAACTAACCTACGAAGCTTGACATGGCCGTTACCTCCATCGTAGCATTCAATGTAAGATCTAATGTCACGTTCTTCCATATCATCGAAATCGCAGACAGCCCTTATCCAAGTATCTGGCAAGGAAATGAAGCTGGCACCCTCAGGCTGTGACGGATCGGTAGTCTCCAGGACTTTATAACTCTTATCCCTAACTCCTATATTCCCGTCCCATGACGTGAGAACCTCCAGCTTCACCTTACCGGCCGGTGTCTTATAACATTCTATAGTTACCTCAATATCACGATCCTCCATATCCGTGAAGTCGCAAACAACCTCAACCCAGTCATCACTTATGCTGGTAATAAACTTACCTACCGGGTTCTCAGGATCGGTACTTTGCTTGATGCGATACCATTCCTTTCTGGTACCCATCTCATAATCAAATATCTTATATCCCTCTATCTGTACTCTCCCGGTACCGGTATCAAAGCATTTAAGAACCGGTATTATCTCCCTTTGAGTCATGTCCGGGAAATCACATACTATACGATTCCATGTGTCGGGGATAGCGTCATACTCCGTACCGATAGGATTACTATCGTCTGTCGTATTCACCACCTCATAATGGGATACCTCGGGATTCAGACGGGGATCAACCGACTCTACGCCCTCGATCTGGACCTTACCCCCTTCCGTGGCATAACATTTACTTACGAATATCAACTCCCGATCAGTCATCTCGGCTATACTACAATCTATAGCCACCCATTCGGCAGGGACCTTATCTAATTCCGTACCGATAGGAGTGTCGATATCTGATGAGTTGATGATAAATATCTTCTCGGCCAGTATCTCTCCCTTATTATTCATATAGGTATGGATACGAGCCTCTACCTGACCACCCGGCGTGCGATAGCATTGGTTAACAATCGACACACGCGCGTCCTTGATGTTAATGAACTGATAGTCCTTTCTAGGGACATCGCTTACAAGTCTCTTTACTCCTTTATCATCGAAGTACACGTAACACCCGTCATTCCTCATCATGACCGGATACGTCTTTCCGTCTATCACAACCCCTGAGAAGTCATCTGGCGGAACGGAGAAACCCATGCTTCCGAATATAGAAGCCAGTCTCTTTAAATACTCATTAATAGCGGACATACTACAATATTTAAGTTCTTATGCCTCAAAGTTAATAAAAAAGGGGAAAGAATTGAATCTCTCCCCTTTAGGAATTATATGAACGCAAAAAAGGTCGTTCTTATTTAGGTTCGGTTACAATAGCCGGACCAAGACCAGCAGCAGCACCGATCATATTAATCATCTCCTGAACGCCCTCATGAGCGCCATAGCGTACACGTAAGATCAGGTTAACCGGATCATCAGCGATAACCTTTCCGAATCCCTGAGCGTATCTATGAGGATTGAGCGTAATCTGGAAGTCAACGTACTGAGCCGTTTGCTCTACACGGCTATATTCGTTCATGAACGTCCGCCCCATGAAATCCTGATGTTTCGGGAATCCATTGAAGTGAGCGTACCCCTTAAGCTCATCATCCATCATATTGCCACCTACGTGAGTGCGCGGGGCTTTGCTGGACAGTCTCTCAAAATGAAGTTGATCCCACCAGATAGGAGAACCCTCATCCAAAGAATCGGGGTAACCGCCACTAGCACCTACGATCTCAACGCTATCCTCGATATAAGTCATTTGATCCATCAAGCACTCTGATGGAGATAACAACATTTCCTTGCCACGGAAACGGATACCGCACTTGCAGTTACTACCAAGCTCTTGTGCTGATTCCAATTTCTTCCACATCCTGTTGCGGTATGATGCCGGAGCCTCGCTGGTGAAGAATCCTTCAAATACCTTGTCACACTCATCGCACAACATATTGGTATATACCTCTGTCTGGAAGCTATGCTGGCAAGCAGCAGGAGTACCGTAATCCGTGATCTCCAGTTCCGGGAACGCCTGCTTGATTTCCTCCAAAGCGCTTTCGCCACACTCGTTATCCGGGATCGTGATATAATACTTCTCCTTAGATACTTTGCAAGATCCGCAAGCTGACCATGAAGCGGTACGAACCGTAGGATTCTCGCACATATCGGATGTTTTAGCCACATAGTAGATGATAGCTGTAGGATTGGCCTCCACGAAAGTAGAAATCTCCTCATCCGTCAATTTCTTTGAAGTAGCGGCGATATACAAACCCGATCCCTTGATCTGGCTCATCTTATTAACCGTATCAGCTACCACGTTAGGTAAAGATTCTACCGTAGTAGACATATCAACACCATCATCCTCCAAAGAAATAGAATAAAGATAACCACCCTTAACTTCCGTATAATTAGGAGGACAATCTGTACATCCTTTCATGATAGAGATAAGACGTTGGGTATAGTCAGCAGGTTTAGCCCCTTTCTTCATAACCTTATAACGTGACATGCTACCCTCAATAGTCTCTCGTACGATCTTCAATCCCGGATATTGGGCGCGAACCTCAGCCAAGGCCAGATCATCACCAGTATCACATACCTCCATACAATAGAAGTTGACATCTTCCGTATCAGGTTCGGTAGCCTCGTTGGTACATCTTGTAACAGGAGTAATATCGATATAATCAGATAACTTACCACCACCAGCAATAGGTTGATTCTTCATCCGCTCAATACACTTCAATACGGCGGGCAACAAATCAACCTCCTCGCAAGGATCGCACTCCTCGCATTGATTTGGAGTATTATCACAATCATCCAAAAGGATAGCGTCATTGATCTCTACACGACCCTCCTCATAGCCAAGAAGCTCGAAGGCACGACCAGCGAGAACCAAGCGAATAGCGATACGGTCTCCTTTGAAAACTGAGAATGCCGTATCATCAGACACACCGTTGTATCCTAAGATAACATCATCGACATAAGCATGATCTTTCTTCGGCCAAGAAGCGTAGATCTCTGTGATCTCGTTCAAGGAGAATAACGGCGTGGAAAAATCCTTGTCATAGATAGAGCGGGAAGCCGCTTGTTCATTACGACCGATACGGATCTCATAACGCTTGTCGTTACGAGGCTTACCGGTAAAATCAGTCACGGCCTTACAACCGTTCTCGGAAGTATCTTTAGTATCATAAATACCGATCTGTCCTTCCTTCAAGAAGATGGAATCAACATCCACCATCTTAGCGTGTGGGGATACGAAAAGTACCCGGTCTTGCGGTCTGTGCAACATATAATTAATATTTTAGTTTAAAAATCATTCACTAACGCAAACATAATAATAAACGAGTTCACGACAATAAAACACGATCACGAGTGTATAGGCATATAAATAAATTACATTTTTTGTAAAAACATTATTTAAGCCACTTTTTCTTATACATCTTCCTCATCATATCAATAAGTTCATCGAAGCTTTTTATATAACCCATATCTATAGCCCATATAAGATTGCCCTGTGTTTGCTCCAATTCCTTTAGCTCAGCTTCCGTGGCCTTATTCCTGATCATACTTTCATGGATATTAAAAACAATATAATTAAGACCCTTGGCGATCTTAACATAATCTACATCCTTAAATCTAGAAGCCGCCCTAGACAAAGCATTATACCTATCACCAGCCTCTATTCGATTAAGAATAAGCTTATCGGTTAACCACGTAACAACCTCGGCATACAACATAGGATTCAATTCCATAGCTACAAGAGCCCATATATAAGGATTACACATAGTTCTTCTGTTCTCGCCCCTACCAACCGTCTTATAAGCACCAAACTTTTTCATTACTTTTATAAGAGACTCTTTTTCAACCATTTCCATAAAAACAGGAAATCCTGTTTCTATCATATATCCTTGTTTTTCAAGAATATAGTATATTCGCTCAGCACTTTCCTTGTTAGAAAGGATATTCTCTATCCTCTTATCATTCCATCCCTCCTGAATCCTTTTCCTGGTATAGGCTTCCTGTAAATCAGTCAACGACATGAAAGACGTTTTAGTGTCTTGCTTGATAGTAACACCAAAAAGATCCCTATCCTTGGAGATCATAACAACATTAGTTTTCATATTACATATATTTAATTGTTTAATACGATGCAAATATATAAATAAAAGTTTTACCGTGAATATATATACATAAAAATATATCAATATAAAATCATTATATTAAATATTTCATGAAATACAAAATATGTTTGTGATTTCTGGAGTCGGAGAAATCTCCGATTCCAGAGAATATGCATAGGATGATAAAAAATAAGCCTACCCATTTCTAGGTAGGCTTATCAATCAAAACTAACGTTGTTTATTTAAAGGAAGCCACATTATCCTTATCCATTCTATATCTATACAATTCATTCTCATTAAGGTTGAATTGTTTAGCTACCATATCCAGAATCTCCTCCACCAAAGGATCGGGCAGCTCCGGGTCGATGTCCGTGGATTGGATACCGGCGGCGTTGATATACCCAGACAGGTCCACCCTGACAGGACGGCGGTAGTACGTCATCTTAACCTCCTCGGTACGGAAGCCTGACTCGTAGACCACAACCTTCCCGTTCCCTATGGAGTAGAATGTCTCACGGTAGTCATAAGAAGGACGGTTATTCTCGTCTCCAAGAAGCTCATGGATATTCTCGTTCTTAGCCTCCCACATAACGAAATCAGTGGCCTCACACCCTTTGTATGAGAAAACTCCTTTTATGTTAGAGAACCATAGATAGTCGTCAGGTAAGTTAAAGGACGTAGACTCAGGGTCATCTATCCTACCCGCATTATCCAACGACATCCAATAAACAAGAAGGTTTTGGATGGAGCGTATAGTCTCGTCATCCTTCCTATTTAGATAGTACTTAACCAACCGGTCTTGGGCCTCGTTGAACAACAGCACGAACCTTCCCGGATCAAGCTTAATCCCGCCATTGGCCAGATTCTGCTCGTTCTTCTGCAAAGACCTTAAATATGCTTCTTGGATTGTCATCGTTATTCCTCCTTAACCTTATCACCTTCCTCTACGTCATCCTTCTTCTTAATATCCTTAACCTTCTTGGTCTTGGACTTATCATCGATATTAGACATAGATATGATCTCCTCATACTCATCCAATACATTAGCCTTTATGTTAATAAAGTCTTTCTTGGTAGCCAAGAACTCAGCGGATGTCCGAACGTCAGGCCCTATGATCTGGCCATTATATTGTAATCCGGATGGAGTCATATTGATACGACCATTTCGTTGAAGGACGTTTACGATACGGTAAAACTCAAGAACTTCCTTGAAATCACCTTCCAATGACCGATCCCAGATATCAAGCAGATAATCAACATTGGTCTTCTTCTCATTCATCCAGTTTGATAGAGATCCTGTATAATACTCATCCTCCGTGAAATCCGGGCGAGTTACGATACCGATGTAAAGAAGAAGATCGATGACAGCCTGACGATCGTCGCCGCCTTTCTTAAGGGCGCTGATAAACTTATAGCTGATGTTCATCTTATTGATCTCACGCTGCTGAACGAAATCCTTCATATTGTCTTTCTCCACGAAACAGAACATGGAGTTCATGAAGACAGGATCGCCATCCATTTCCTGAGGAGTCAACATGCCGGAAAATACAGCCAGATATAAATAAAATAGATCTACGGTATTAGCCGTATTATAAACCTTACCCATGAAGATCTTATCCTTAGCGTCATCCCAAAATTCTAAATTGGTTTGAGATAGATCCATCTGCGACATTTCCTCGAAAGGCTTCATGATATTATCTACCCGCTGTTTGACGAGCTTATCGATCTCATTCTTGTCAAGACCATTATAGCATCTTGATCTTGGATAAAAACCGGTGTTATAGGCCTTGGAGAAATCATCCCAAGGGCAACATACGTGAGTGGCGTTCTCCGGGAACGGAGCTTTAGCTATATTAGCGTCTTGAAAGGCCTGAGGAGCACTTCCATCGTGTTTGCCTACAACCTCATATAAGGTATCTGACATGATATTGAAACCGTTTACCTCGGCCAATACCTTCCTTGATTTTAAAATTTCTTTCATTTCCTTTTTGCGTTACTTTAAAAAAAAGAGGAGAGGAATATCCTCCCCTCTAAAAACCAAATTACATATATAAAAAAACTTAGCCGAAGTAGTTCGGTTGAAGCTCGATAATCAAGAACTTACTATTATCCATAACCCATGCTGCGGAAGCAGAATGACACCAGAATTGCTCTTTCATGCCCGGCAAGGATGATACGATCTCATTACCGTTAGCTTTGTGCGCCCAACGACCGTACTCATAACCCCACCACATGCTTACGCCTTCTGGTTTGATATAGAATACGTTGTTATTCATATTACCTAACTTAGCGTTAGCCGTATTAGGAATAGCGGAATATGCGTTAGTTGATCCAGCGTCAGTGATATTCTCGATAATACAAGAATAAGATGATCTAGGATACATGCCATTCACTAACTCGCTACGATCTGTCATGTCAGCGTAATCCAAAGAAGGATCGTGCTCGAACTCAACATTACCGATGCCCGGGATGAAAGCTCCCTTAACCTGAACAGGACCTAAGATCATGGCGTCGTTAGTACCTGAAATAGGATTAGAAGGCAACATCCTATCGCTTCCCATACCCCAGCTTAAGTTCTGCAAGGTAGTGAAGAACGATTCCCTGATCAACTTCTCTAAATTGATCATAGCCATAGCTCCTACCTTGAACTTAATCTTACGTTCCGTAATAGGAAGATCCTGACGTCCACGGAAAATATAAGCTGCGGCAGCCATAAGCGTATCCTTAGTAATACCCATCGGACGGCTATAGTAGATAGTGTAACCACGGCGAAGCTGACGGTAGATACCCTCATTCAAATGGATAGGACCATTTTGATCCATAATAATACCACCTTCTTGCCACATCAACTGTCTAGCTTCCAGCTTAACCAACTCAGCCATACAGAATACCTCCAGCGTGGACGCTACCTTAGCCGTACGTAAATCAAGTCTACCATTAACCGTCCTACCGATAATAGCCAAATCAGGAATATTACCCTCATACTCGCTTCTCATGGCATTCATACGACGAAGGGCAGTCTCCACGAACTCTGAAGTGCTATTCTGGGCGGCCTGCATGGACTTCATACCAGCGTACATAGTTGTCTCGCCCTCAACACCACGGTGGTTACCTAAACGGAACTCACAGGTCATGGAACCGGCCTTATCGGCTCCAGATACCTTGGAGAACTGAGTGCTGTACTCACCTAAAGCATGACCGATCTTCCAGTAACGGATACCAGGGCGTAGTTTCTCTTTGGGGAAGTATTTAGCCTTACCGCCGATAACACGACACCAATAACGTGTCAAGTCACCTTCTGTCTTAGACGGGATCTCACCTGAGATAAGGATATTACAACCGTTAGCAGCATCGTAGGTAATAACATCATAAGCCGTAAACTCAGATGTATTCAAAACGATATCAAACAAGCTACCATCAATACCAGGTTTCAGGTGATGACCTGAAGTATCCTCTGCCGTAACGACAGCGAATGTCTTTGTAACAGGAAGATCATAACGGAAAGAAGCTCCAATACCGTTAACGGAGATCGTAGCGCCGTTATTAATCATACCCATATACATCGGTACAGGGTAATTAGCGATATTAGAGAACAGATTCAAAAGACCCAGATGATTCTTGTCAGGATCCTCATAATACCAGCTCGCCAATGAGCCTAAGTTATGCTCTACAAGCGAAGTCTTATAGTTCTTGGCATCGGTAAAGGCAATAACGTTATCGCCATTCACGGTAGCCGGGAAACTTTTTGTAAGAAACGGATTCATTTTCAATATATTTAAACGTTATACACTCTTTGATCCACTCAGATCAAGGAAGTTAGCTTCTATAGTATCATTATCGATATTAGTCTTATTCTGCTTTCCTCCCTTATTGCCAGAAAGAAGAGTGATGGTCTTCTTATTAACCTCCATCTTAGCCTTGTTGGTTTTCTGTTTAAGGAACTCGTCCTTATTCATCAAGAACAAGGCCAAATCAGCGGCCATATCCGGATTTTTAATAGCCTCGGAATAGGCTTTATCTATAGCCGTATGACCTTGATTGTCTATCGGCTTGGTAACGAAATCGACAGCCTTACCTATCATCGTGTCAGTCAACTGAAATCCTGAGCTTATAGATGTCTTTAGACCTTTCTTATAGACTTTCATCTGCTCAACTAACTCCTGTCTCCTTTTCTCGGACTTCTTTTTCTCCTCCTCGATAAGGTTATCCATCTCCTTTTTCAGGATATCATGAAACTTGTTGGCCTTAGACTCGATAAACTCATCGCCTTTACCAATCATCATTTCCATATTATCCTTTATCTCGTCTTCCGGCATACCCAGCATCTTATAATAATGCTGGATAACCGCAAGCTGATCATTTTTATTACTCATATCAAGGTTATCCAACGGAGCCTGAATACTCTGATATTGGCTTAATAGTTGACCAACGTTACCACCGGCCTTATCCACCTCTATCATCTTCTTCATGAAATCAGACATCGAACCGGTATCAACCTTATCCTTCAACAACTCATCAGCCTTGTCCTTGATCAATCCCTCCACTATATCGAGTAAATCATCCTCTTTAGTGATAGTAGAAAGATCAACCGGTTTATCATCTACCATAATATCTAGGTTCTCGATACTATCTATGATACCTCTGGCAGCCATCTTCTCCAAGAAAGATTTTCCGTTAAACCCTGATACCACGTTATTATTATCAGCACCGCCTTCGCCAAGAGAATCCGGGTCAGGGTTGGTAGCATCGCCGCCCTTATCCCCGCCACCGTCAGCCGATCCGCCGTCGGCAGGTTCTTTCTTGGTGTCATCTATAAGATTACCATCCTTATCATATTTACCCTCAATATTATTCTTATCGCCATCACCGTCACCACGGTAAAAAAGCTCCTCGACACTCATGGTCTTAAAACCCTTAGCGAAATCACCCATGTCATTCATACAATTTCCTTTTTTGCTTTTTACAAAATTATCATTAATCTAATTACCAATTAAATCAAACCCATTATAGTATATGACAGAATTTTACGCCAAAATGATTACAGATTTTGTAAAAATATTTACAAAACTTGTAATCAATTCTTGTTTATTATTGACGTAAACCTATCTGTATCAGAACGTTTGTTTCTAGCGTCTATCTCCTTTTCTTTTAATTCCAACTTCTTTTTCTCTATATCCTCACGAGATCTTCGCTCAGCCTCGGCGTTAGCCTGTCTGGTTCTCATATCCTCCTCCCGGATGTCCAGATCCCGTTCCTTCAAGGCCCTATCATCCATAGCCTCAACGTAATCCATACCTTCTGAGTTGTTCTCAGTCCTAGCGGCTTGACCGGCGGCCATTATGCTCTTACCCCGTAAATCGAAGTTACCCTTGATATAAGCCAGCTCCTTCTCCTTCTCATGCTCGTCATTACGGGTCTGTTGATCGGCCTCGGCTTTTTGCTGTACAAGTCGTTGTTGATTCTGGTACTCCTCCTGTCTTACACGATCTGCGTAAGATCTGGCATCCCTTCCTATCTGATTCATCTCAGCCGTCGAGTTAGCATTCATCATTCTAGTGATATCAAGCAAGTCATTGCCCAAAGTATTCGTCTGTAATATATATTGCTTCAAATTCTCCAATTCCAGACGTTTCTTGGAATTAGAGACAGCCATAACATTAAGATGACGTAACGACAAGCTGTTATCCGTAAGACTGATGTAAGCCAAGGAAAGATCGCTGTTCCTGTACATCACGGTCCAATCGTATCCTTCCTTCTGACATACTTGAGCCACGGCTAGATGAATATCCAATGTCCGTTTCTTGAAATCATCGAAATCATTAAAGTAAGTCTGGGTCTGTAGCATAGTAGCGTTAACTCCCTGTTTTACGCCCGTAGAACTCTCGTATCTAGTTGACTGACCCATCGCTTGCTCGGATATACCTATCATCCTATAAGCCATCATATAGGCGTAAGATGCCATTTCCATACGGGATCTTATCTGATCCGTATTAGTAAGATCATATACACCGAACTGATTATATATGCTGCTCATCTGCGGATTCTGGTAAGGATTGTTTGTGTCATTACCACCTACACCCATAAACGAGACAGACTTAACGATCTGCATGAAAGTAGCCAAAGCTCCCTTCTTGTCCATCATATCCTTATATTCCGTAGGCAGGAATCCTAAGTCGCCTAAGAAGAACTTACCGATCTCCTTCTCGGCGTTATTGTATAGCTGGTTCATAGCAAGGTTATACATCATCTGGAACGGCTGTATGCGATCAGCGAGACTAGACCCTATAAATCCAGAAACCGGAATGACATAATCATACAGACTGCTATCACCATGTATCTGATGAGGTATTGGATCCCCACCAATATATATAGGCTTATCCATTAAATTACCTCCGGTGATCTTAACGCCAAACCTAACCTCAGGGACATACTCCAAGATGTAGGTGTTCACCTCAGGATCACTGACGGCTTCGGCCATAACCCTCTTCACTTTCTTGATACCGTTCTTCTCCAAGAACTCCGGGAGAAGCTCATCTGTCACAAGCTCCTGATCCACCATCCCAGTCTCCGTCATGTAAGTTATTAAGAATACCGGTTTCATGGATACCCAATATCCCTCCATGACTCTAAAAAGGCGGGAATCTATCTCATATCTCTTGCCATCGGCCATACCGGAGTTGAAATATCCAAAGGGATGGAAGCGGGGCAAGAAGCGGGGCTGGGTGTGTTCCTCTCCGTCCGGCCCGAAGGTATGGTACTCTCCCATAGGAACACCATAGTAATCCTCAGCCGCAACGATAGATTCATAATCATGATACCCTTTCCATGGAATAACCTCATTCTCATACATACCGGTAATAGAAGGCTTCTTTTTCTTCTGATCATACCTAGTACCGTCATTGGATACCCATCCCTCGTAATCATCATCACCGCCCATAATCCTGCGTTTATCCTTGGCCGTCATCTTATGGCCGTATTTTGATATCAACTCAACACCCTCGTAATAATGAATACGGCCCACATAACTTCCATATTGCGGATATTTCACATCAGGATGGAAAACCTCCATCGGACTCCACACCTCCGGACGGTAGTAGTCAAATCCAACGAAATGATTGCGGAACATCTTACCGCTAAGGAGCCGGTCACGGAAATTCTCACGATCAAGCTCATCCATATAAAACCGGCTACGGTCTGACTCTATCGTATGGTCTCCCCATACAGCCGCCTGCGTCTTCCATCTGGTGCTCATGAACCTCTGGATATCGTCAGGGGTCATAGACACCTTGGCTTGTTGAATTTGCTCTGCGTAAGCCTGACGTTCCTCCTCGGAATTAAACTCATTGTATGTAGGATCAAGCCCGGCTTCTACAAGACGCTGATTGACGATAATATCCCACTGTTCTTGTATATGGCGATGAAGTAAGTTTGACATCGTGTCCTCATACTCACTTATAGCCATATCCCCTACCTCATTAACCGTATACTTATCCTGTAGATTTGTCAACCATCCCTCAAAAGCGTTTACAATACCACCTATGATATCATAATGCTTCAAGAAAGAGGGTATCCTTATATCACTCCTTAACTTCTGTACGTTCCTTAACTGTGGGATAACATCCGCCATCTCCATAAAAGATAACTTACCATCCGCCATCAGATAATAGTCACGGTACATTTGGTTACGATCATATTGTTTTAATCCTATCGCCTCAAGAGCGTCCATACAATCCTCCTTCCATTTCCTGTTCTTTTTCTTCGTGGAAATAGCCTGAGGAGGTAATCCTAATAGCGCCCCTTTTGCCGGAAACGAATGATCTCTATTGAAAATCTCCATGTCAATCTAATTTGTTTTTAGCAAAGATAAGTTATTAAGCAACACTAAACTACCGAAACGCACCTATAGATACCGATCCAAATGCAGAGGCATATATCTCATGGTGTTTATAAGCATCTTCCTTACGAGCGTTATTCATCTCATCTATCTTCGATTTAGGCATGTAGTTATTATCATCAAAATACCTAGCGAGAACCAACGCATGCCCGAAGGCTATTATCCTATCGACGTTCAATCCTGGCTTGTACTGTATTATTTCATCCAGTAGAGCTATATCATCGATCAACTCAATACCCTTGACAGTTATATCAAGACCAGTCTGATCATCATAACCAATAACGAAATCCTGCCAGCAATAATCCACGACGCACGAGAATAGCAGGTTCTGGTTGCCGGGGGTCGGGTATAGCCCCAGCTTGCTGTTCTGCCGGGAGCCGGCCTTCACATACTTATTGGCTATTGCCTCACCAGCAAACAGGAAGAAAGACGCTGGCATACCGCTTTTACGGTTAAGGTACTGCTCATACATCTGGTCAGCGTTCTCCATAAGACATATAGCACCATATCCCTTCTGAAGCACCTCACAAGTACGGCAAAACTGATCTATGGATGATGGGCGGGATACGTATGAAGCCACTATTCTATAGGCATAAGGATCTCGAATACCAACACGCCTTTTGAATACATAAAAAGCTCCTAATGAAGGGGTATCAGACTTAGCCTGTTTATAGGGATCTTGGCCTGCAACATAAATAAAATCATCAAACCTATTAGATTGAGGCATCTCGAATATCTGGACAGGAGCGTCAATAACACCTCCACTGAATGGAAAACCAGCCAGTTGTTTATTAGATTTAGTAGTACCAAGCTTATTGCCCGATTCAAGAAAAACATCACACAGCATGCCACTATATTGACCCGACTCAAGAAGATCGTTCTTATGTTTAATAGCGTACTCAACCGGGAACAGGTTTTGAGAAGAACTTAAAAAACAGTCATCAATCGTAAAAGGATAGAACATAGTATGAGAGGTATAGGCTACCCTGTCCTTTGTAGAAAGCTTCTTCCGTTCCTCATTAAGTTTATTGGTGCTAGCCTCGAAGTCTGTGGCGTCAATCTTGATCTTATTAAGCTTCTTATCATCAGGTTTTCCTAAATAATCACCCAAACCTATAGTTACCTTGACACCAGAGTTTGCCATTTGTCCCGGAACAAACATCGCCCATTTCCGTTCTTTCCATGTTTTTCCTTTCATGGCTCTACGGTTTAGGATATCCCAGTCCATGACCAGAAGATTATATGTCTCGGGATCGGAGAACATCTCTTGAGCGTCCTTAGACAACTCCACCTCACCACCGGTACCGGCCAAGATAGGACTAAGACGCCAGCCATAAGGCGTGTCGTAGGATGGCATGGCGGCCGTGTAAGGCTTCTTTATCGGACCTTTGCCTACCTCGTCGAAAATAGCCGTAGCCGGTGTCAAACCAGCCGTCTTCTGCGTGGAGGTCTTCCTACCCATATTGATGTTGGCTATAGAGATAATGGCATGGATATCACGTACACCATTGGACATCCTCTTGCCTAATGTAACTCCCGAACTCCAGTCGGTCTTGGTTCTGTTGATCCTGAAAAAAGGATGCACATGATCAAGACCATACTCACAATACTCGCCGATATTGGATAAATCACTGTCGCTGAATCCTACTACAGAATGACTAAGGCCGATCGTCATAGTAGCGTTCATCTGGAGAAGTGATGACATGATGGTCGTATTATGGGAGACGACAAAATTGGTAGTAAGAAACTGATGCGATTTATTATCGACCTCAATACAAGTAGCCTTATATCTACCGTAATAATCTATATCATATATCCTAAGCCTATCATGGGTCTTAGATATATACATATCATCACCATCCATGACACAATAATACCCCATAGACCAAAATATTTTCCTTACAAAGGATATAATATACTCGCTTTTATAAACGACCTTAAAACGATCGTCACCGGTATTTATACCACAAGCGATCTTCATAAACGATCCTATGAACAACTCTTTCTGTTTTTTGGATGAATAAATGACATCATCCATCTCCTTCTTGCTTAGCTCAAAGATCCTGTCGGTAGCGCCACAAAGGAAGGAGGCGGCCAGAGACCCCATGAGCTGGGGCGATATCAGCCACCGCCGCTCAGGGAAATCTACCGCCTCCCCAATATCTATAGTCATTTTGGAGAAGTCAGAATGGATGATACCCATAGTGCTCATAACCTTATAATCACCATGATACTTGACTTTCCACTGGTGCTGCCCGCAACACACCACGCTGCGACCGTCCTCAAAGGTCACTTTGTACGTATCAACGAATCCCTGAGGATATACGCCCACTATGGTAGTAAGCTTCCCGTCATCACCGTATATGATATCTCCTATATCGGCGAATCCTATTTTCTTAGATCCATGAGGAGTATATATCAGCTCCGAGTCCAGAAGAGCCTTGCCAAAACGACGAGTACCAAACATCCCCAACCCTTTCTTCTCCATACGGGCACGTTGGTACATCTCGGCGAAAAACCATTCGTTATCACGCAAACGACTGATCGCTGGCACACGTTCCCCGTTTGGAAGATCCTGAAATACGGGAAAGAAATTAACATGCCAATAAAGCCATGGGGGGATGAACGTACCATTGATAGTCACCCCGTACTTGACCTTATAAGCCTCTTCTTTAAAGAACTGCTTAACATCGTCATCCTGATCCTCCCAACCGAACAGATCGTTCCATACAGGAGGATTTTTCATGTTTACATAAAATTCTGGACTCGTGCTTAAACTCATTTCATAATATCCTTTAAAACAGACTCAATTCCACCAGAAACCTGACCCTTACGTTCCTTTTTCTGGACATTGCTTACAGACCTATATACATCCATGATCCCACTTTTCTCCATATAAGAATCATTCCATGTATTTATCTTATCGATTAATTTTGATATGAAGTCAAATGCCCTTGCCATATCCTCCGGCTTCTCCTTGTCCCAAGGATGCTTATCAATATAAGTCTTAGCGTCATTTATAGCCTTAGCTATGACCTCAAGATTGTCGTTAACCCGATCAGCGTCCTTACTCGTCGGCTTTCGTCTTCCCTGTGGCATTAGCTTTCATATCTTTAAACTCATTATACTGTTTCATAAGAAGCTCATAAGATTGAACAACCCCGATCTTACTTACTTCCGTCACGCTCATGTCATGGAACATATCCTCAAGCTCCTTGTCAGCATATCTAAGACGTTCCTTGTCATCATAAAACACGAATCCAGACGTTCTGTCTTCTATAATACCCTTGGCGGTGGACGCATATGTCGTATCTAAATCCATATCCATACCGAAGCTGGTAGCCAACTGGATCATGAACATCAACCTAGAATTGACTTTTACAGCCTCTATATTCAACATCTGTATCTTATGGGTCATCTCATGAAGAACGACAAAATCCTCCTCTTTTATCAACGAAGATGATTTAAGGGCTATCTTCTTAGTCCTATCCTCAATATCGCTATACAGACGCTTGCTCTCACGCTTTATGGCTATCCAATGCCTTATATGAGTATCCGCCTCTTCTTTAAGATAATCCCTGATCTCTTTTTTGATATCCTTATCCTCTTCCATTATAATCACACGTTATAATCATTATTATTTAATTCAATCTCATCACTGATGCTTTGGTCTATAGACCTCAATAAATCCCTGGTACTAACATCCCGCAAGAAGCGGACATTACCACCATTAGCCCTAGCTATCCTCCTTAAAGCGGAGTAAAGTATATCACCCAACGAATATTCAGGCAACTCACGGCATCCGACTTCCATGACAATAAGGGCATGGATACGATCATCTATCTTACTTCTTACGGGACTTCGCATAGTATTTACTTATAAGCTTCCCCTATAATACGTAGCGGGAAATGTTTGAAATTACGTTCAGGATCATCCTTCGTATAACCCATAAGAGATAGATGTTTCTCAAAATGACCTTCCGTATATTTTGAGGTATCCAACGTCATCCTAAATATAGTTCTATTCTCATTGTCAGGATGTTTGTTATATGACACGTCTCCCATACATCCACATCCAAGATGATGCTCCTTGACATGGAAACCATCTTTATGGGTAATAAATAACACGATTTCTATCTTATCACCTATTTTCTGATCAAAAATATTTAGATAAAACTCGCTCTCATCATCCGTCAGTCCTATATCAAAGGAATCGTTAGGGCACTCGATATTAAAATCGTTATGATCGGCTGTTATCACCTCCATAGCATTCCATTTAGCTTTCTCTCCTTCCACGAACTTCAACGGGCATACCTCGGTCTTCATCCAAGCCTTCTCCTTGATAAAACAACCACACAACGAACATGCCTGTCTTCCCATCAATCTTTGCAGCAATACCTTAGCTGGTAACTTAAAGAAAGCTATATTAGAAGAGTTCTTAGGACATTTCTTGCATAATTCAAGACGATTCTTATACCATTCGGGATAATCTTTCTTATCCTTAGGAATCCTACCCAATAAACTGTCTTCCCAAGCTTGGGCTATTACTTGGGCTTTACCGATTGTTTGCATATTATTTCTTAAATTGTTTTTGTTGAAAATCCTGTAATTGTTCCCATGTCATTCCATACCGACATTGATACATGGCCTCATGGTTATCACGTATAAGAGGATCTCCGTTCTTCAACCCCTCCATATCCTCTATCGCATTAATCTTCTTATCAAGACAATCAAGTTCAATAGGCATCCTTTCATCCGGATAACGATTACCTTCCTTGACAAATATCCGGCGTATCTTATCACGCCTTACACGCATCTCACGAAGATTGCATATAACGTATCCGATAAACGGTATTCTGATAGATATATTGTCAGTATACTTAGCTAGATGATGGATGTAAGATACGGATGCTTTCATGCACCACTCTACCTGTTGTTTGGTGAACTTCCCATCAGATCTTCTTACCACCTCATCAACGATATCCCTATCGAATGAAATAAGATTCCTACCCATCAATATCCAATTTGTTTCTCTTGAATACGAATCCCATTACACGGGTATCATCACCCTCCCCGTCAAGCACGAAATAATTACGTAGGCTTCTCATCTCAATAGACAGCTCACGGGTACGGAAATTCCCGTTCTTCTTGTCCACCAGAAAACCCCCACGTTTAAGCTCGTTGTTCAGGACAGCGACGTAAGATTCCTTCTGTCCATGACAATCCATGTACTTAGCCCTGGTATCATCCGAGTATCCGTAGTTGATGTAGAAAGAAAGTAAGTTTATCGTTCTTTCTGTAATCAAGCTCTTACCCTTAGAATCCAGATAGCCGTTGTATATCCTTAAGAATTGCTGGATCATATCCAGTCTAGTGTCGTAAGGTAACGCAAATACGAAAGCTTTTCTCTGTTCCGGCACGTTATTAAAATTTTAAATTTTATTTATTAGATTAATATTTATATCACAAGATATTCAATCTAATTGGGTTAAACGCAAACCCACTACTGACTATCGTATTAATGCACGAATCGCCAACTACTTTTCTAGCTATCCCAATAGCCCCGTTAATATCCGCATTTATCAATTTGCCGATAGAGCTTTGAAATAATCCCCTGCGTTTTCTTTTACCTAGATAATTATCTTGATATTTCATCTCCTCAAAAGCCAGATGATCGATCTTTGAAGTATAAGATTCCTCATGAGTAACAACCTCTATACCTAGCAACTTAGCTTTGTACATTATCTTATCAATTAACTTAGAATGAGGGATAGAGACAAAATGCTGGTTATTTCTCCTGCCAATATTTATCTCCTGCTTCCACTCCTTGTTAAGACCGATAATGATACGGCCTATATTATTTGATACACAAAAGTTCACGATATACTTGCTAATCTTATGCATCTTATCATCGATCCAACAATTACGATACAAAGAGATTCTTCTTATTCTCCTAGAAGTTCCATTATCGCCAACATACGACATCAATCTTGCTTTCTTCTTATTATACCACCGATTCAATGATTTGATAACTTTCCCGTTTATAATGAAAGGCTTGATGCCTACATTACTGATACATGAGCATAAATTATTCAATCCTAAATCGATCGAAAGGAAATTATCCTTATCCAAGTTTAGATCCGTCTCCTTTCTTTCATAAATTACCTCTACCACATAACATGTTGCTTGAGGCACTATCCTTACCTGTTTTAACTCATCTTTCTTTACGTTAGTTTTTATCGGTTCAATAACATTCTTAACAAAATGAATATAACCATCATCCTTTACCCGACAAGAGAAAGTCGTAAATACAACCATATTCTGCTTCTTACCTTCCTTGTACTTCGGAAGATGAGGTCGATGATTGTTATACTTATCCGGATTCCTGTCAAAATCACTCTTCAACTTGATCCATGAATTAACGATCTTGAATACCTGACCAACCACTTGTTGTGATACAGATGCAGGTAGCTGTCTAAAATCAAATTGATTTTCCCTGCCTAATTTAGTCGAGAGATCATATTCCTTCAAATACTCCTTATTGAAAATACCCTGCCTTACCAGATACAACACATAATTGTACAGCAATCCGGATTTAAGGCAAATATCCTCAAATCGATTATCTTTTATAATATGTCTATCAACCAATCTCATTTCTAATAATAGAATTAGTTTTCGACAAAAATACTTTAAAAAAATATTATTGTCAACAAAATATGATATAATCAGTATAATATATGCTGACTAGCATGTATTTACGAGAATCCAAAGGGGAAAAGATGGTGGGGTAGGACGAACGAAGCCATGTATGTCTACGGCTGGCTACAATAGCGAGGACAGTGAAGTTAACGTACGCTACGCGCGTGGACGGCGGGGGACAGCCTTATCCTGCCTCACGGGATGCGACCACTCCTTTTTTTTTCTTTTTGGCTTCTTATCGTCCCATGATATAGCCCAAGGCATCCAAAGGGGAAAAGGTTAGTGTGGGACACGCAGGGACACCCAAGGTAAGGCTACCGCCGTCATACCGGACAATGCCGCCAGAGGTTCGCTATTGACATGGACGGAGGTAGATGACCTGATCCGTACCTCTAGGCATACAGCCATACCTTTTTCCCTTTTGGGTCTTTCTGCCTTCTTCATCCTCACTGACCTTACAGGACATGGCTTCAGGTATCCAAATAAAGAATGGCTGGCCCTAGCGACATGGACGGCGATAGAGTTATGTTAGCCTGCCGGAGCGTGAGCGACCGCATACGACCTTACTTTTTTCCCTTTGGATTCCTTCCTCCATAAGCTATGGGATATAAAGCCAAGGGGAAATGGGAGGCCTTGGGGCATGGAGCCTGCCGTAGAAGATACGGACGGCCGGAGCGTGAGCGATCGTACAAGACCTCGCTTTTTCTTCTTTGGCTTTTGCTCCACCCGATCCCCCCTACCGGGGTTCCGGCTTCCGGTATAAGATACGGCTTCTACCAGGTTTAGCCTGCGGTATCCTGCCTGACGGCACCATACCTTGGCGGTAAAAAGCAATGTTTTATTAAATAAAAACTTTAAGTAGAGTACACAGGAACTCGACGTCAGGAGAGGTTCTGTGTACGGATAGAGATATTAGTAAGTAGTATATGTTTATAGAGTTAATTATATTTAATAAATATACCTATTAACGCGCGCGTAACAAGTAGGTTGAGAAAAAACCATCGTTCACGCGCACAGCGTTTTACGGACATCTCCTACCCTCCTTAAACAACAAATGGGCGACCTTCCCAGGCTACCCATCCATCCGAATAACTTGTTTCGTATTGATAAAACTCGTATATTCGCAACAAAGACAAAACTATGGAAACAAAGATAGTACTTTTACAGAAAATGAAATCAAATTTCGATAAGATTCTTACCGAAGCATATATCCCAAAAGATATACAAGCAAAAAAAGATGAGCTTGGATGCCTAAGGCTTCCGGCAGGATCACTTGTCTGCCCAGTAGATTACAAACCTGTAACTAATAAGGACGGGAAGAAGGTTACGGCCATAAAATACTCAAACAAGAAAGATAATATAAGAGGTTCCGGTATGGTTATAGGGAAGAAATGTAAGCAGGTAGTGGCTTATCTTACTATCGTAAACATCCAGAAACATGTATTTCTAAGAAATAGGATGAGAGAAGGCTATCGTGACCGTATTGAGATCAATACCGATGATTTTATAGATATCCTATCCGATGGCATAGCTTATTTCTGCTACAGACATGTTATAGAGGATTGCCATGAGGATATAGACTATCAGCTAAAGACGCTTAAGGCTTACGCGGAAGGCGAGATAAGAATAGCTTTACCTGATATCATGATCTACTCGTATAAGGCTAAGAAGAATGAGGATACGAAAGACATATTCGTGGGTAAGAAAAGATCCGTATACAAATGTCTGGATAAGAATTTAAGCTCAGACGAAAGACGGAATATGGCTAACAAAAGCCGGAAACTTGATCGGGTAAGAATCCTTTCCAAGATAATATTCAGGGCCAGAACCAGAAACGTACATCATATATACAAAGTAACTAAAAGAAAGACAGTTAAGTTCAATGTAGCATACCTTCTTAATGAGTTGAATAAGAAGCTCATAGGCATAGGTATGCGTGAAATATCTCAATCCACTATATACAGATACATAAGCATGTTCTTAGACATGTGTAAGAAGAGTATATCCGATTTGTATGACGAGGTAAAAAAAAACAATGGAGTGGCGAATACCAAAGACAGAAAGAACGTAACTATCGGATGCTTAAGACTATTATACAAGGGGAAATATATGCATATCCTTATATCGACAGAATACATAAGAGATGTATTTTTAGGAGAAAAATCTTCTGAGATGAGTAAAGCTGGATGATTTGAGTATCAGATATAAAATTTAATATTTACATATTATTCACATTTATTTTTAATAGTTAATTATAACTATTCGTATCTTTGTACCATAAACTTAAAAGATATGGTAAAAGAGGATTTTAGAAATGAAAACGACCTCCTTCGTCATATTATGACGGTGGATAAAAACGTAGAGCAGGGTCGTGCCTTGAAGAAGATTTTCACCACTAGGGAGAATCTGTTTATTACCGGTAGAGCTGGTAGTGGTAAAAGTACGTTCATGAGACGTATTGTAAAGTTCTTGGGTAAGTGCGTTATCGTAGCTCCTACTGGCGTGGCTGCGTTGAACGCAGGAGGGCAGACCATCCATTCGTTTTTCTCTATAAAGAACGATCCTTATATCCCTTCTATAGAGAGAGGTATGTTGTCTAATAAGGTGGATGTAAGTCTGTTTATAAAGAAGAAGATCAGAAACCTCGATACTATCGTTATCGACGAGATCAGTATGGTAAGACCTGATTTGCTTGATGAGGTGGCTGACATACTTAGACAATGCAGGCGTAGCAAGGAACCTTTCGGCGGCGTTAGGTTGATTATGTTTGGAGATCTATCACAACTACCGCCTGTGGTGACGGAGGATGATTTTATCGACAAATATTATGAGAGCCGGTTCTTTTTCTCATCAAAGGCATTAAGAGCGTCAGGATTCTCGGTCATTACATTCGAGAACGTATTCCGTCAAAAAGATCCTCAGCTTCTTTCCGTACTTGAGGATATAAGATGTGGGGTTATTACCGATGAGTCAAGACAGATATTGGATAGTAGGGTCAAGTATCCGGATAATATGGATAATACTATAATTATATGCTCAACTAACAAAGAAGCTTATGAGATAAATAAGACTAATCTTGATAAGATCAATAATAAGGTATTTAAGTTCGATGCTACTGTATTCGGGGAGAAACCTGTAGCGCCCTGTGAGGATGAGCTTATAGTAAAGGTAGGAGCTAAGGTCATAATAACCAGAAACGGCAACGGGTATGTCAATGGCTCGATGGGTATCATAACCAGCATAGATACTGTTGATGAGACGATATATGTTCATCTAGATAACGATGCTGAGGTGGAGATAACCAAAGAGAAGTGGGAGAAGATGAAGTATAAGCAGGTAGATGATTCCCTTGAAGGCATTTCTTGCGGCTATATAATACAATATCCATTGAGGTTAGGATACGCCATAACCGTTCATAAATCTCAGGGAATGACTTTAGATAATATATTCGTAGACATCAGCAGAGCCTTCGAGATAGGACAGATATATACCGCTCTTTCAAGATGTAGGTCTATAGACGGGCTTTATCTAAAATCAGTGCCTAAGGAAGATATGGTACTGCTAAGCGATAAGATATCTGACTTCATAGATAAGGTGGATGAGAATGAGGGTGTATTACATCCAGAGAAGATTTCCGACATCGGAAAGGATATGATAAAGAAGCAACAGGATTTATTTAACTTTGACGAATACGGATTATAATGGCTAAGAAAGAACTTTTTTCAGACGTAGATGAGTTAGTATCATCTTTAAATAAAGAGCTTGGAGAAGGCTCGATAATGAACTTCGGTGACGATAAGCCTATAATATCCATACCAAGGGAAAGCACCGGATCGCTGGTGGTGGATAAGGCCCTCGGCGGAGGATGGGCGGTAGGCAGGATCCATGAGCTGGTCGGGATGGAATCTTGTGGCAAGACCATGATGTGTACGTTAAGCATGATCGAGTTCCAGAAAAAACATCCAGATAAGCTGGTAGCTATAATAGACGTGGAGAATGCTTTTGATATCGAATACGCCAAGAAGATGGGATTGGACGTTAACCGGTTCCTTATTTCCCAGCCAAGCTACGGGGAATTGGCTATTGACATCACAGCCAAGCTGGTGGAGTCCGGCAAGGTAGGCTTTATTGTCGTGGATTCCGTGGCGAACTTGGTCCCGAAGAAGGAGATCGAGGGTGATATGGAAGATAGCAACATGGGATTACAAGCCCGGTTGATGTCAAAAGCCATGAGAGTTCTTACCGGGATCGTAAACAAAAGCGATTGTGTTCTGGTATTCATCAACCAGTATCGGGAGAAGATCGGTGTAATATATGGTGATCCGAAGGTAACAACCGGTGGTAACGCTCTTAAATTCTATGCCTCTATCCGTATGGAGATGTCAAGGAAAAAGGTCATTGTAGGAGAAGATGGCTCTTCTATCGGTCATGAGGTTCGGATAAAGGTATTGAAGAACAAGACAGCTATACCTTTCCAGATAGCAGAGACAGCATTGTATTATGGCGTAGGATTTGACAAGGAGCTTGAACTTTTGAAGTTATGTGAGGAAACCGGTATCTTTACCCGTAAAGGATCATGGTACTGGTACGGGGATGTTCGGGTCGGTAATGGCGTTGAGAATACGTTAAGTATCATGAGAGATAATCAAGAATTGTGTCAAGAGTTAAGAACTAAATTGAATTTGTAATCATGGCAATAGGAGTAAAATTTGTAGACGTAATACCATCCAGCGTAGAGAACGCTGTCGAGGTTAAGAAGGGGGATGTAAAGAACTATCTGTTCGTAGGTATTCCTATGAGCGAGTTTATTGGAAAGAGATATGAGTATGAGGGATTCATATACATGTGCCTACAAGGTGTTACCGGTGGTACGGAACTTGGCGGTGATATAGCCATAGCCGTATTGAGACCTGTTAGGCCCGCCGTTGGTCAGGCTTCTTACCATTTGGTATCATATACGCCTCTCACATATACGAGATCTGATGTAGCGATATTACTTAGAAATGGAGATTTTAAGGTTGTTAAACGTGATGATTGTAATCTTATCTGATCATGGGTACGTATATCTCTATAAAATCAACAGTAAACGCATTCAGGTACGGTATTGATCCTGTACCTGAATGGTTCGACAAGATATCCCATAAAACCAATGAAGTCGATATTATGGTTGATGGGAACAAGGTAAAGGCATTGGATATAAGGCTAGAAAATGGCATTTTACGGGCTTTTTATGGTTATTACATAGGTCTGTATCCAGATAACTCTATACAGGTGTTTAGACCGGAGGATTTTCATTCATTATATACGTTGAAGTTATGAACATATCAATAGGTATAGATCCAGGTATAGATACCGGAGGATTGGCGATGATCCCGGAGAACGGGGAGATTAAGGTAATCATGACTCCAAGGATATCGGCTAAGGGGGATATAGATCTTAGGGCTATATCAAGTTTCTTCCTAGATGCCGCAGATAAAATCCAAGAAGGAGGTGGGGGGACGCTGGCGATCGCCGTCGAGGACGTCCATAGCATCCACAACAGCTCAGCCTCCAGTAACTTCACCTTCGGCGGACGGCGCCGGGAACCAAACGCGCTCTTCGCTATGATGGTGGAGATGATGGAACGATACTACTCGCATCCGGACGTCAGGTTCATGTTCGAGGAAGTACAGCCAAAGACATGGCAGAAGGAGATCCATACGACAGCCGATCGGGTGTATTCGGCGGCTAAGTTAGACACGAAGGCTACATCCATCCGATGCGCCATCCGCCTTTTCCCTTTGGTATCTTTCGTAAAACCATGGTCAGGGAAAGGAGTACAGCCAACTAAGATACAAGACGGAATGTGTGACGCTATACTTATAGCCGAATATATTAGACGTAAGTTTAAGTTATTTTAATACTATTAAGCGTTTATTGTATTTGAATTAATATAATTATGATTACATTTGCAATGTCATGTAAAGTTGTTTTTTATGTTACTAAAGTGCTTGTCGAAATCATTAAATGAGAAGTTGAGTAAATTAGAGTTGGTTGTTAAAAACGCCGGATCTAATTCACTCTATAAGAATATTAAGATAGATATCATCAATAGTCTAGCTTATATTACTTCCGTAAACGCCAAGGTATGTGTTATAGAGAGGCTGGAAGTGGAGTCTGATTCTAACTTCTCTTTCTTGGTAGAGGCAAGCTCTTTCATAAGGTTTGTAAAAAAACAGAAGAATGGTGAGATTAAGATCGTGCTTTCCGATAAGAAGGACAGTATTACTATATACTACGCCTCTGGTGAGTATAGCTGTCCGGCCTTTGACGTAAATACTTTCCCTATGGTATATAATATCCCTGATGGAGGTATTAATGTTAAGATGAATGATTATGTATCGGTCCTTAACAAGGCCAGTAATTATACGGAGATCAACGAGCTTTATCCTTGCATAGAGAATGTGGTCATTGATATTGATGATATTAATATTAATATAGTAAGTACTGACAGGAATACTATTTACAGGTATTTTATCCCTAATCAGGATAAGGTAGAGAAGGTATTTATCCCGGTATCAAACGCCTCCTCTTTATTACTTGATAAGCATATAAATAAGTCATTAGATACGTTGTCTATCAAAGTAGATGATACTAGGACTTACTTCTCTACCCCTGATATGGATATGTATGAGATTCACTTTGACGGTAATTATCCCAACTGGAGGTTCGTGGACGAGCATTTTGTCAAAACAAGTACCTATGTCTTTGATAAGGATCTACTCGTCCAGGCCCTCCAAAATAATATTAAGGTAAATGAGTTTGATCATTGTAAGTTGATATTCACTGAAAAAGGATGCGGTATTATGTCAGAGAACCCTATGTCTGGAAGATCTTGTAAGGAAAGGCTTACGGCTTTATCGCATAACGGTAATGATATTATATGCGATGTGCTATGTGGTAGGTATCTTGGTATAGTTAAAAGCATATCATGTAATAGGATCGTTATCGAGCATGACCATAAATCTCATTTCAACAAGATTTATGGGGAGGATAATAAGAATGAGTATTTCTTATCATCATCAATTATTGTTTAATTTTTAAATATATATAATATGGGAGTTCGTGAAAATTCGCTAGGATCTAATAATCACTACTTTAAGATAAGTGGTGGTGGAGTTCTTTATCAATCATCCAAGGAGCCTAAAGAAGGTTATGAGGAACATGTGAATGATAAGACCGGGGCTGTATCTTATTGGAAAGTATTTTGGAATGGTATAGAGGGATATTTATCAGATATTGAGATAAGGGAGGTTGACTATAACGGGTCAAAAACTAAATACGTAGCTATAAAAATAAGCGATGATGAAGGGAACTATATTATAAATGTTCCTTTGATGACTCAAAAAGGAGGTATTAATAATTACGTGAAGTCACTGGTAAGGTACTTGCCTAATATCGACCTAAAACGTAAGGTGGTAATAAATCCTGCTCATGCTAAGAAAGGGGATCAATATGCTCCCGGTAATTTCTTTATCTCATACGCAAGGGAGACTCCAGATGGGAAGGACGAGCTTATCCAGCAATATTATAAGAACGGACAGAACGGATGGCCTGATAGGGTAGAGAGTATGGATATTATGGGCAATAAGAAATTCGATTATACAGCCCAAGATACTTTCGCTTTTCAAGTATTTAAACAATATCTTGAAAAGTTCAAGGCTGAAAACGAAAAATCAGGGCAGGAGAGAAACCAAGGAATGGGGGTTACTCCAACCGCACAAACGCCCCCACCGTCATATCAGCCGCAAGCCCAGCCGCAGACGCCTCCTCCATCATACCAGCAGGCTTCGCCTCAGACAGCCCAAGCTCCTTCGTTTGGAGGTCAGCAACAACCTCCTCAATATCCTCCTTTTGGAGATGACAATGATCTTCCTTTCTGATTAACTAATTGAAAATGAATAATTTAATGGAAAGTAATTTTAATATATCTACTAAAGTGAACCGTGTCTCGATGCCTACCCAAAATAAGGTAGATACGGTTATGAAGAACTTAGGGCATCGACCTTGTGTAGCGTATTCCGAGGAAAAGAATATGTATTATAAGGATGGAGAATGGGTAGCGTCAGATCTTGACGCTACTATCTTACCTCTTAGGGAGATGTTCGAAAAGACATCTGATTTGAAGTTAGGATTGAAGATCGTTTATTTAATAATCAAATTATAATGGCCAGTATTGAGGATATTAAAAAACTTCTGGAGAGTAAGTCATTTACATCAGCTAGAGATCTTGACGAGTTTGAGGAAAAACCGGATGATAAGCTTGATCAGGTTCACATGAATTGCGATCCAATGGTAGGGATAGTTGAGAAAGATGGTAAAATTTTTCTCAACTCTTTAAAATTCTCTAAGGCATGGAACTCATTGGGGAAGGATATTCCTATCAAGCAAGGTAATGCCTTCCCGTTGGGTCAAGGTGATGTTCTTGATATAGACACAGGCATATCGGCCTCATTCCCGGATGATACTATCGGGATGGTTATGATGCTGCCGTCGTATCACCAACGATACAGGCCTCACTTTGGTAGGATCACCGTTCGTTTTCTCTAATAACGAGAATATTACGATCAGAGTCTCTAATGTCCGTAAGGATATAGCTATAGTCGAGAAAGATAAGCATATAGCTGAGTTAATTATAGTCGGCAAGATAAAGGCCGATATTCGTAGAACTTATAAAAGTGTTGAGGATGTTCGGATTGAAGATAGTAAAGAGTAGTTATATAAATACTCTAAAACAGGATCTTGATGAAGCTATTAGCTATTCAAGTAGATTAAAAAGAAATTATGAGGATGCTCGTAGTAAGATAACGGAATTGGAGGAAAAAGAAAGATATCTTAATACGCTTGTGGATTCTCTTGATATGGATATAGAATCAAAGGATTCTCATATCGTTAAGATGGGGAATGAGCTTAGTAAATCAAGAGAGCTATATAATGAGTCGGTGAAAGATAAAGAGACTCTTAAAAGGGCTTATATGGATATCGAGAAGAAACATAAACTATCATCTAAATTACTCGATGAGGCTAGAAGAAGGTACAAGGAAATAGAGGAGCAAAATAAAGCTATGTCAGATCGTATCCAGTATCTGGAGAATCATATTGATCCAGAGGCTTTAGATAACGATGTTTCTGATGGGGTTGTTGTTGATGAGGATAAGATGGATCCTAATTCCGGTCATATCGATATACCTGAAAATAATATCTCTGAGGTTACTGGTACCGATGCCTGCAATGACGTAAATGTCGAGAATAAAACTGAGGAGAAGAAGAAATCTAAGAAACGTAAAAAGACTAAGAAAAATGAATAAGATCTTGTTTTTCTTGTTAACGTTATTTACCTTAGCGGCTGTCGGATGTAGTACATCTAGAACCTATTATACGGAGTACGATACTACTGATATATCTTATGTGGTGGATTCCATAGTATCTTCCGGGACCGTGATGGGTCAATGGAAGGAGTGGAGGTTTACGCTGGATGACGGCCGGGTCGATAACTTTGGTTTCACCGCCCTGTACGACGCCAAGGGAAAAGCTAGAGGGTCAATACAGGTTAGGCAAAGATCCGATACGTTTAATATCAAGATAATAGACTATCATAAAAAATAGCGGAAGTTATAACATCATGAGAAAAGTAAAGGGGGATGCAGTAATGTCACTCCATACAGGGTTTGGGTATAACCCAGTTAAGAAATTTATTAACTAATTATATAAGTGTAAACTTGTATATAATTACCAAAGGATAAGTAATGAAATACGGATTAGGTTACATACCATCACCAGTAGATGACAGAGACGCTATCATGAATATGCAACATGAGGCTGTTCCTGATGAGTATAAGATCAATAACGTTGATAGCGTGGTAGATCAAGGCTCTTCCCCTATTTGCGCAGCCGTAAGCCTGGCTGAGATCCTTAACTGGAGAAAAGCTATAAAGGATATCAAAAGACCAGCTAAAATATCTCCTTACGATATATATGATCTGAGAGAGGATAAGGACCAGGACGGGATGGTTCTTCGTGACGCTATCAAGTCTATCAAGAACGTAGGCGTAGATGGGGAGAAAATAAACAGTTACGCTAGGATCATAGATCCGGTATCAGCTAAGGTTGCGTTGATGCTGAATGGACCTCTGGTTATAGGTCTGTATTGCTATAATTATGGTAATCGATTCTGGCAAGGCCAAGGACAGAACTTGGGAGGTCATGCCGTTATCCTCACCGGATGGGACAAGGCCGGCTTCGTTCTACAGAACAGTTGGGGGACGGGATGGGGTAGGTCAGGTATAGAGACATTCCCGTTCGAGGATTGGTGCTATATGCTAGAATGCTGGACAATAATTTCATAATACTATATAATTTTCGAGAAATTCCGTCCCACATCCTCTTGTGAAAGCCGATGTGGTGCATTTAGGACCCGTAGCTCAATCGGTAAGAGCAATTGGCTCATAACCAGCAGGTTGTCGGTTCAAGTCCGGCCGGGTCCACAGTTGGATTAATAGAGTTTGTCATTAGGTTTAGAGTTTAGATTTATGTAGTGTCCTTGTCCGAGAGGATCAGGACGCTTAAAGGGGAGTTAATTTAACGGATAGAATTTACGATTCCTAATCGTAGCGTGGATAAGGGTTCGATTCCCCCACTCCCCACATGGTGTTTTCTTAAACATATTCCCGCAGGTCGGTAATTAACGATAACCGGTAGACAGCCTACGGGAATTAATAAAATCTTACGTGCTTAAGATCGCTTTCAGTTCTATTTTTCGTGTGTAATATATAGGAGGGTAGCACGACCCTCCTTTTTATAATAACTATTTGATATGGACATTAATCAAATAAAAACGTATCTACCATCAGGATGGGATGTGGTTGATCTAATAGATCACGGCATAATTGATCTTGATATTATGAACGGTAAGATGATTGGTGAGTATGTGGCTGTGTTGATGATAAAGTCTTATGATAGGATTACTGAATCACATAACTTAACCAGTTTCTCGTTCCATGATAAGGATATGGGCGGATTACGGAGATTGGTATCGAACGCTATAATGGCGGTTGGGTTAAGGAATAATACTCTGAAGGGAGATGGGAATACGGCAATCAAATAAAGGTACTGAATACACTGAAAGAGGGATATTGGATATCCTTAACAGACAGTTCTTGGTATCTCCTAGATGGATTATAAACAACTTGTATGTCTATAACTGGGAGTCCGATTATCTGGCTATAACCAGATCCATGTACGCTTATGAGGTTGAGGTGAAGATCTCGTTGGCTGACTATAACAAGGATTTCGAGAAACAGGAAAAGCACCAAGTAATGCAAGGCTGGTTCGAGGCTCGAAGGCAAGCCTTGTACGAGGCCGGAGGCTGGACTAGGTACGGTAGACCCAATTACTTCTACTACTGCGTTCCAGATGGGTTGGTTGATCCTAAGGACATACCTCCGTACGCCGGGCTTGCTTATGTTTGTGGTAGGAATTTGAGAAAGGTCAAGGACGCCCCTATCCTGCACCGTGATAAATTTGACCCCGAAGCTTATAAGATGGCAGACAAATTCTACTACAATTGGTGGAACGATAGACGTAAGGCCAGACAGATAGAAGGGAAGGATATGAAAGACGAGTTCAGGAAGAACATGAAAAAGGTGAAGGAGAAGATAACCGTAGATGCCAAGATCAAGGCGATGGAGGCGTTCTGGAGCGTCTGCGATTACGCCTACTGGCCGTACGGGGGAAGAGGGGTGCCCGGAATGAGACCCAACTGTTCCGCTTGTGGTGAGGAATGTAAATTACAATGTCCGAAGGGGAAAGAATTTAAAAACAAAATAAAATGAGTAAGATTAAAGATTTATTGGCAAGAGCCATTTCATTGGCATCAGAGCAACCTATGAGCTATAAAGATGCAGTTGAGTTACTTGATGGTATAGATACATGTAAGGTCAAGATCTGGCTGGAAGAGGGGGCTAAACTGCCTGAATATGCCCATAAACAGGATGCTTGTATGGATTTGTTTGTTAAGGATATAGAACTTGATAATGGAAGAATCATATATCATACTGGTGTACATGTATCGCTACCTGAAGATTATGAGATGGAAATCCGTCCACGTAGTGGTTTTACTAATAGCGAGCTAATTATGCAAAACGCCCCTGCTACCATTGATGAAGGATATAGCGGGGAGATTATAATAGTTCACAGAAAAATGGATAGGCATAGTCCTTATTATTGTAATGTCGGTGGTAAGGTAGCACAACTTCTTATTCGTAGAAGGGAACGTATCGTATGGGAAGAAGTGGAGTCATTAGAAGATCTTGGAAAGTCTGATAGAGGGGATAATGGATTTGGAAGTACAGATAAGATAAATAACGAATGATATGGAAAACAAAAATACATCATCCACTACTAATGAAGGCTTGAAAGAAATTGACAAACAAACAAATCCTGTTATGTATGGATGGAGATGTCCGATATGCGGAAGAGTGTATTCTCCTTATGTATCTATGTGCGCTTATTGCGGCAATAATAATATGAATCATATTACATGTAAAATTACTGGATAATTAATATGAGTGGAAGAGTTAAGATAAAGTCCAAGGATAAGGATAAGAAACCTAAGGTCGATGTATTTAAGATAATAGAAGACCGGTTTAAGAACATGAACGAGCTTCGGGATCTGATCGACATGGATCCAAATAAAGGGCTGGTCAGGATCAGGGACGGGGCCGGCTTCAGGGAGGTGGAGCGGGGCGGATGCCTGCATCGGAACTACCTTAACCTATTGGAGGAGGAGCTGGGAGCTAAACTATCAATAGATCTTATAGAAAGGTATATCAAAAGATAATAATATATTAAATCGTAAAATTATGAATAGATATGTAAAGAAACCAATTGCGATAGAAGCCGTAAAATGGAAAGGCTTTAATAATGATGAGATCAAGGATTTCGCTGGTGATAGTGTTAAAATAGAAGTTATTAGGGAAGTGACGCTGATAATGGGATACCTCCTTCTGTTGATTGTAGTATAGAAACCCTTGAAGGTGTTATGAAAGCCAATGTAGGTGATTACATCATCAAGGGAGTAAACGGGGAGTTTTATCCTTGCAAGCAGGACATTTTTGAGAAAACATATTTACATGAAGATGATATGGGTAACGTATCCGACGGATATCATACATTTAACGAACTATATAAATATCGAATGCTTTACAATGCCGCTTTCTTCAACGAGCTGGCTAAAGGGGATGTAAAGGTCTGTAAGTCACATAAGCATTATGATGGGGAGGAATGCTTCGGCGGAGGGTGGTTTATTGTAATGGCAGAACTGCCAACTGGACAGATATCCAATCATTATGAGAACCGGCATTGGGAGTTGTTTAATATCCCTGAACTTGATACGGCATGGGAATGGGATGGACATACGCCTAATGAGGCCGCTGATAGAATAGAATCATATTTGAAGTCAAATTGATTAATATCTGCCCTAGGAATTACTTAGGGCAGGTTCGTTTTATATACCGAAGTATCTACCACGATCTGGCTGTCCATATCACCAATCAACTCAATGATCTCATCCCTTATATCGTAAGAAAGCAAGATCGGGATTATGGTTAACATAAAAGATAGTAGTATCCCGAATCCTATTATGACAAGGATATCATTATACCCTATATCTAATATCGGCATGACAAACATCAACCCTGACGTGAATATCATTACAAACAACGTGGATATCTCATTTATCATATCCCTCTCCATTACGTCCTTGATCATATCTCCTCCACTTTAGTATGGTTTATTATCCTGCTGATATGACGGATACTTAATCCCGTCCTGTCCTTCCTACCATATACGTAGTTCCTTGATACGACCGTAGCCAAATCACCTAGCTCATTAAGTATCTCATCATACATCTTATGTATCTCGTTGTTGCGGATAACCGTACTATCCCTTACATTTATCTTCTCGATATCGTCATCGCAGAAGAAGATCTTTATTTTATGTAGTATGTCTCTAAACATGATTGTAGTTTTGTTCCAAAGATATGAATTTTTGATATCCGGTCAAAGACAATACATGGAGAAGCCAAAAAGAACGGGAGGGGCGGTGGTAGGACGGGGGAGGCCCGGAAGGACGAGGTCTCCCTCCTTCCCTTGGGATTACACTATCCTTACCGTTACTCGATAGTTACCATGAGAACTTCTCCCATAGGCATAAGATTCACATCCCGAACAAAGATCAGTTACTATACAATTATCGTTTAATACATAATCACCATACCAACTTACATAACTTTCATCTAAAACCTGAGCCTGTAATTCAGATCTGTAAGTGAAATTAATGATCTTCCCAGGATCTTTTATCACCGTTACAGGAACAAAATTAGTTATCCTATTCCCGTATATCACCTTATTAGCCAAATCGCAATGCATACCCGAATTATATTGATACGTAAGGGTTCCCTCTATAATACCTCCACTTATGCCCAAAATAACATTGTACTCATTTTTCGGATTTAGATATGATATCTGGCCACTTATGCTTATAGTTTTTATCTTCTTATCGCGATATATATCAAGATAAGATCCGTTAAAACCAGGTTGATATGGCTTCCCATCAATATATATATCTACAACGCCAAGACACATATTCTTGTCTATATTAACGCGGTAGTGGATCTTACCGGGAGAAGAAGTCCTGCGCCTAAACATACCCCCTCCTTATCTGAGGGTTAAAATACCCCCCCATATATTCAACTTCTTTATTCATAATATGTTATGTTTTAATTATATCGCAAATATAATAAAGTAAGGTAATTATATACAATATTACACCAACAATGTCATAAAACATAAAGTAAAATAGTATGCATATTACTTTAATTACATAATTTTGTACCATTAAAATGATAAGAAAATGATCAAAGGTTATAAATATAGATTAGATCCTACATCGGAACAGATCGTCCAAATGGAGAAAACATTTGGCTGTTGCAGGTATGTCTATAATTGGGCCCTTGATCTTAAAATAAAAACTTATCAGAGTGAAAAACGATCTATGTCAGCGGTTGATTTATGCAAGCAGCTAACGTTACTCAAAAAAGACGATGATCGTCTTTGGCTTAATGAAGTATCAAATGAGTGCTTACAACAATCTATCCGCTGTATGGATAGTGACTTCACTAAATTCTTTAGAGATCATACCGGTTTTCCCAAATTCAAATCCAAACATAGGGATAAGAGCGTTTTTAAGAACGTAAATTCTGTTAGGTTTGATTTCAAAAACAACAGAGTTAAGATTCCTATTATTGGTTGGATAAAGTTCTTTGCTAATCGTTCTTTTGAAGGAAAGATTGGCACGATAACAGTATCCAAATCATCAACCGGTAAGTTCTATGCAAGTGTCTTAATAGATGACGGAATCCCTAATCCTGACAAGTTTATTATCAATCCCGATACAACCGTAGGGATCGATGTAGGAATCAAGGATTTTGCCGTTCTTTCCAATGGGCAGATTTTTAGTAATCCGAAATACTTGGAATCTGCGCAAAAAAGATTAGGGTGCTTGCAAAGAAGAATGTCTCGTAGAAAGAAGGGAAGCAACCGATACAAGAAGGTAAAGCATGATGTTGCCGTCTGTCATGAACGGATTCGAAACCGTAGACAAGATTTTTTACACAAGGTCAGTAAGAAGATAGTAAGTGAGAACCAAACTATTATCATCGAAGACCTCAATGTAAGAGGCATGTTGAAAAATCATTGCCTTGCTAAGGGTATTGCTTCTGTATCTTGGAGCGAGTTCTTTAGGATGCTGCAATATAAATCGGATTGGCGCGGTACTAATTTGATTCGGATCGGAAGATTTGAGCCGAGTTCTAAGATGTGCGGATGTGGGTACATACATCGTGATCTTAAGTTATCGGATCGTGTTTGGACTTGTCCCGAATGTGGTGCCGTCAATGATCGTGATTTACTTGCAGCAAATAACATCAAAAAGTTTGGGTTAGAAAAGCAGAATCTTATAACCCAAGAAAATATTAACAAAACACCGGTGGTGAACCGGGTAGGGGACGTGGAGTCGCTGGCGTTGGCCGGGACCTTGAAGCGTCAAAATATACTGGTGTAAACTGGTATATAATCACCTATAATAAAATTAATGAGATTATTAAGTCGTGAGGGGATGAGGGATATGCGGGACGGACCACCTCCCCGAAATCACCCCGGCCGGGCTGCCGTTTTTGGGGCCGCCCCCCCAATCCAAGAAGGGCGGCAAATGGGAACGGAAAATGACCAGCGATCCAAAAAAAGAATGCTTATTTTTTATTTAACTTGTTGATTATCAATAATATAAACTAATATTTTAATACGCATTTACATTTGATTAGTTTTATTATATATAATAGTTGAATTTTTATTGCATAATATTTGTTTGATTATAAAACATGTGTTATATTTGCAGTGTGAGATAACAATATTAACAAACAGGCGTACCAGAAGCCAATATAAATCCCAAAGGTATGGGTAAAATCTAATGACAAATAAAGAGTTAACTAAAGTACAAAGCGAGGTAAAGAAGGCAAGTGAAAAAACGTTGACTGGCGCTGTCAAAGCATGGTGTAACCTATTTAAGTCCGGAAAAGAGATCAACGAAATATTGAAGGATAACGATATTAAAGTAGATAAAGCTATTGTACCTGCTTTAGTTGCTTTGGCTAAAGATAAAGAAGTTGTTATACGACTTTGTAAGGAGATACTCCCACGCATTGGTGATACTTTTTGCGCCTATAAAGAGATTGAGAGAGAGTATTTTGATAAATTAGACCAAGATAAGAATATTAAAATAGCAGTTGACAAAATAGAAAACATTGCAATTTTAGGCACTAATCATAAAAGATTTGGATATAATGAGCCTGTAGAATATGCTGGGGGGGGTATATATTATGACGTATTTAACGGACAAGACAAACGTATTGTAAAGTGTGCTGTACCTATCAAACAGTATACATTTAATCTTATAGCTAAGTGCGTTACATATTATTTAACGCATCCTAAAAATGAAAGATAGTAGTAAGGCACTCCTATAAATGGAGTGTCGTGGTGGCATACCTGTACGTTCACGCCGTGCCACTGTTTAGACTAAACAGGTTAGATATTTAACATATTGATATAAGCATACACAAGCGGGTAGGGGTATAGCCGTTGGCGTTCGATAACTTGTGTAGATAGGCCGCCGCTTAACAATGTGGTCTAGGTTCGTATTCAGTCGTAGTATGAACTATTATTCTTTGGGCTTGTATCAAGACGGGTTAATACGTCCGGTTTCCGGATAGGCCGTGTAAAAACGGGGTACATTGGTGTATATACGCATGTATAGGGCGTATGGTGATATGTTGTTAGAGTAGCGCATATCAAGTGTATGACGGTGTTATTCCCGTGCTAATGTATCAATACGACGTATGTTAGGGTAGCTTAAATACCTAATATGCGTACGGATAGCAAATAACAACCCTTACAAGGGTATTTAGTGCGGTTAAATTGACGGACTCAATACGCCTTGTCGGTACGTATCACGGGTGACGTATGTACGTATTTGGTCTCGTTCGTTCGGGGCAAAGGGACAAAAACCAAAGGGAATCGGGCGGGTGTGGTGTGCTCGGCTAGCTGTATTGATAACGGCGGCCTTGTGCCTTTATAGCCGTGTCCGTTCTTATTGGTGTAATTAAATGAATATATTATGTACAAAAAGAAATTCGATAATTTGAATAGGAAACTATCTATTCAAAAAGAAAAGGCTTTAGAGGCTGTAAGAAAGTCTCAAATGGAGTTTTATATTGAGCTTACCAAAGATATATACAAGTCTAATAAATTAGATTGTAGTAGAGATTCTGATAAATGTAGGCGGAAACGTGTTAGCTACATGGCAAACAAATTGCGACAATAGATCGTTTGTTTTTATTTGATTTTAAAGTTTGTGCCCTTCTGTACTGTAGTGATATAGGACGGAGTGGCTTTTTTGTGCCTAATTTTACAGAATGATAGCATAACCATATGTTTTACTTACACATAAAAGTGTCAAGGCGGTAAATTTTAAGCCTTAATTATAAATGTGTAAGTAAAATACTTTATTATGTATTATTTTGTATATATCTATATCCGTATGGACGGGTGAATTATGTCCTTATATATGGATTTGCGCTTGAATCGATCCTAAAAGGTATATAATAGGCGGTACTTATTGTATATTTTTTATCTATATCTAGGCTTGTCTTCCCTTAGAGGTAGCTCTAGGGATTGATATATATTATGTTGTTGATACTCAATTTGTTGTATTATTTGAGTGTTGTTTTAAAATCGTGTTTACTTATTGTATATTTTTTATGGGTATATTTATATATTTCGTACTCATCTTGTTTTGTGGGTACATGGCGTTTGAGTTAGGGCGGTACGTTATAGCTACGGGCGACGCCCTGCCTTTAATCATAGTTATTTTATTGGCTTTATTATCAATACATTGTATTAGGCAAGTATATAAGGCAATCAAGAACAAAGACCTCGATATCCTAGACTGAATCAGCGTTCCACGTGGAACAAAGTAGCGGAAGGTTTAGGCTTTCGTGGGAATTTCGAGGGAGGTTTGGGATTTGCGTGATGTGACACCTCCAAACAGGGAAAAAACTTTCCAAACAGGGAAAAACCTTTCCAAACAGGGAAAAACCTTTCCAAACAGGGA